ATATATATATATATATATATATATATATATAGTAATCTCAAGGATTTTCTATAACGAAAATAATATCACCTTCCTCATACAAAGAAGGATTTGTTGGTACCGTTGTTAATATAATCGGTTTTTTAGCTCTGGTATTGATTTGTTGATTTACATAAGTAATATCAGATTTTAAATTCAATTGTGTTATAGATGCTTTATTGTTTAAAAATCCATCGACTTCCGATTTAGTATATCTAGTATTATTTATCTCTGTTTTAGTGTAGTATCTATCATTAGATTCTGTTTTAGTATAATAATTATTTAAACTACCTCCTACTTGAGCCATTATGGCTTCTTTTGTACGTAGTGGTGTCATATATTTATTATTTACAGTACCATTTTCAGCTTCAGCTTTAGTGGATATACCATAATTCTGTACATTGCCTAAACCTACTGTACTTTTTGTAATATTATCATTATAGGTATTAATAGAACTGCCGATTGCAGAATCTACTTCAGTTTTTGTATACGTAGTAGATTTATCGGCTTTATTATTTAATAAATTATTTACTTCAGTTTTAGTATATCTAGTATTATTTATCTCTGTTTTAGTATATGTTGTACTTTTATCAGCCTTATTGGCTAAAGCATCATCTACATTAAATGCACTAACTGTTTGTCCTGCACCGCCTTTAATGATTTGTCCTGATGGTAGATTCATTGCTTGAATGTTGGCCAATCTAGATCCTGCCGGAACTCCACCGTTTTCAGCCACTTTATTATCTACATACGTCTTATCGGCTTTACCGTTAATTAGATTCAATAATGAATCAAAAGTATTTTTAATTGCTACAAGCATAAATAAAAATCCTATTATAAAGTAAAAATATTATTAATTCATTCAATCGGTTCTAATAGTCCTGTTAAATCAAACCTAAGTTTGCTTAAATTTTCTTTATTAATAGGCGTGTTATTAGGTAAACTTGTTATTAAAACCCCTTTTGAGTCTTTTTTATTATCAAAATAGTTGGTGTCAGAAATAGGACGGTTTTTAATTTCACTAATCTCTTCAATTATTTCCTCATCGTCACTGTTGGTATCACTTAAATATGTTTTTATTTTTAAATTTGTTATACCAACGTTATTTTTTTTACTACGAAACATACAATGAACAGCTAGAACTTCTTCGTTTTCATCTAAATTATCGGTTTTTAAACCAATTTTTAATGGTTTATGTTTATGAGACAACTTAACGCCTTTAAAAACGTTTTCGTTAAATACAATTTTTTCATTCAGTAAAGACTCTATGTCTTTATTTTCATTAAATACTTCGTGGTCGTTAGTATTGGAAAGAACATTAATTTCTATGTCTTTTATATAAACAGGGCCCAGTCTACCAACGGGATTGGGTTCGCCCGGTATGTCGTGAACTAAATAAATATCTGAAATATATGTAGCTGTTCCTACAAATGTGTTGAAAATAAACCTAATATAATTGATGTCAAAAAACGAATATTCGTTAAAAAGGGTGTTATTTATATATATTTTTATTTTATTTTCAACAAACGATACGACATACTCAATATAGTATTCAATATTATCAAAAGAGTAATTAATGTCTTTTATAATAAACGAAGGTTGTTGATCGTTTTCTTTAATGTGAAATCTAACGATTTTATGTTGTTTATTATCATTAAAGACATTATGATTATATCTAAATCCAATGACATATACACCCTTTTTTTTATTTTCATTATTGAAATGAATTCCTGGACTAGGGGGCGTATTATTGACACTGCTAGTATTAGAAGAATTTCTAATACTAGCCCTATAAGTACTTAAAGAACTTATTGTATTTGTTGCCCCAAATATGTAAAATATATTTTCAGTATAATCGGTATTTTCATTATAATAATTGCTATATAATACGTAATTATATTGGTAGTAGTTTGTGTTATTTAAAGAATTTGAGTGATTTTTTAACTCTAGAAAATTAACGGTAGTGATTAAAGCCATGTTGTATCCCTGGTTATTGCTTTAGCATGAATGTTTCTGATATATATATCTAGTTATTGCTTTAGCATGAATGTTTCTGATATATATAAAATCCAAAGGTCTAGTTATTGCTTTAGCATGAATGTTTCTGATATATAGTTTTTCTTCTTCAGTTAAATATTCACCATTATTATAAATTAACGATTCTTTCATAATTATCTTACATCCAATTTAGTTGGTATAGTAAAGTTTATTTTATCATTACTATTTAAGTAACCATCTTTCAGTTTTCTATAGCTATTAAAAATTAAATTACTATAATTTAACGCATCGTTTAATAAAGCTAATAAATCATTTTTTTTATATATATAATTATTGTTTTCTAAGGTTCTAATAAAGCCATTATAATCCTCATCTTTATTTTCTAAAAATTTTGATAAATTTAACAATTGAACAACATCTTTTTGCCCCAACTGAATATGTTCAATTTTATTGTTTCTAACAAATGGATAACCGGTATTTTTAGCTTCTAAATAAAGCTGGTTTATTAGATCAATCTTATCGAGTGATACTTCTGACCCTACAACTTTCTTTTTTATAGAATATGATTTAAACCATTTTCCATCGGAATTAACTATAGGGTAGTTTTCTACCAGTTCTTCGTTATTATTTACAAATGGTTTATTTTCCGGTTCATTAACTAAAACAAAACCAAAATACCTTAAATTAGAATCGCTAACGGATTCTCCTACTATATGACCAGATTTTTTTAGCAAAACTAACACTGCATTTCTAGTCAGTGGATATTGTTTAGTTTTAATATGCAAATAACTTTTCATTATAAATTAATTCCTTTAGAACCACATGCAGCTAACCATTGAGTACCCGTTGGATCCCAAACCATGTTTATGACAGTAAATCCCGAACCTAATGAAGGTGGACCCTCCAAACCCCAATTTATCCTGCCTGTAAAGGTAAGAATCGAAGTATTATTTTTTACTACAAATACCAAAACCTTTGATCTATTTTGTAAATAATTAGGAACATTAACGGAAATATTTGATCCAGATAAAATTATATTCCAAAATCCACGATTAATAATATCTACGGTCGTACTTTCTGTAATATTAGTTGTTAGTAAATCATAATCATTTTGACGCACCCAATTATTACCATTTTTATAATAATTACCATCGTCAGGAGCTGGATCGTTTTCCAACTCTATCCAAGATTTATCTTTACGAATATACTGTTTACCATCGTCAGGAGCTTCTTTAACATCAATTGCAATATTACTGATCTTCGCATCGACATAATTTTCAGAAGCTAAATTGCTAATATCAGGTATATCAAGAGATTGAATTTTATTATCTAATATATTTTCTGTAACAAAATTACTTACATCGGGAATGTTGATAGCATCAATTTTATCGTCAACATAAACTTTAGTTGCATAATCGGTTAAATCGGTCGTTGAATTAGTAATTAAATTATCTATTTCGCTTTTGGTATACAAGCTGGATTTAGCATATAAATCGGTTTTCTTATAATGATTGTTATCTATTTGAGTTTTTGTATAAACATCATTTTTATTAGCTTTTATATCTAAATTGCTTTGCAGGTCGCTAATTTCATTTTCAATTGAATTTAAATCTGTTTTATCAGCTTTACCGACAATTTCGTTTATTAATGAATTTAAACTAGATAGATGACCATCAGTAAATGCATTAGTGTTTGGATTGGATTCGTATAAAGTTTTGATATTAGTCGCATTAAATTCATTAGCAGCAGTAACTTCACTAACTAAAGTAGTTAATTGACTATTACCATTTATATCTGTTAATTTTATTAATAATACCCAACCATCGCCATTAAAATCGTTTATAAATAAACGATCTCCATCGTTCAATTGGTTTAAAATATTTGGTAAATCGGTTTGGTTATCAATTTGATAAAATTTACTAATTCCTAACTGTGCATTTGAAATAGCCGTTGCTATTTCTACACTCGATAAAGTATCCAAATTCTGTCTAGCTAGAACAACGCTGTTAACATCGGATAAATTGTTGGATTTTAATAAAGTTGAGTCCAGAGACTGTTTGTTACTTAAAATGTCATTTTTATTAGAAACAATGTTTGTTTCATTAGTTTCAATTTTATTAATTAAATAGACGGGAACATCAAGATTTCGTTTTATTATAGCCATAATTTGATTAAATTTAAAAAAATATATTGAAAAGTTTATATAGACAGGTGAATTTATTCACCTGTCTATATAAATGCTTTATGGTTTAATTATTTTTACCAAAGTATGATACTGTAGCGCTAACTGGATTTGCTGCTGAAATAACGGCATAGTCATCTTCGGGTAAAAACACTACTTTATTATTTACTACGGCTCCATGGACTTCCATGGTAGTATTGTCGCTTAATAATAAATCTGCCTTATTAAATATTAAATCTCCGTAATTTTGTTTATTTAAAGTAAAAGTAAACGTTACTCCTGTATCAATGAGCGGTAATCCTGATTCGGAAATAATTCCGGTGCTTTCAAATAAATCATCTATTTCAGTTTTGGTGTAAACATCGGCGGTATTACCATCTTCCCCTTTTTCACCTTTTAGTGACAATAACCACGCATTAATATCGCCTTCGAAACCATTATCTACAGCTATTTGATATGCACTTTTACCATCCGCTCCATTTACACCATCTTTGCCATTGGTACCGTTTTGACCAGCAGGACCTTGTTCCCCTTTCAGAGAACTTAACCATTCGGTTTCGGTTCCAATAAAACCGTTCTCAATAGCAGTGACATAAGCCGATTTACCAGGCGCGCCATCACTACCATTGTGACCAACCAAAGATGTCAGCCATTCTTGTTGCGTACCGATAAAACCGTTTTCTAAAGCTATTTCATATGCAGTTTTACCTGGTGCACCATCCGATCCGGGTGAGCCTTGAGGACCCGGCTGCCCTACTCCTAAATCACTAACGGAGATCTTTTCACTGGAAATTTGACCGTCCCTATGTATTTCTAAAAAAGCGTCGCCGGCATTCCCGTAAGTATTTATTTGATCTAATTGTAAAATTGTTTTAGTTGCCATGTTAAATATACCTTGAAATAAAAATAATTAAAAAAATAATTTATTGTTAACATATTCCAAACCTTCTTTTGTAGATTCCATCCACCAATAATTTACAGTAGTAGGAGCCCATCCACCGTCAATCCAGTTTGGTATATGTTTTAAAGCTTTGATAATCTTATCATAAGTTTCTCTATCCTCATGATATACTTTAAACCACTCATTGTGATTTAACATTAGTTCAGGATCATTTAGATAATCATAAAAATCTCCACCGTAATACTCTTGCATTTTGGTAGCATAGATAATAGATACCATTCTAGCTTTACCAGGCATATATCCAATTTCATCTTTATATTGGATATAATTTAAAGCATCTTGTATTACATCAGGAGATTCTATATTGACGTGTTTATCGGCACCATCGGAATGATTATGAACGATGGAGTTATAAATCTGTTGATATAATTTCCAATCACTCATTTTTGTTTTTACATCTATCCAGTTACTCTAATATCATTATCATCGGATGTTACACGATAATCCGCTTCTGAAGATATTCTGCTGTTTTCAAAAACAAAATAATGATTAGTATGTATTATCACCGGTTCTTTCATGTAAGCTTTATTTCTTATATGTATTTTAATTTTTTTCTGTTTCACATTAACTTCCATTCTTTCTATATCGCTTTTATTAATTTTAATTCTAGTACCTTTATCTAAACTTTCTAAAATACCATTATATCCATAATCTGTTTCAAATGAATGTAAAATGGGCCCATCAAAATGACTTCCATCATTCGGATGGACTCTTAAAATCATACTTTCAATACTACTATCATTAGGACCGAGGTTTTTATTAAAAGTTACAATTTGTTCTTTATATTTATTCTTATTTGTAGGTATAATTTTAATTTCTGTTGTTAATGGTAAAGGCAGTGGTAATAATGTATCCTCATCGACTGGATATTCGCCTAAATCTTTTATAGTATAATCGATTCCTAATTTATAATCTTTTTCATTTTGGAAATTTAGTATATATTCAAGTACTTGATCGAACGTCGGCTGTTCATCTGGATGGTCTTGAATATATCCAACCATCCAACTTTGTATATCTCCCCATAAATCACTGAATATATTAAACAACAATTCATCTCCACCATTAGATGGGGGGTTGGGGGGCGGTGTCGGAACAATATCATCTTCTCCTTTTTCGTCATACTCGCATAATAATTCTATATGTCCAGAATAGATTACGCTATATGGACTAATGACAATTGTAGTTAATTTAGTTGATGAATCATAATCAATAATATCAATATCATCGATGTCGATGTCGATACTAAAACCTTTTCTAAGATTATCCAGTATATCAGAACCACCAGTTATATCAGTAATTTTTAATATGGTTTTGCTTGGTTTTATTGCGGATATATCAATCCTTTCATAATTAAATGTTACTAAATTACCTGAATAATTTCCGATATATCTATGGTTCTTGATTTCAATTCCATTAAATGTAGTATCCCAACTATTATCTACAATAACATATGCCGCCGTATCAGCCTCAATGCCGTTTATGGTAATTGGATTAGCTAATTTTTTAATATCATAGAAAGATAATTTATGTTGGTTAATTTCATAGTCATTAAATATTTTAATTAAATCGCAAACGGCTTGATATTTAGATATTTTTAATGAATCTCTTATTACGTCTATTAACATTTCTACATTAGAACTCATGTTATGCTATCCTCAACAATTTAATTTTAAAATAAAGTTTTCTTATAATTCATACAATCTGGGACTAAAGTCCCAGATTGTATGTTATTTTTATGTTCATCAACAAACAAATTAGTTCATTATTTTTACTTCTTCTTTATATAATTTCAACATATAAGCAGGAGAATAGTCTCCAGCATTACCCATCCACCAGGCATCATCGACGCCGACTATGTCATTTATAGATGTGGTATGCATGGTCATATTACCTTTATATGTATCGGTACATCTCATCAACCAACACCCGTCGTCTTCTTGTTTCCAATAAACCGAATGCTTACCTTCACATGTTACTAAAGGGTATTTTGGATCACTCCATGATAAATAAGTATGTGGTATTTTATCTTTTTCCACATATATTCTTTCATGCATTATATCCTTAGAATCTATAGAAACTATGAAGGAGTTACTCATAGTAAAATAACCTTTAATAAATTTCTCTTTATAAAGGTCTAATCTATTTACATGGTACCTATTATCATCAAGATGATTTACGTCAAATTTGCTAAAATCTAGAAAATCATAAGATTCGAAATATCTTTCCAATAAAGGGTATTTATGTAATTTTAATGTTAATATGTTATCCCCTGTGTAGAATAAATTTTGATTATCTACCAATAACATATAACCGCCTAGAATCAACATTTTGAATCTAGACTCATGATCCTTAACGGAACTATATTTAATAGACACACTAACAACATTTCCATTACCATCTTTCTTTAAAGATAACATATTGTTATTTATTCTGATATACCAAAATCTGGCTAGGTTGTTAGTAGATAATAAACCTACTTTATTTTGTTGAGATTTTCTTTTTGTTTTATTACCATCTACTATATAAAAACCTTTATCATTGGCTGCTGTATAATGATAAAATCCATTAACATTAGCTAACACCCTAGCCCTCATATTAACATAATTAATGTCTCTGAATAATTCATCTTTTAAAACCAAATGAGGTTTTTCTTCATCGGAAAGAATGACGCCCTCACCTACATTATAATCGATAGAATCTACATGATACCCTGCAATATGGGCGTCTACAAATAAAGCATTTTTAGTGATTACTGTGGGACTGCCTCTTTTAATTGGTAAAGCATTGTTACCGTTATTAGTCAGGAACATTAAGAAATCGTCATTATTATCTAGCTTATTGGATGGTAAAGAATGTAAGTCCAATGTTAAAGGACCTATAATGTTGGGATGTGTTAATCTAACATATATTTTTTTATATATAGTAAATAAAGACGAATTAGGTATACCCGTTAAATCTATTTCTTCGTACTTGGCGTTGTTACCATATTTTATTGCTAACGCAGATGCATAGTTATACATAATTTTAATCCATTAATTAATCTATTATCCACTCACAATCATGTATGGTCTCGTCATTAAAATCTCTTATATATAAATACTGATAGTCATGAGCAGAATTATAGGATTTAGCATATACCTTACCAACTACTGGAGCATTGGGTATAATTGGATGATATAATAATTTTATATCTTCATGCATATGAAATTCAGTCATTACATTAGAAATATATCCCGTATGTGAGTCTTTCCTATATACTCTTTTATTACTTTTAGAATATACTAACTCGTTGCCATTTCTACTATAATTAATCACTACATTTGTTTCTTTCATGTTTTGTAAATATATTCCATGAAACCAGCCTGGAAAACGAGTCATTCTAGTCATCATCGATTTATATATTTCTGGCAATAACGGATCATTTCTTCTTACATTATTGTGTATTTGATGTTTATAAAATTCCGTATAATTATCTAAATTGAGATTTTTGGGATCATCTAGGTTAGACGTATAACATTTCATTGCATAGTCTACATGACTATATGGGTTACCAGTACTAGTGCATCTCATCCTGACTTTATTATCAGGGTTGGTAGGATAATTGGTAGAAATGTTATTCCATAGGTTAGATGTATTATTGAAATTAACTTCATCTCCCCAAGAAATAACTTTATTGTTTTTAGTACCACCCACATGATCGAATACACCATAATACTTTAATAATTTCTCTTTAGCGGTAGTATTTGGTAGTGTATCTGGATCTATGTCGTTTTTAAAAGCATGTAAACAATTACCTAAATTAGGATTTTTAGTAAATGTTACAACATCTCCGTTCATGTTGGTATATAAAGACATTCCGGCAAATCCGTCCCAAGGACTTTTATCTGCATCAGAATGTGGATATATAGTAATACAAGTATCCAACTGTGAACCATACGCTATCATAAATCCTTGTCTATTAAACAAATGATTATTTCTTACTATAGGCAGTGATTCAAAAGCTGGTCTTACATAAGAATATTTTATATCGTTTTGTATATCATTAGGATATATTAAATCAAAAACACTTTCAGAAAAGAAATTTAAGTAATTAGTAAACATATTTATTCCTATAGAGAATCATACCATAGTTCGAGGGGTACCCCTCGAACTATGGTATTTTGATCAATGATTAATTAATTTAAACCCAATAAATCACCATCATGTATTTCTTCGGCTTTAACAAATACCACCATTGCAGCATGGGTTCTATGACCAGTTGCCACCATACCCTGACCATTTAAAATTGTTTGTATATGAGCTTTTAATAATATACCATTTAGTTCAATTACCTCATCGCCAGACAGATATTGTATTTTTATTTTCATTCCTGGTTTTATAACCTCAGGATCGCAATTTTGCCATTCAAATGTAAAATAATGACCTTGAGATTTAGCTAGTCTACTGGTAGCAGAAAAAGGATTTGATGTAATAGCATTACTAGACGTAGTTAAATGGTTTTTATTTAAACCTTCTCCAGCAAATTCGCTATTATTTTTACCTCTATTTAAGATAGCAATATTACCTTTATCCACCTGAAAACCATCTATTATTTTATTAGCGTCAGTAAACATTACGCCATTACCAATATTATCAAAATCAGTTAGTTTATTTGATTTTACTTTTCTATTTCCAGTAGCTAAAATTGTTATGATGTTATTTCGTTTAATCCACGATTTTGTAATTTGTGGATATCGTTTTTGAGGTACACTGATTATTACTATTTTATCCTCACCATTTTCATAATCAGTTGTATCATAGGCAGAAAAGATATACCACCACCTCTTATATACAAACTGAGCTAATCCTGTAGAAAATACACCGCCTTGTTTATGTTGTAGATAATCAGCTAAATCATGCAATTTTAAACCATGTGGGATTATTACTCTTTTCTTGATAACCTCAGATGGAGTACCTTGAACGTTAATTCCTAATAGTTTATAATCGTCTTGCAAGTTTAGTTCACTACAATAAAACGTAATTATATTTTTTAGTAATTCAATATTGGTGATATTTAAAAATTGACCACCTATACTGATTTTACTGATATCATCTAATAATTTAGGTTTTATCTGTAGTTTGATTTCCACTAAACCCATTAGATTAGATTCTTCTCTTGAATAGTATTCTGTATTTATGTCGCTAGATATGATTGGAGAACTATCTGGATCCAACCTGGCGTTATAAATAATAGTTTCTATGGAATCTTCTTCATCCAATGCAGAATAATCGTTATGATTCACTTTTTCTGTTGTTAACATCAGTTCCAACTTATCCCTATTAGGATAAATGATATTGGCGTAATCACCTTTGGCTACCAATATCTTTATCACCTTAATAGGTCCATATGTATATTCATAATCACTGTGTTCATCTATTTCTATTATTTTCATTATATCAAAAACTTCAGCTTCTATTTTTATTTTGGCTGTATAAACATAATTGGTAGGATAAAAAGAAGAATTAATTATGCTACTAATTTCGCTATTTAGTATGCTATTATCTATAGACATAATCTTTACTGCCTCATGTAATTTAAGAAAATATCCCTGACAGATGGCCTATCTGGCAATTCGATCTTCTCTTTTATAGTTTCCACTATCTTTTTAGTCTCAGTAGAAAACTTGGTTTTAACTGTTACATCAGCAAACTTTTTCTCTTTTAATTTCTTTTTCTTATTATCAATAGAATCATACATATTCATTAACGACTGAATTTCATCCGATATGGCCTTACCGCCAAAATCAGGCAAGAATGTTTTAGCATATTCATTACCATATGTATGACCGGCGTATTGATAAACGGCTTCTGAGAATTCATCTATCTTAACCAAATCTTCTAAAGGGGCTGTATGAATGTAGACATTATCTTTAATTCGTTTAGCCCAATCAAACGTATAATCTTGACATATTTCATAAATGATTCTTACATCATCTTGTTTTACTATGCTAACCATTTGGTTATCGTTATAAAACTCTACCATCTGATTTATAGTAATATAACATAATTCAGGTTTAGTAATCAATCCTAAATCTACGTCTTTATAACCAGATGTAGGTATACCATATGTCTTTAAGTAATCAGTTCCATATTGAGCTATTCTAGGTACCCTACACATGAATAATCTACCAAATATAGGGTACCTAGGATCATCTAACGGAATACTGCTGGGAGATGGATTATTCATAATCTACGTAAATAATATTTAATCAATAATAATAACAATGGATAAAAATAAAACTTTTCTAAATCATTCCATTCGTTACCATCTTCGCATAGTTTTAAAACATCCTTGGCATTTATTAACTTAAAATCCAGGTAATCCAATAATAGTTTTTCTAATAGGCTTAATCTACTGGTATTTCTATTATAAAAGGTATTGGATAATACATAAGAATCTTCAAAATGAACCGGATTAATCAGTAATTGATTTACATCAAATCTGGGTTTATTCATTTTTGATTGTAAAAAAACTTTCTTATACAATAACTTTGAATACCAATTAATTACATCTTCGCTATGTTTATCTGGATCAAAATCTGGATTGGCTTCATTTAATAACTTACCCACCATTTGTTCGTTTTGATAATCAATAGGTCCTTTAAAACCTACTGGATAAACAATATGGTGTATACCCGTGTAACGTAATCCAGCCATTAAAGCTGATTTATGAAAAGAGTTTTTGGTTGTAATACCAACTTCTTTATATATATACTTCATCATTTTAGGATCACGTCTTAATAACATTGTCCACAAGCTATGATGAGTCAATAATTTATCATCTCCTATATTTAATTGTCTAATACTAAATGTAGGAGTATCTTCGGTAGAATCCATTATGGTTTTAACGAACTCTGTTAACCCATGATCGTAGGTAACGAAACCTTGTTCTGGTACCAGTATGGTTCGATGTTCATTACTGAAATATTGGTGATAATACATATAGATTAAATCATGCCAATATTCTTCCAATTTCTTGGCTGTATTATATTGATCTTCTACCAATAATGGATTTTGGTTATTCAGTAGGAAATCTTTAACAAAGTAATATGTTAGTTGGGTTTTCTTATCTAAATCATAAATTCTGATTTCATCATTAATTGCTATTAACTGATATTCTATTTGATGTACGGCGTCCTTAAACATCTGCCTTCTTTGTACACTGGTGACTTTAAATAAACCCTCCCTACCATCAGCAATACCAGTTCTAAACATATCTCCTACTTGAGGTACCATGAACGGATATATATTTGCTGAACCCTGTAGGGTTATCTCGGAACTGGTTTCATCTTGACTGACCTGAGATAAATCTTGAGTAACTTTTAATTCCAAAGACCAGATTCTGTTATATTGTTGATATACTGCGCTTAATGAACTATCTTGGCCATTTAACTCATTATGTTCGTCTAATACTTGAGAATAATAATCTACTACCCAAGTAGAGCCTTCAACATAACTTAAGAGGTCTTGTAGTGGAGTATATCTAGTATCTATTACAGCAGTTTTAAAATCATCTTTAAAAGGTTTTAAAATGGGTTCTATGGGTTTTTTAGGTGTAGCATCTACTTCGGTATATAAAGACATAATTTTACCTGTATAAAGCGTTTAGGATGGTTTTCTGTACAGTTTTCATGTACGACAATCCAACTCCATCATTATTCCATCCCAAAGTAAACTTGTTGTGATATTTCAGTTTAATATATTCTATTATTCTATCGAATTCCGATTGAGCAACATATTCTACCCATTCGTTTTCATACCAGATTCCATTTATCCACTTACCCGGTTTTCCTATCCATTCCCTTATAACTTTGAATGTAGGAACTGGATGTTTATCTGGAATTACGTAATTTAATAAAACTTCAAAAAAACCAGGGTGATGCCTTAATCTATTTCTAGCTGATTCGGTTAAAATAGTTAAATCGGATACTAAAGATAACCTAACATGGTAAATGGATTTAATGTCTAACTTCTTTACTGATTTTATATTTAAATCTTTAGACATGTTTACCCACTCATCCATCCATAACCTACCTTTATATAAACAAATGTTTATAGCACTATTTCTATATTCATGTACATATTGATGTTCGGTATTTAAAAAATCCAACATGTGTTTATTAAAACACATGTTGTATTGAGGATGTTCTAAATCTCTTAAATTCATTAATTGTAGTGGATCATCGGAATCTGGATCTGGTATTAATACCAATGTAGTAAATACTCTCTTGGTACGATCTGGTACCATTCTGGGCATCCAATCGTCAAATACAGGAAAATGTTTACCAGGAAATGCGTGGTTGGATAACAATGGATTTTCCAATGATTCCATTTGCTTCATATGAGCCATGGACCATGTTCTGGTTTGAGGTAAATCCTCAACGATTTCATATTTGGTAGTATTTCTATACTTGGATGATAGTACGGAATTATGTATTACAATTGGATATGAAAAATAGATATCTTTAGGTTTTTCATATCTTAATACGTACGGCATTTCTACTAACCACGTATCTGTTTCATCTGGCCTACTACCAAAATCAGGCTCATTTCCATGATCAAAAAAACCCAAGCATTTAATTTGAGATTCAGCAAATGCACCTAATGTATTCTTACCAGTTTGATCTGTTAAAATAGTCCATTTAGGATTAACCCATTTTGTAAAAAAGTCATTAAAATCATCGCCAATCGCTCCCTTGATTTCAGTTAATCTATGGATTTCTTTTAGTATTTCTATGTAGCTGGCTGGTAGTGAATATGAATAATTTAAAGTATGATAAGTAACATCTTCTCTATTAGGTACTTTTAGCATCATGTAATCATACCACTTACGAGCGTCAGTTTTATTCTTAGCTCTATACTGTAAATTAATTTTCATCTCCATAGATGCATAGATTGGTCTAATCTCTACATCTAATTCTCTATTTAAGAATAACGGAATGTGTTCGACTTTATTAGTAACATTTTGAGGCATCCAATCTGATACATAGTTTTCCGTTACATCTACATGCATTCTATCAGATGTTGGCAATCTGTCAGTATCTCTAACATGAGACAACCATTTATGGGTTTGTCCAGATGTGTTTGTATAACCCGGGTATTGTATTCTGATATCTCTAGATAATAATAACTTATTAATCATTATGTCTTGTATTAAAGACACAGCTATAGGTCTAACAATAGATTGGTCTGATTCTGGAATAGGTCTTTGTAATTTAGGCATAATTATCTCTCTATTTACAATCAAACGATATAGACTAGTGGGCTATGTAGCCCACTAGTCTATATTAGTATTTATTATCATCATTTTTTTTGTAAAGCCACAATTGCATCTTTATAAGCATTTTCGGATTCTTCAACATAATGACTTACGTTTTTACTTAAGTTCGTTCCGTAAGACGTGGCTAAAGAAGGTATTCTAAAAGTATAAGTGGTTATCATCTTCATCATGGCACCCACGCTTTTCTTGTAATGATACTTATCAGTAATTGGCATTACATCAGAATTAGCCAATAGAGCTTTTTCTAATTTTTTTAACATATCTTTTTGTTTTTTAATTACTGACTTTACTTTGCTTTCATAGTCAATAAGAGTGTTTGTTAAGTTCTTTATTACTTCCAAATATAAAACCCGATCTCTTATCTGCATCGCTTCCATGTCTTTTAATTCTATTTTATCAGTAGTAGTAGTTTTACCTATAGTCAAAGACCGATATGAGTCTATTAAATCTTTATGACTATTTGATTTAGAAAGACCTTTGGATGATATATAGAATCTCTCATTACCAACAAGAGGTTCTGTTATCCTAAAAACATCATCTTTACCAGTTGTAAATTTATACTTTATATTGTTGTTTATTTTAAATATATCCGACGGAGCTATATCGTTTATGAACTTACTAGCCATTGGATAAGCTTCTTCCGGCGTTTTTATTTTATCGATTATAGATGATGCTAAATCGATATTGGTTATATATCCATTTAACAATTTAATAACAATATCGGAACTATACTTAATGTCTTTTAATTCCGCAATTGATCCATCGCAATATAGTTTTTTGTACAAATCATCATCTTGAAAAGTTATAACGGTTTCTTCATACTCAACTTCTATTTCTTCTATCTCTTTAATTTGTTTTTCTATTTTAACAGATAATTTCTTATTAAAAGAAAATATTCTGTTAAAAACATCAGATATCCACTCTATGGCCCTTTTAAAGGCATCAACGATAGCTTTCCAGATTTTAGAAGCAGTTTGTTTGATGCCTTCCATGGTTGCGATGCCATAGTCGTTAATGGATGAGTAATTTTGAACATCCGGAATTATTTTTCTAATATTAATTCCTATGTTTGAAATTTTCAACAACGATTCTACTGTAGAATTAATAATATCGATTTTATCTTTACTATCATAGAAATCACTAGTTGTATTCTCACAAATAGATTCTATTGAAATAACAGAATCTATGGATTTTGAGATCTTATTCAAGTCCTCATTAAAAGACTGTATGTCTCTATTTATAAATTCATTTTCATAAAAAAGGTTATATTGTTTCATATAAATATTCTTTCATTGATAAAATACATAGTTAATTATTTTAATTAAAATCAAATAAACATCTTAATAAACTAGCATGGGATAAGTCCCATGCTAGTTTATTATTTTACTTTATTTAAGCATCTTCGGTATATTGACGTGCCGACAATTCGCCAAGCTCAAGAGTAGCCTTAGCGACCGAAAGGCCGATAGAAGCTGCGCTCACGCTGGGTTCGTTGATAAGGCGACGAAGAACTTTGGCTTTTTCCAATTTCTTCTTCTTGGCATCATCGTCCGAATCGTCGTTAGCAGCTTTTTCCATAATAGAAATAGCTTTCAGTTTGGTTTTTTCTGCTTCGGAAAGATTCTTCTTAAATTCGTTAACCGTAACGGCTAAACCCTTAGCGATGCCAGCGGCTTTATTGATGTCGTCTTGACTCAGGACTTGAATCTCTTCCTTACCTTCCAATTTGGCCGATAAATTCAATTTACCGGCACGAATGGCGTTGCTATCAACGCTATCGTTTTTCGGACTAGTCATGAAAACGGTAACGTTACCGGGCATGATGCCAGTATAGGCTACCGCAACATCGGTGCTAGCATCGATTTGTTTTTTAATGTTTTCAGGAGCTTCTTTAAATGCAGCGCTGCTAGAATTAAGAGCGTCGGCTGCATTAACATCTTCTTTTTCAATACCTTCGGTCAGCTTTTTAACGACATTGTCGTGATGTTCAATAACTGCCTTTAAAGTACCGCCGGTTTTCTCAATAGTACCAAGATCGGCTAAATTACTTTCAATAGCCAAACTCTTATAAAGACTGGCATTCTTAAACTTAGCTTCCTTAGCTTTCTTGGCACCAAGACCACGAACTTTTTCAGTCAACGCATCGGAGCGTTTAATGATTCTTTCTGCAACCGAGAAAAGTTTGCGGAAAAATTCCTTAACCCAAGCGATACTTCTCTTGACTGCATCAACGATAGCTTTCCAGATTTTAGAAGCAGTTTGTTTGATGCTTTCCACAGTAGATTGACCTAGGGCAACACGATTATTTTTAACACGGAAACCCTCGGTGCTAGGCAGACCCATTTGCTTGGTAGTAATACCAATGCGAGCGGTCTTAAGGATAGATTCAACTGCCGTTTCAACAATTTCAGCGGTGGTTTCGTCGATGCCACCGGCTTCATTTGCTTCTTCGACTTTTTCAGCAATTTCTTCAAGGCCATCGGCAGCTACTTCAGCAGAAGTAAGTTGCGCTTCGCTTTGATTAATCGATGCTTCGTTATCAGTAATTTCCGATACGGCAGCAGCGAGAGTATCGCTTTCGTCGGGAGCGATTGCATCTTCAGCAGTCATAACGACTTCGGATTCAGCATCAAAATTTTCATTGGCATACAAAATGCCGCTAACTGGAATAAAAGACATGTTAAAATACTCCGGAGTATTATAAGAGATTTAAACTAAAAAGGCCCTTTTCAGTTTGATGTGTTATATTAACCATCAAATTATATTATTTTTTTATTTGTATTGCTTAGAACATTTTTCCATATAGTTAATTAATTCGGCATACGTGTAATGAATTCTACTGGCGCAAGTTCCATATGGCTCGTAAAGAGTTTCTTTTAATCTCTTTATATAAGCTTTTATTAACTTGGTAGTTAATTCATCGTTAGAAAGATTTAACAATTTTTTTAAGTTCTTTATGATGTTAGAACTAGCGTTCTTTACTTTATTTGAATAAAATTTAGATTTCTCTACCAAATGACATGCTTCCAATACAATCTTGGTGCATTTTTTCATTTCGTCTAAAGACATGACTTTGGTAGTATTAAATAAAGGATTAATCATTTTTGGTTTATTATCTATAACACCAACATCGATGCTACCTAGTTTTTTAATTAAATCATAAGTATCTTTTACGTTTATTTTGGATTCAGCTTTATAGAAAAAATAATCACCAACTAATACATCGGTTATTTCAACCGTTTTATTTGGATCACTGGTAATTCTTTTCTTCGTATAAATGTCGTCAATGGTCTTCCAATTAACCACTCTATCAAAATTATTTACCAATTCATCTACGATGTTTTTTAAACCATCATCTAAACCAGTGGAATCTAAATCCGATAAATAACTAATTTTATTATCAAGTAATTTATCCTGATTTATTATAAATTCATGTTGAGAATCCAGAACTTTCTTAAAAAAATCTGTAGTTTTTTTGACATCTTTAAATGTAGCTATTTTACCATCTACGCTAATAAATTTATCATTAGCTCCAGGTTTCCATACGGAACCATCCTTCGGTTCTCCAGTTAATCCATTTAATTTAACAGCTAATTTAGCAGCTCGTTTTTCTACATTAAAAAAATAATTAAAAACTTTTGCATCTAATCTTAATTGAAAATTAAGAAACCATTCATTTAGTCTTACAATAGAATCTATAATTGATTCATTACTAACATCATTGATTCTTGGATTATAATTTTCGTTAGAAACTAAAGGATTGTTGGGTTTAGCGTCATTACCAAACATCAAAACCAGATATTTTAATATATCTTGTTTAGGATCAAGACCTTCAGAATCCGGATATGAATTTACCCACTTAAAAAAAAATTCGGATGGTGATAAGTTTTGAATCTTTTTAAAATTGGGATTTTTTTCTACGGTCCATTCGTTTTCATCAGATAGTTCTAAATCGCCAAAGAACATGTTTATATCATATTTACACTCTTTGTTAGCGACCCTATCTATTAGCATGTTCATTATAGTATCTTGTCTGATACCAAAACCCTTAGAGCCTTTATGAGATAGTATCCAAACTCCAATAGGTCTGGAACCTACGAGTTTATAAAAAACCGAATATAATTCTTTTTCAGGTATGTCTATAATCCAGTCTTGATTCGTTTCATTAGAATATATAAGATCAATGATTCCAGATGTCTTAGCGGGTGTTATATCGACCATTTCACCAACAAATCCATTTTTATATACAAACAGAGTCATTGACATTCCTCTTCTGTTTTATTTATTTGATAAGTTAACTTCTCGGCTTTATTGCTTAGTAACTCAATTTCTTTTTCGATCTTAGGATCAGAATGGCCTTTATTGGCTTGTTCCAATAAATAAATTCTATTCTTGATTCTAATCAAATCTTCTTGAGCTTCTTTATGTCTATTGGCTTGATATTCTACATACCACTTACCAATTAAAAAGAATGGATTTAACTTAACAGGAATAAAATTCATTCTATATGGATCTAATTTATTCTTGCTAAATAAAGTAGAAACAGCTTTATCGTCATTACCTAAGACGACATTAGGAATTTCTTCAAATTTCTTTTTGAATTTATAATCTACCTCGGAAACCTGTTCTAACGCATTTAAGAAAAATGCTAAACGATTTTCGATGAATTTTATTTCACCAGACGTAATATTGTTTTTCTTGTAATCTATATAAAGACCAGATGCATCGGTTTCTAATATAGAAATGTACTCTATAAACTTTCTAGCATATCTAGCTATATAAGAACACGATTCTACCATTTGCATGCATGTGGCAGTTCTAGCATCTATTTGTAAAGAAGATATAGTCTCAGTGGTTATTTGATCTATCTTGCTTTTAATAAAAAGCATGTTTTTATTAACTTCATTTAGTCTTTGTAATAAATGACTAAAAATACTTTCATTCTTATTTACTTTAAATGCAAACCTATACTTATCTGCTAAAATTTTAGCTTCTTTAGATTTAAATTCTATAGTTTTAAGGGCTGCTGCTGTGGTTGACACAATAGGAATGGTTTTATTATTTAATTCCCCTACAGCTTGATCTAAAGATGATAATAGTTCATATTTTTCAGTAACCGGCTTTAATTTTTTTACGTAATTTGAAAGGTTCATGATTCAATAATCCTAAATATTAAAAACCTGGGGAGCTGCCCATTTGATAAGCTTTCATCATATCGAGTACCGAATCGCCTTCCTTCTTATTGTAATTCTTACAATCCTTAATAGACAAATCAGATGGTTTGGCGATGCTGTTGGTATAAAATTTTACTCTTTCGTACTCTGTATCATAAACAGCTAAAATAAATAATCCGGTATTACTAAAAAGATTCTGTCTAAATCTAAAATCATCGAATTTAGAACCAGTTTCTAATTCTATTTTTCTAGCGGTATCGTGACTAATTAATATTAAATTAGTAGCGTTGGCAACGGATGGTTTTAAATTTTTGATACTACCAACACTAGAAAAAATATTTCCTAAGGTATTACCTCTTCGCTGACTTGCCAGTTCTCTAGCCAAACCAGATTTATCTTTAATGATATTTTTCTTATGTTTAACCACCAGATCTTTGGCTGTAAGAAGATCGATTAGGTTAATTTGACCACTCTTGTATTTAATCCATCTGGAAGAAATGGAATTATCAACAAAACCTTTACTTAAGAAATCTATTAACAAATCGGGCTTCATAGTGTTAACAAGAAGTCTGATCAAAATTGGAACAGTTACTTCATTAACGCCATTAGAAAGTTTTACTTCTACGATTTTACCAACCGATAAATTAGCTACCTCTTTTATTATGTCATTCATGTTTTGCTGAGGAGCACTGGTACCTTTTGTTTTAGTACGTATATCTGTATCTAATTGTTTCAATTTATAATTTCTTTCATCTAAATTGTTTTTCCTGTCATCTCTAATTTTTTGATCATGCCTGGTAGTTTCGAATTTATATTTATCTATGTTATTATTTAAGTCTTCTAAAGAGTAATTTGGTAATTTATATGAGTAATTCTCTTTAGTAATATTCCAATTAGCTAAATTCCAAATAGCATTTCCTGTATTATATAAATCTTTTACAGTAACGTTATTGTTTGGATTTAATTTTCTCAAATGATCACTAATACTGACCCCATTTATCTCTACGCTATACATTGACCATGCTAATAAGTAATAAGCAGTAAACGATGATTGTAGGGATTGAATTATTGTACTGGTATTTTCATTAAATACTAAAGTAGAATCTAAAATCATGTTAGGTTCTACTCTAGCCGACTGGGTATAAGATGCATAGTTGCCGTTTTCATTCACAGTTGCTAATATATTTAAAGCAACATCTAATGCCTGCATTCCCGTTTGTTGGTTTTTATTTGACATTATATACTTCCTGTTAAAAATAATTTAAAACGTTTAAACAATAAATATTGAGGTTTTTTAAATGAATCGACTAGACGTTTCGATAGATAAAATATTTAAAGATGGTACCAATGGAAATAAAGAGATAGAAGCCGGATTAAGGGAAATATATAATTCCACTCCATTAGGGCATATAAACGATAATTTAGTTAGTACGGTATGGGGAATAAATCATAGACAAGTACCGTTATCCTTACCTTTTAATAGAGATAGTTATGGGTTAACATTTTTCACTAAACCTAGATTAAATCTTAATACACGTAATCTAAGACACGTTAGACAAATGTATCCATTATTAAACGACAATCCTAGGTCTATACAAAGAATTATAAGATGTACACTTGATCCAAATTTACAAAATCACGATGAACCTGCTTATAAAGAAACTGAAATCAGACAAGAAAAATATGAATGTCCATTTGTAGATGAAAATAACATTTTTATTCCATTATTAAGTAATTTATGTTTAACAATATCTGGTTGGCCCGATTTTGTAGTTGATACCAAAACTACCCCCGAGGGACATTTTCGTGAAGCTCATAGCATGATCGATAGTGCTGTTGAAATTAAAAATGTCTACGAATTATCAGCATCATTCAGAAATATCCCTCATAATCCAATCACACTATTGTTTTACTTCTGGATACTTTATGCAGCTAAAGTATTTGAAGGAGAGTTAATTCCATATCCATCTTCGATATGGAGTAACGAAATAGATTATAATACCAGAATCTACAGACTTATATTAGATCCATCGAAAAGATATGTTCAACACATAATTTCAACAGGCGCTGCTTTTCCATTAAATTCACCTGTTGGAGCATTGGGTAATTTTGATAACAGTCAGCCTTATAACGATGCTAATGATAATATAAATATTAGATTTCAGTGTATGGGTATGGAGTATAATGACCCATATCAAATAAAAGATTTTAACGACGCAGTATGTCTGTTTAATGAAAACATGAAGGACGATAAAATACGTCGTAATATGATTCAAATACCATATAGCGTTCTATTATTCTTTAATATGCATGGATATCCTAGAATAAATACTAAAACAATGGAATTAGAGTGGTGGATTAGTCCTGATTTATATAAAAAACATCAAATAGATTTAGTTGGATTCCTGGATACGGTCGGTTTGGATAGAAAACCGTTTACGTCTGAAATTGTACCTAACGATTCAAAACACTCGGATGGTATTATAGAAAGGATAGCTGAGGAGTATTTATCGGATGAAGATAGAGAAATAATGAACCGGGGTTTGAGTGTATATAGACAACAGCTTTAATTATTAAACGGATTTGATGATGAGTGCTAACATAAGAAAATTAATGCAGGATTCTATAAATGCTGGATATAATCCTAGTTCCCAGTATAGAGCATCCTTAAGAACTTTAACAGATGTATTGGAAGGAAAAATAGATACTATCAGCGCAGCCAATCCCGTTATTTACGCAATAGAGAATCAGGCTACATTAGTAGCATCATTTATAGAAACTTTAAAAGCCGAAACCAAAAAAGCTCTACAGGTTTTTGCTACCGATCCCACTGATCTATATAACCACATGGCAGATATTCATTTCAGAGATGTTTTTGCCATTCCTTCTAGTACTACTTTTACTTTGTTATTTAATAAAGTAGAATTATTAAGTAACCTGGTTCCTGTACCAGGAACTGCTTCTAAAAAAATAACCATTCCTCGTGATACATATTTCACTGCTGGAGATCATATATTTGGTATTCATTACCCCATTGATATAATAGAACAAGAACATGGTGGTATAAGAATAGCTTATGATACCACCATCAAAAATCATTTAGATATATTATCAACCAATATACTAAAACACAAGTTTTTAAAAAGAGACGATATTATATACTTAGCTATAGAAATACCTGTATATCAATTTGAAATCGATAGCAAATTACCAGTAGTGACTAAAGGTAATATTTTCAAACATAAGGTTTCTTATAAAGATGAGTTTTATGCTATAAAAGCGTATCGTACTGATAATCTCGGTAACCAAATAGAAACTAAAATAACTTATTCTGAAGAAGTATACGATGTTTTAACTCCAACTATATTGGTAAAATTCTTAAATAAAGAATTAGAAATAAGTGTTCCTCAGGTTTATATAAATACAGACATGATCGTTGGGGAAATAAGGTTGGATATTTATACTACAAAAGGTCCCTTAAATATTTCATTTGATACATATCCAATAGGTTCTTTAGGATATAAATTTAGAGATATCAGAAAAAATGCTGATACTACTTATAGTAGTATGTTAAATAAATTCAGTACTGTTGTAGTATTACCAGAAGAAAAGGTAACCGGCGGTGCATTGGCCTTATCTTTTAATGAGTTAAAACGGATAGTAATTGATGATGCCATAGGCGATCCTAATATACCAATTACGCCAGCGCAAATAAGGAATAAATTGAACAGAAAAGGTTATGATATAAGTAAAAACATAGATTTGGTAACAGATAGGGTATTTCTAGCCAGTAGAGATATGCCTGTGCCTAAAAATGAAAATTTGTTGACCAATGCTTCGGCCTCTATCGAACATTTAACCAGTACTTTTACCGAACTGGCAAGTAGTCAGTTTGTAATAGACAATGGCAATGCCGTAACTATTAAATCCGATGCTTTATATAAAATAGACAACGGCATTTTGGGTTTAGTAAAGGATAGTGAAATAACTAGCATGAGTAATATGCCACCTGATGTATTTGCTAGATATGTTTCTGATAGACGATTTAGATATAGTCCTTTTCATTATGTATATAGATTGGAAAACGATTATCTAACAGCAAATGCTTTTTATATGGAAAGTCCTAAAGTGTTATCCCAGACATTTGTTGAAGATAATGAAACTTCTTTATTACTAGTAAATACAGAAAACTATTTGATAGAAAAAATATCGGATGGTTATAAATTAACCATTAGTTTAAAAACTAACGATCTATATAAACAATTAACTACTCCTCAGATTAAGTTGGTTTTAGGTTTTCGATCTAAAACAGAGCCTACATATTCCTGGACTTTAGGTAATTACGTAGGTATGACTGGTAATAATGAAAGAATATATGAATTTGAATTTAAAACCAAATTCAACATGAATAGAGATAATCAAATTGATTTCTCTAATTATTTCATGTTTGATACTACTCCTATAACTACATATTCGGATTTAAGTAATAGATTTACTTTAATCCACTGCGTAGATACTACATTTCCTAGTTCATATGTTCAAAGTCCTATAACCTTTAAATTACCAATATTTTTAACAGGTGTTAATTTTACTGCGATTTGTGAAGAAGAATTTGAAATAGAATTCGGTAAAAATTTGGATAACTTATGGACTAAATCTAGAACCATAACTTCATCCATGCAATATGAAACATATGCTACGGACACAATTCTTAGATACACCCAAGATGTATATAAGAAAGATCCCATAACTGGAAGTGAAGTTTTATTCGATTCTAATGGTAATCCCTATACAGAAATACTGCATAAGAAAAATGATCCTATATTAGATTCCAGTGGTAACCAGCAAGTACAATATCCAGCGGGATCTTTTAAATATGATACTAATGGTAATTTAATACCAAAACGAGATCGTTATTTAAAACATAGAGTTGATATATTTCTCATCGACGGTGTATATATTCTTAGTAATGATCCTATTGCTAATGAATATAAATACCAGATGGCAGAAACATTAGCCACGTGGATTACCAAAGATCTAAAAGAAATACAACTTCAAACATTGGATAAAACCAATGTTTATTTTTATCCTAAAACAATATCAGGAAATATACAGGTTTCTTTATCAGATGGTTTAGATAGGGTTATAGCATCTGAACAAAGATTTGATATAGAATTATATATAACCAGTATAGTAAATAATGATAACAATTTAAAAGAACAGTTAAGAAAAAGAACGATTTTATTTATTTCTGATTACTTAAAAAACAAAACTTTATCTAATTCAGAAATTATAGAATCCTTAAGAGATATATATAAAGATGATGTAGTAGACGTGCAGGTATCCTTATTTGGCGTTAATCAGGATATTGCTGTAATGCACTTATTTGACGATACATCTAAATGTGGATTAAAGAAAATACTAAAATTAAGAGAAGATGGTATCATGATAGTAAAAGAAGATATCAATATCATATTTAGAACTATATAAACTATTAGATACCTGAGTGGGATGTCCCACTCAGGTATCTAATAAATCTATTTAATTATATTACCGAAAATACCACCTGAATCTATTTTATATATCTTAAGATCTTCCCTTAGTTCATTGGACAGTTTTCTAAACTCGTCTAACTGTTCTTTATTAAATTTTTCTAAAGCCGTTGTTACGAATTCGGTATTAATTACTAATTGTCTTGATAATTTCTTACCTGTTTCAAACATAGATGCAAAACAAGAATCTATGAAATGTTTAATGCCAATTACACTATCAACATCGGCTTTTATATATTTAAATCTAGCAAATAATTCTCTAGCTAAATCTTTTTCGTAATCCGTCATACCTGTTTCGTCAGATTGTTTTTTACGCAAGTTTGCCTGTCTATGTATTTTCTCAAGAATAACAAAAATGTCCTTCATGTCTTGGATAAATGAATCTAAATCAGCGTAATCTTTATCTGACATACGTTCCATGGCTTCTATATGTAAAATCATTAACTCTCTTAAGTTATTGACTTTCATATCGACGTTATTTAAAGATTTACTTTCTTGAATTAAATAATCGTGCCAATCTAAAAACGATTTAAATATATTAGATCCAACATATATGGGTTTATTTAAATACTCTTCATTTAGATTTAACTTTCTTTCTTTTAAAACGTCTATAACTTTTCTGGTATCTAAATAATCAAATATCTTCTCTAATGATTCTGCTCTTTTTTGCAATTCATCAGAATTTTCTTTCATTGAATTTATTGAATCTAAAAAGATTCTATATGCTTTACTGTCTTTTAAGTATACGGTTTTTGTTTTACTGTCAATATTTAAAAGTGAATTTAAATTGTTTCTACTATCAAAAGAAAATATTAAATCACCGGCTTTAACGGAACATTCTTTTTTACCTCTTAAAATTTCTTCTTTTATCTGATTAGGAATTCTAAAATGTTGGGCTTCATCTTTATCTATTTCAGATGGAAATTTAAACGTTAAGAGTAAATTTTCCATTCCTTCTAATTTATCTCTTACAGTAATTAAAACTTTAGTATTATTGGTTAAATATTCTTTAAAGTTTTTAGCTACATTTTCATTGAACTTATCAGTATTTCTTTTTTGTATGATTTTTAATAAAATAGATAATAAAAAAGATGATGCAGCAGCTATCATCGTCCATACATATCTGGATATGGATTCATTACTAATTTCTATATTTACATTAGTGGGAGTTTCAGTAAAATAATGGGGCTTTATGATATTTTCTAGCGATGGAATCAATTCAAGTAATTCATAAGAAATTCCTCTACTAATACCTTTAACTTTAATTCTATCATCTAACTCAATTAAACGATGAATGTAATTTTCCACAGCTACAAATATATCAGAATTCATTTGTGGAAATTGGTTAGCTAAAGATTCTGATTCCAGCAGCATTTCGTCTTTTAATTCAAACCCGCTATTACTTTCACCATTGACTACGTTACTTAATGCTTTTTCAAAATCATCATCTTCTTCTTTTAAATCAATAAAAAGATTATTATTCATATTAAAACCTAAATCTTAATAGTACCATTTTCTCTTAATTTAGAGATTAGTAATAATGCGTTTTGTAATAGGTTTTGACTATTATCACCCAACTTCTCCAATGATTCCAAGTCTTCCTTAGTAAAAATAAAAGGGGCACCAAAAGCGGCTTGTACAAAAGAATAACCAGGAGTTAATGAATATATAGCAGGAACTCCTTTAGTCAATTTAGATCTATATTCATGCATTAAAGCTGCAATACCTAAAGTCTTATTAACATCTAAAACAGTATGCTCGTTAATAAATGAAACGATCCTGGCCAAATTTGCAGCATATAAATCATTATAAACAGTTTTATCATTTAACTGTTCGTCCGTATTTGCTTTAGTAAAACTACCTAAAGCTACCCCTATAATTATCGGCAAAACTTCTGCTCTGGTTTTTGTATCTTTTACTTTTTCATTAAACTTTTCAATATATGATTGAATCAACTGGTTTTGCATGGTATATCCTTAAGAATGCTTGATTTGATTGGCAAAATAAAATAACTTATTGGAACTCAATTCTTCAATTTTTTGTTGAAAATCTATTTGTTTCCTTTTATCTATTCCTTTAGGAATCAAGTAATCATAGATTAGACCAAATAGCTGAACTCGGTCTTTATAACCATTACTTATACTTTCAATATAATTTATGTCTTCTCTTATTGTTTCTGATACTTCTTTAGGTAATATGGAATCTTTTAATTGTTCAATTAATTGATTTCTAACTCGCTTGAATCTATAACCGTCTTTATCATACCAATCGTGATATGAATCAATACTAATAGTTATCAGTAATAGAATTATCGAATAAGGAAATATCGCTGTAAGTGGTATTAGTGAGATTTTTAAGGCTTCTATAAAGAGATATGAAAACATATTTCTATTAGAAATCCTACCGCCAAACCTCTTAATCATTTTATCCAATCCAGTTACCAAGTATCTACCAGCGCCATGTCTAGTTGCAAATTGATCTGCTAAGGCTTCAAATGAATTTATATCATAACCATCTACACCAGATTGAGATATATTTTTTCTAGCTATATTTGACACTAAAAGACTAAATACGGTGGTATTAGATTTAGTATGTAAATCACCTATTTCCAGATTTTTTAATTCCAATGCATTCTTAGCTTCTTTTATAATATATTCTCTCTTATCGTGATCCTCACTACCCTCTAACTCTCTTAGTGTAGCAACCAATATCTGATTGGTCGTCCTGAATCTGCATAAGAATTCAAAATAAGTCCATGTATGACCGACTTCATGTAAAATAATAGCGGCCATTTCTTTAGTTGTCATTTTGAATGTTTTAGGTTTAGATTTAGCCTCATTTTCGCTAATCATTTCATCCACCATTAAAACATTCACATACATATTTATTGGTTTCATATTGGCAAAATAACCAGAAACTCTGGATTTATCTTTATCCAATAAACCTTTTATCTGTTTTTCTGAATTATTTCTAATATCACTTAGACTAGTTTTATTACCTAATCCATCCCAATTATAACCTTCTATCATGGGATTGTTTTTATCTACTTTAGGTGATTCTACACAAGGTAGATATTCATTTATATTTACATCAATATTCATATTGGTATGAATCTTAATGCACTTGGTTATATTCATTTCCAATGATTCTATCATTTTAGAATCTAATTTAGTATAAGATTTTTCCTCAATAAAATCTTCCAGTATTTTTGTTAGAGCTTTATGGAATATTCCAGATTGAAAATTAATACCTTCCAAAGACTGCTTAATGGGATTGTTGATCATATTTATTTCTCTATAAATTAAAACCAAAAACAATTATTCTGTGGTTTAGATAGTTAAAAAAGGAAATCGAGTAAATGGACGATAAATATTCATTCATGAAACCTAAATATAATAAGTCTGAAATAGACTATATTGAATGTAGATTTGTGATACATATTCCAAAAACTGATAATACCGATGATTTACATTTAATAAAGGAAGCTATTCATTTAAAAAATGGTGATATAGTACCTCATGTTAGATATATAAAAGATTTTAAACGTAAATATTGGATTACCAAACCCAAATACCGTACATATAAACAAAAAAAAGAATATGAATCTTTAGATAACCTAATAGAAAGGGAATCAATAGAATCTGATTTATATTTAAACGTAGCTAAAGATTTAGATCAATATAGATTGGCAAATAGACACCAACAGTTAAAACAATCACCATATTTGTATGGTCTAGATATACCATCTACTATACAAATAAAAGAATTGTATAAAAGGAAATTAAAGAATAGACCAATAACGCCTTTTTCTATTTGTTATTCAGATACTGAAACGGATGTGTTAGGCAAATATGGTAATAGTAAACCAATTATCATGCAATCTATATACTTTAATGGTTTATTATATACAGTAATTCTAAAGGATTTTGTATCAATCATACCAGAGGTAAATAAGACATTAAAGGAAATGTATGACGATTATTTACCTCAAGAAGGTAAGGATATAGTAACAAAGTGGATTATAGATTATGCCGATAGCCCATTACAGATAGTTAAGATGATATTGGAAAAATGTCATGAAATAAAACCAGATTTTATATCTTTTTGGAACATGTTATTTGATTTGGAGAAAATGTTATCTGTATTTGATGAAGCTAATCTAGATGCCGGTGATTATTTTTGTGATCCGCAGTTACCTAGGCCATTTCGATTTATTAATTTAAAGAAAGATAAGCCGGCTAAAGTAACCGCTTCTGGTAGACAAATAACAAAGATACCGGCTGATCAATGGCATACGCTTACATGTCCTAGCTCGTTTTACTTTATAGATCAAATGGCTACGTATAGGTTTATACGTAAATCTAAACAATTAGATAAATCTTATTCTTTAGATAATATTTTAAAAAAAGAATTAAATGGATTAGGTAAATTAAAATATGAACCAGCAGAAAACCTAAACGGCATGGAATTTCATATTCATATGCAAAGGAAATATCCTGGTCAATACATTATATATCATATTTGGGATGTATTATGCATGAAAGTCATGAATGATAAAACTAAGGATATGGACTATACTTTACCTGCTGTTGTAGACATATCAGATTTTTCGTTTTTTAATTCTGAACCTAAAAGATATATCCATAAATTCCATTACTTTATCTATCATAAACACAATAGTGTTACAGGAACTGTAGCTGATAATATCAAACAAGAATACGATCAATTAACAATTGATTCTAAAGGCCATATCGTCACATTAGAGCCTCATTTGACTATAGATAATGGGTTACATATATTTGAAGATTTTAAAGGATTGCAAAGCAACTTTTATGTACATGCGGCAGACTTGGATATAGTTTCTTCATACCCTACAACTCAGTACACATTTAACATATCCAGAAATACTACAAAAAAAGAAATTATAGAAATCGATGGCATTAGTGAGGAAGTAAAAAGAACCCAAGGATTAAATTTAAGTGGCGGTAAAACTAACGCAATAGAATTTACTTGTAATATATTTGGTTTACCTACATTGACTGAATTATGTAATATTTACGACAAAAAATAAAATATATAGCTAGATGGCATTAGCCATCTAGCTATATATAAATATGTTATAAACTACATTTGCCGAATTTCAAATTTTCTTTCTCCAAAGAAATGTCTAACGCCATTCGAAGAACTGTTTCAAACTGACTCTCTGTACAAATATAGGGATTATCGGGTATACCTAAATTCATACAAAAATGTCTGGAATCCTCCTGCTCCATGATATTACCGATTACTTCAGATGACATTTTCTTCTTTAAAATATCGGCAATACACTTAATAACGGAATCTAACCAAACATACTTCTTTTTCCAAGCCAGTTTGTAATAAATATCGATTTCTTGATCAGAAAAACCACGTTGTTTTAGCTTTACCTTACATCCTTTTTCAAATAACTGAGATGCTCTAGTGGATTTAGGTAAAGCTATCACAACTTTATTTATTACATGCTTATCGATTTCCTTTATATTGGTTTTCAAGTTCCAGTCACCAATAAAAAACGGAATTGTATTACATCCAACAAATAAGTTTACAATATTTTCCTGTTGACCATTGGCTACAAAATCATCGATTTTGTTTCGCAGGTCGATTGTATTAGTGGTTAGCGTTGGAGTGTTGTGGCAATCAAATTTTCCATATAAAAGATTTTCATTTATAATGGATTTAAATCTGATTTTGTTTATATCTTTCTGTTTCATTAGTTTCATAATAATCACCTTTATTTAAACGTCATGCTCCTTTTTTGTTTGAGTTAAGGGATGAGTAAAGCTAGCTCAATAAAATAATATATAGATATATAGAGTTTATAATTTATATTAACCTTTCAGAGTTTTCTCTAATTTCTTTAATTCCGATGAACCAATATCTATGGATCTGGCAGAATGCTTCTTGGCAGAATTAATTACTTTTAAAAAATCCCTTCTAGGAAATTGAATCAATTCATGAAAAGGTATGCCAAATAATTCATATACCTTATTTTCTACATATTGATCTAATCTAAAGTCCAGTGGATCAACTCTGGCTAAATCTTCTTTTGGAGATACGAGCAGTAGCGGCCAAGGAGTATCTTTTTTATCGGGACCATTATGATCCCAAATATCCATGTAATTATCATATTGCATATCCATAAAGATTTTAGCATCTATTGGATGTGGTAGATATACATCTTTAATAGAATTTAATACGTAATTTACAGGTAATATCTCCCTGGCTTCGGATCGAATCATTTCTGCTTCTAATCCGACGTGTCCTCCAGTACCCTGGATGTGATCCCAAGCAACTTCTGCTCGACCAATTGAAAAAAAACCGATACCGCGTCCATGGCTATTAGTCTAGGCCATTTATTACCAGTTAGCACATCTTCGTATTCATTCACGCTCGTTGTAGCTACAATTGCTACTTGCGTATTATTTATGTAATCTGAAATTGAAGAATAAAACTTCTTGGATATTTCTTCAGATGTAGATAAAGCAATTAATACTTTATCAATGTTTTCACGAGTAGAATATAATTCACCATCTTCTTCTACCGCCTTTACATAATGAGAAAATTGTCTCAATCTGGTAGATAAAGCCAACTGACTAATATATCTTAATCTTTCATTTTCTTTAGGTTCTGCCCCTAAAGCTTCTGATACGGTGGTATTGATATCATTAATCCATTTCTCTCCAGAATCAAAATAATCTTTTAATGACGGAGTATGTAAATGCAATTTAATATCATCACTGATATCTATGACAGAATTTTGATTGAATTTAAAATCTTCAGTATAGGCTTTAATTGATTTTAAGCTCATGGGTTGTTCTATTCTTTTAGTCATATGCTCTAACTGACTATCGCTAAATGCCTTATTATTCATAAACAAACATTTTCGAATATCAATTACCTGACTAATTTCTTCTTTAGGAGTATTGGTATCTTCAGTAAATACAGCCCTGGTTAAAGGAAAACCATTAGGATAAATGGAAGTGGCTAACGATTGAGCTATAACCGGTAGATCATTTATTTTAATATATTCGAAGATATTATCCAGATTCATGTCATGAACCGTTGTTTCGAATATAGATCTCCTCCAGGCTTCACATACAGCCTTAGCTGCTAAGGATTGATTATTGCTAAATATCAAACCGTGAGTAACTCTACCCAGTTTTACAGTCTCGGCTATGATTTCTCTCCACAATGCAATTATCTCATCCTCACCTAAAGGTTTTATAGTAACATAAAAACCGGAAGCAGGTAATGGGATTTGAATGGGAGAGCCTAAACCCAATCTAGCTCTAATGGATAAGGTTAATCTTTCAGAAGTTAATTTAGAAGATTTACCTTTGTTGGAAAACTTTGGCCTACCAATATTTATGTTTTGTCCATTATGGGTTAAAACATTTCTCCATTCACTATCGCTTGAGGATAATGCATTCTCAAACATCCCATTTGCAGGATGACTTCTAAATCCATTTAAAAGAGTAGCAAACCAATCTCTAGATTCTTCGGTAATATCTATTTGTTCTTTAGTACTCTCAATATCATCATTTACTTTAGATACCGAATCTGGGAGAGCTGAAATAGAAATATTATCATATTTTTTCAGCAACTCATCCTTTTCTCCATCAGTTACTAATGGAGTATTTGTTTCATAATTCTTTTTTTGAATTAACTTACTTTTTTTATTATTGGTAGATTCTAATGATTCTTCATTTATAGTCAATTCCACTTCATCTTTATCGGTTTTATTGTTCTCTGTCATATCTTCAGGTGCAATAGTCATTATTTATTTACCTCTTGTAAATTACTTACCTCTTCATCTGTAACTGAAGGTAATGGCGTTTCTTTAAATTCTAGATCGGTAACAACATTAACATTGGGATCATTTTGTATTTCACCATTTTCCAATAATTCTTTTAAAGCTTTATTAAATATAACATTTAATTCAGTAACTATTGGATGAAATGTATCGAAACATTGCATATCAAATTTTTGATATTCTTCAAATAGAGCGAAAGCTTCTGCCAGTTCTGTATAATTATGACATAATCTATTTTTATCCTTATGCCTATTCCATAATTCTGAGAACTTAACGGTAAGAGGTTTTAATTCACTTCTTACCTGTAATTGTAAATTATTAAATTTTACATCATCACCATTCTTTGCTATCTTTTTTAATACTACAGGATGAGAATATTGTGAAAAAAGACTGGCTGTATCAAAGAGATATTTGGAACTTCTCTTATGAACATTCTTTAGCTCAAACCAACATCTAGCAGCGTTATCACTCCTCATGTTAGTAGGTTTATTTTTTTTCCTAGTTTTTTGCTTAGCCATCATAAAACCTTTTAAAAGTAATTAACCGTAAACAGTCAAACTATATTTCAATATAATAAAAAACTATTTTTCTCCCTTTGAATTTTTATATCTTGGATTTTATTTAAAATGGAAATTATTTTAGAAGAATTTTTAAACACACAAATGTCGGAAGAAAGATCTGATTTGTATAAAGATTGCATAAATTTAATAAAGAATACAGTAAATGAAGACATGGAAATAGAACTAGAAAATTTATTGTTATCGGTAAATATGGAAGATGAAGCAACAGCTAGTAGTTTATTGGATTCATTTGAAATTTCTTTAAGGGATTATCTAATTACGTGTTTAGAAGAATTTCAAGTAGTACCTAAAGATACTTGCTCTTTATTTGAAATTTATCGTTTATGTGAAGAAATATACAATATTGAAAATAGTGATCTATTAGAAGATTTTGATTCAATAGCTAATTCTGATATTAATAATAATGAGAAATTATCAGAAATATTAGAATTAATTAGTTATTCGGATGCTTCCTATTGGTTAAATCTTTTAGAAGATGTTGGAGACGATCTGATTTATAAAATAAAAGAATTATCTAACGATGTTCAATTAGAAATTAATGAAGTAACCGAAGAAGAAATAAAGGTATATAAAAAGTTGTTGGCATATAAATCCTATTTAGATATTAACGAAAAGAACAGTATTGTTTTATCCAACATAGAGAACTTTACTATAAATGAGCATTTGGTTACATACTTATCTTTAGATGATATAAACGAATTATTTAATCTTAAAGATAAATTCGATCTATCTGTAGAACTATATGCATTAGCTTTAATTTCTAATGATGGTAATATCAATCCGTGTTTACATATTGGATCTATTATTGAAGACTATATTGAAGACATGCAAGATATTACCAAAATAAATCAAGCTCTAAGTAAAATTCATGCTGGATTCTTAAAAGTATATCAGGAAAATAGGCATCAATATGAATAAAGATAAATATTTTATAAAATGTATTAATCAAAAAAAGTACATGGATAAAAAATGGGTTAATAGAGCATTTTCTATTGTAAGAGAAAATAGTAATCCAGATGAATTAAAAGATTTGGATTTGATACAAACCCCCAATGGTCATCAGTTTTATGATTTAAATACTAAAACTCTATTGCCTATTGAAGATTCTATAATTGGCGAATCTTTATATAAAGCTACGGATGAAATTACGGTATTAGAGGGCGAATTGTATTTTGCCAATAGTAACATAGTTACTACTTATGGTAGGATATTATATCACTACATCGTTTTCTATTATCCCTTTAATGGTTCGGTAGAATTTAAAAACGAACCAATTAACTTGGATTCTTTTGAAGAAGAATTAGCTAAAAAATTAGTTGATGAGCCTGAAGAAGATATTGATGAAAGTATTGTATATACAAATAAATTCTTTCCTTCTCAAATTGAGAAATACTATAAAGCCGTAGCTTATACAAAATCTTTCTCTATGTTATTTGTTCCAGCAATAACTCCTAAATCATTAAGTGTAAGTGAAGAAGTTTTAAAGAGAAGAGAAGAAATTTTTAATGATCCGAAAATCGATTTGAATGATCCCGTTGTAGCCGCTCAGGTTGAAAAAGAATTAATCGATTTAGACATGAAAGCTCTTAAAGATGATCCTGCTAGTGGATTTCTTATAAATAAAAAAGACATCAATAGCAGAAAAAAGAGATATATTTCTTTCGGGGCTCCTCCAGAATCCACGGCTGGTAAAGAGACGATTTATATCAAGCGTAGTTTAAACGAAGGGATAGACATAAATAGATTTAAAGATTATGCGAACGAAATGAGATCAGGTTCATATAGTCGAGGAGTAGAAACTCAACATGGCGGTGAACTGGATAAATGGTTGGTTAGGGAATCCTCTAATATTGAAGTCAGTGATATCGATTGTGGTAGTAATGTAGGAATACCAACGTTGATTACCGATTTTAATAAACTGAAGATGATTGGTTATTATATATTAGAAAATAATAAGTCTATACTACTGAATGAAGACAATATAGGTAATTATATTGATAAAGTAGTAAAAAGAAGATCACCTGCAACATGTAAGACCAAAGCCCCCGATTTTTGTGCTTATTGTTTAGGTGAGAAATTATCTATGAACCCTGATGCTGTATCATTGGCTTTTAGTCAGATAGGACATGATTTTATGGGTGAATCCATGAGTGCCATGCATGGTAAAGCTTTAACCTCTGCTAAATTTGATTTAGTAGATCAAGCACGTTAATTTTCAATTGAATAACTTTTACATAGGTTTATTGACATGTTTAGTAAAAATCAAAAAAGTAAAAACAATCAAGATCTAAAAGAACAAATGGAATCTGTAGTAAATGAAAGTAATAATGTAAAACCACCTCCTAGTGATCCCATTCCTCAAAACCCATCTTTGATGAATGAAGAAGTACATGTTCAAGAAACTAGTAATGAACCCGTTGTTGGAGATCAGTTTACTGGTAAACCTAAATCTACTCATCCAGTGGTAGTCAATGCTTTACAAGTAGTAAAGCAATACGTAATTGACATGGATCCTAAAAAACCACAAAACATTGAAACATTGAAAAAAAATCAAGTCGCTTTGGCATTGGCTCTTTACTCAATCATGTCAACTGAAGATAATTTCTTTAAAGAAACTTATACTGAATTACTGACGATTGTTAAGGAAAACATCAATGGCGTGTTTTCAGCCATCAATAGAAATCGCGGTTTGAATGATGTTGCTGTTACTACATTGGATAATGTTAGGATGAATTTCTTCACCAGAATGGTTGATTTAATGGCTTTGACTGCTGAAGGTAAAGGCGTTGAAAATGTTAAGAGACATTTTGATTTTGGTAGATTATTGGATAATGTCAAGAATCCCGTGATTAAAAGAAATTTAACCGGATATTATTCTATTTAAATAAAAAATTATACCATACTCGGATTAATCCGAGTATGGTATAATTAACTCATTTACCTATTAGCATTTGATACATATGAAAAAACAGAATAATAAAAATCGATTAGTAATGCAAGAATCGTTCTTGGACTATCTATTCCTTCTGAATTACTTATGAGTTTTTGTAACAGTTTCTTTAATTCAGAAAAGAACTCCTCGTTTTCTGGTTCCATTTTTCTATAATCGCTAAAGATCTTTTCATTTTCCAACTCTACCATCAAATCGTGGAATACAATGAAATCTCCTCTACAACATTCCATTAAAATATATTCTATTTCAGTATTTAAGAAAGCCGCAAAATAAGTCAATCCGGTTTTTCTGAAATGTTGTTTGGTAAGATAGAAAAAATTTTCCTTTAATTTATTAAGAATAGAAATCTGTTCTTCGATGGAAGGCATCTTTTTGTTTACCATGATAAATTCTCCATTTTAAAGTTAGTTAGAATAGAATTATTCTAACTCAATTGCGTAATATATTTATTAAATAAATATAAAACTATTATACCATGTCGAGGATATCCTCGACATGGTATAATGAAGATTTATTATTTATTTTTAATTCTAAGTTTTCTTTCATAATAACGAATGGCTCTAGGGTATTTTGTTTTAATTGATTTAGTAATCAAATCACTTCTTAATTTAGAATACCTAACCAAAACGTTTTTATCTAGAGTATTAAAGTCTTTACTTACATTTTTGATGATATCGTAATTAACTCTACCAGCAAAGAATTTTAAAATGCAATAACATAAAGCTTGTTTTTTTATGTCTACATTCTTGGTATATTTTTCATCATAAATAATAGATTGTAAAATATGTATATGATAATATTTCTTAAGAAAAAATAAAATATCAGGTAAAATCAATAATAAAGTTTTTTTATCAGAATACCTGATAATAGATCTACAACCGTATGTTATTATCATGAACTGAAACGGACTCATGTATTTCTTTAGTTTGATTTTATCTTTAATATGTGAGTTATAATTATCAAGATAAGACATCATTAATTCAATTACTTTCTTACCTAAATAAGTATGTTTTGTTTTATTTTTGATAGTAATTTTATCTAATTCATTTAAAAATTTATGGAATTGATTATCTAATAATTCTTCTCTATATTCAATTAGTATTGGATCGTTTTCAGTAATATCGCCAGAATTACCTATATCAAAAGGATCTGTAGTTTTCTTATTACTATAAAAACATATGTAAAAAACAATGGATGATATAGCACAGATAGCAAGAAGTAACATTGCGTATTGCATAAAAACTCCTATATTGGTGTATGCGTCATAGATATATGCAATACCTCGGTACGATCGGAATTACATACCGGTACTAATTTTAAGGAATATACATTATAAACTACCAAAGTAGCTAGAGAACTTTTTGATTTATTAAAAGTAACATCTGTTTTAAAGATATCATTATCTAATATTATATCAGATATCGAAAATACGTTTTTAGGATCATAGTCAGTAAATTTATCTTTTAAATACATTCTGATGAATTCAGCTATTTTAGTCTTTTTTAAACCATGATTATAACCATTTAATAATTCAACCCATTTATCGTGAGGTAATTTATATTCAATCGGTAAATATAAAGGAACGGATTCTATATGTAAAGATTTTATTTCTTTCATGATCTTGGTTTATATACATTATACAATTCAGATTGAAATTCATCTTCAGAAATATTACCTAAATCATAATCATTATAAAGATTGGTAGCTAACATATTTAGATTTATGATATTATTTATAGATGGTTTAGTTTTTCCACCAAATAACAATAAAGATGAATCTACAATATCGTTTCCAAATAATGTCATTTGAGGTATAATTCCTAAGGGATGTTCAAAATAATGTGTTAATTTTATTTCATCAAGATAAGTTATTAACATCACTACTTTTCTACCTTCTTTATTAGTTGCTCTATGAGTCAATATGATAGACAAATTTAATTTACTAAATAAAGGAGAATTCAAATTTCTTAAAATATCGTAGAAATATCTCAATGAAATTGCATTATTTTTATTTGTAGACATAAACCCAATATATTCGTCTTTTATATCTTTAGATAGTTTTCTAGCTAAAGGTATATTATAAAAATATTTTTTATCTTCTACATAATCTTTATGCATGGGACCTATGATAACGAAGTATTTTTTTAACTCATTTATCATTGAATATAAAAGTTTATTTTCATTATTAGGTACTATGATTTTATTTTCAAAATAAAAATAAATATTGGTTTCATATCTAGACGTATCTTTTATTAATTCATCGTAATATTCTTTATTGGTAGGCATTATTTATTTCCTTTAAAAAATATAGGGGTGTATATACACCCCTATTCTAAATTATTTCCCCAATGCATGAGTATGATTCATTTCAGTCATTAATCTAGCTTTTTCTTTCAGAATTTGTTCCTTAGATTTATGATAATTCCAATGTTTCTTGACATCATTACAAACAAAGTAAACGAAGTCTGGAATTCTATCAGAATCGTATAGTTTTTTCAAATCCCTTAATCTTCCCATAGATTGCAGATTAGACTGAATCGAATCTATTGCGATAGTCAATATTACCGTAGTCAAGTTTGGGATATCAATGGCAGTACCCGCCTTCATTAATGTTGCTACAATAATATCGGACTTTAGGGCGTCCTCTAATGAATCACCTTGATTAAATTTAGTGATTTTTAGTTCGGGCATTTTCTTTCTATAATAATTAGTAGCTAATTCACATGCCTTTACTGTAGAGAAATATATCAGGCATTTCTCCTTAGGTTTTCTATGTATCAAATATGTTTTTCTCATTACCTGGTATGTCATATCCAGATAGTCTTTTTGTAATGGTACAAATTTGAAAATAGATTTCTCAAATGCCGTATGAGAATATCCATCCCTACCATATTCGGTTGTTCGCAGATAATCGGGTTTCTTTACACTATAAAACCAAGCTATTGATCTAATGTATTTATTATGTTCGGGTATCTTGATTTTACTGGTATCAGGATAAGCCAGATTATACATCCTTTCATGAAATGTATTGTTGGTAATTAATGTAGCCGATAAAGATAAAGATTGTTCAATATGTGTATATAGATCAAATCTAAAATTAGCATGAAAATCTTGATGAACTTCATCTATGATTCTAAATCCAAATCCACAATGTTGACACAACTCCCATGGATGACAAGGATATCCAGGAACCAATTCGTTTGGACCAATTTCTTCCTGAGCCTTTAACCAATTGCGTAACGTAGCATTTGATATTAAAACGAATTGGGGTTTATTCTTGTTATCAGATATGGTATTTACCATATACATTAATTCCTTACTACCAATAATAGTAAGAATATCGCCATCCTTTACAATACATTGTTTGTTTATATCCTCCACCCATTTATCTATATAACCGGGTTTCATGATTAAAACGGTCATTAAACCGTAATGACTGGCAGCAAATATAGATAAAGCCGATTTACCTTTACCAGTTTGTAAACCCAGCATTTTGATATTGGGTTTAGGATTTACTAATTGCTCATAAATAGGAACCTGTTCTTCAAACGGTTTAAAATCTTTCTTTATTCTTATTTTGACTATATGAGATTCATATAAAGGTTCAATAATACAATCTACTTTATCATTTAAATTCTCTTTAGTTAGAATCTTTCTAAAGTAATCGATAGTATTTATATGAAACCTATATTCAAGATGGTCGTCATCGATATGTTCGTTTGGAACAACACAATATCTACGAGCAAATTCTTTTATCCACGATCCTCCTGTCTTGTTCCATTCATACTCATTAAAAATATAAGAAAATTTATTAAGAACTGCCTGTGCTATTTTATTTGATTTGTGTATTCTGACGCAATAATTATGACTGAATACCCTTAAATGTATTTTATTCATAAATCATCCAATCTTATCATTAAAACAACATAGGTTTGGATAATGGGATGTGGGCATAATGCCCACATCCCATATACGATTACTTCCTCGGTATATTGCAATCAATATGCAAGTCCATCACATGATCCAATCTGTTGGTTATGGTAAAGGATTTCAAGGAAGAGAAAGTTTTGGAATGATCCTCGAATGCCATTGCGGCCGATAATGATCTTCCACTCATTACTCTTTTCATAACACCAAGTCCTTTTCTTGACCAAGGTTTAGGTAATTCATATCTACCAGATTCAGCGTCTCTAATCATTACTCCATAGACTACAGTTTCTACCTGAGCCATATTAAGAGATAATTCAGAGTTCAACAAATCAAATGTATCGATCAGGAATTCATCGGGATCTATAGCGGAATTTCTGATAAATTCATTTTTTGCATCCGATTCGATTTGTGCTTTAAATCTGGTAGAGAAATCAATCAAAGAATCAGCTTTCATGGGTACAATGGCTAAAGGTTTATTAATATCCCAACCTGTCATATTTATGGTCATTTCGCCTTTAGGTTCAATTGCCCAATCTTTCTTCTTCTTGATATGTTTTAATGCATCAGCAGTAAACGATGCCTTTCTTTTACCATCACCTAAAATTATTGGTTTGGTATCAGTATAGTCACCATAATCTACCTCCAAAATAAAACTACCTATTTCAGATATTCTGTTTAATGGTAATTTATCAAAATTATCCACATATAAAACATCTGCCAGGTTATTGCCATCGTCCTTACCTACCGAAATCTTGAATGTTTTACCATCCAGTTCTTCAGTAAAATAATAACTCACACCATCTTTACCTACCCTAATGAATCGTTTATCATCATCATGAACCTCCAATCTCTTGACAACTGTATTAGACATATAATGTTTTTTGGACAATTGTCTTTGTATGATAAATGCATACAGGTCGGTAGTCATCAATTGACCTAGATTAGTTTTATTGGGTATAGTAAGAGACAAAGCACCTAAACATGTCTCACATACTCCATTGGGATCGGGATGTGCACAATGAGTAATAGTTCTTAGGTTTATCAACTTACCATAAAGATGGGTATCTGTTAGTTTTAACTCATATAACGTTTTATCTGGATCATTAGGCAAGAAATAATATTTACCAGCCAATAATTCAAGATCGGTTTTAGTTAAACCATTATTTTTCCTGATTTTAAATGTGGTATATTCAATAGTACCACAATCACCAGGATGTACGGTCATTATAGCCTCATTTAAAAGCTCCTGTTTTCTGGATTGATACGCCGATAGCTCCAGGTCAGTTTTAGTGGCCTCAATGGCCTGTGCTGCCTTTCTGGACTCTACCATGATGTCATATAGATTCCTATGACCGTCAGTATAATTAGAGAGTAGTGGATATTTGAAAATCTCGCCGCCCAGGTCTTCAATAAAACCAGTTGGAGCAATAGCCTGAACCAATTGATCTGTTTTTATGACACCAGACCTAGCCATCCTGACTACGTTATTTCTTTTTATATCCTCTATATCAGATTTTGCTATTAAATTGGTAATATCTCTGGTTACTCCTAAAACACTAGATTCTTTAGGCGTTAGGGTTTCTAAAGATTCTTTTATCTCTTTGACATCAAATAAATCAATAACATCCCTAATGGAAACAGTAGCTACCTCTTCTTCCATCCATATGCACATGTTATTATAAAAATTATTTCCATGGATATATAGTTCTTCGGATAACTGTTCTAATAGATCGTTATCTTTAAATCTACCTTTAATTTTATATTTTTCATATATATCCCAATGAATTACATTCAGTAAATTCATGTGACTATTACCATTGAAATTTCTTTTCTTCATATGCTCGGTTATATGATGTCGTTTAAATAGATCAATTGGTCGATCTTTAATCCATTCCCATAAAACAACAGTCAGAATAGTTTCCCTGTCATTAGTAGCTAGAATCCCATCTTCGAATTCCAAGTGGAAGGTTCCAGTCAAAGAATTTTTCAAATCCAGGAGATCGTATTTTAACAGATCTCTAGCTGGAAATACTATTTCCTTTGTAGACATAACATTCTCCATTCATTTTAAAATAAGGATAATGGAGGGATTTAATCCCTCCATTATCCTACGGATTTAACACTTCTCTTTGTTTATCTACATATTGATCTCTTAAGTGAATATCGGGGTCTTGATATTCCTTGTACACCATTTTAAATCCGTTGCAACTGATAATGTGTTTGAATAACGATAAAGCTCTATTGTTACCCAATGGCACTCTATTTCTATCAACAGATCGTTCCAGGTTTGTTGGTGTGTAAGAATTCAATATGTTATAAACATTTTCCCTATGGGTGGCTAATGAGTTATTTCGATCCATTAGTTCTACCGCTACCTTATCGCTACAATACGATGTTATAATTCTAAGTTCAGCTTCAGACGTCGCTTTAACTGCTTGGGCTTTAGCTGGAGCTGAATATTTATCGGCAGCAGTGACTTGTCCTAAAACTCCCATGTGTTGAATTTTTGCTGTTGCTACAGCAATCCAATCATCAGAAATCTTCTCCAATAACATAAAGTATTTATGACCCAATTCAATTGGTTTTTTAGTTCTAACCAATTTTCCCGAATAACCTCTATATGTAACTGGAGATATTCTTGGGGGGAATTCTCTTTCACAATCAATGACCGCCTGCCTCCACTTTGTCATTGCATCGGTAGGACTGAGAATATGTATGCATGGATGATTGAAAAGATTGGATATATGTAAAGCCCTTAATTCATCAGAATCAAATTCTGGTGAACTATAATGATCGAACATGGTAGGACTTAATATATCGTATAACCTCATTAATCTTTCCCATAGTTTATCATAAATCTCGGGATTATGTTTCATGTTCAACATAATGGATTCTTGTGTATGTTTCTCCTCTGATCTAACGCGCAATATTTCTTTTGATCTGGTTAGAAACTCCCTGGTTACCTGATTGAAGTATGGTTCATATAAACCTCCAAAATTCTGTCTATTAAATGGTGATTCAGGACTCATCACTACATCTGCCCTGACACCATAATCGTTAACTGGCATATCTTCATCTGGATATACAGCACACACCACGCCTTTATCACCGGATGCTCCAGTTAATTTATTACCTATGTTAGGTACCATGTTGTATAAAATTTTGAATTCCACTTTCCAATCATCGACTGGTTCTTTGTGGTACAGTTTTTGTACAACAGATCCTAAATCATAATCGGTCATTGCGCAAGCCTCAACTACCAGCCTGTGAAATTCATCTGTCATCAGGATTTTTTTATTCTTTCTTTGTCTTATTTGGTTATTATATTCCTGTAGAATTTCTTCATAGAAATTAACTGTCAGGTTATGATAAAACATAACCTGATCATTAGTTCCGTTTTGCAAAGACCGATTATCGGAATAAACATTGATGTCGATTACTGTACCATCACCTGGTCTGGTATATAACTTTTCATCATAAGCCATATCTAGTATCATGGTGTCATATAAACCCATGCCAGTTACTATTTGATTTTCATCAAATCTCCTGGTAGCCATAATTAATCCATCTGGTCGTATAGTCTCTCCGATATCTTTAAATATTTTATATTTGGATTCATTACCAAATAAATTTAAAGCATATCGGTTTTGTCCCCACGATATCGTTCTGGATTCAACTATGTCATACGACAGTTTCTTTAATGCAGACTCAGATATTAATATTCCGTCCTCAGATACAGCAGGATGACTCATTGCTGCAAATACCAGATTTGTTCCGTATGCATAACCACCTCCTTTTTTAATGGAAGGAGAAATCAGGAACTCTGTATCTTTTTCAAATGTAGCTCCTACACATAGTTTTCTATAACTATCGGTTTTATTGTATTTAAAACCGAAGTATTGATGCTCCAAGCAATATTCGCTTAAATCCAGGTAACCAATTCTTCTAGTATCTATTTCAACATAAATTGCGATTGTTTGTTGATTCTTAATAGGGGTACCAATAGTTCTGGATTTTGGATATTTATCGATTATCCTGACAATTTCAATGTCAGCAGGAGCTTTAACGGAAAAGCAGAATTCTCCAAATCTACTTTCCACGCCCGTTTGCCAGTATCTTTCTTCAGATCCTTTTATTACCAATGTTTGAGACAGGTGATTTGCAAACATTGCTTTTCTTGATGCAGAATTTACATCTACCCAAGGATCGTTTGCGTTATTGGATAAGAACTCTGGGTGAAGTTCAGTAGTGTACCTCATATATTTCCTTTTTGTTCCAATGCAAAAAACTTTAAAAATGTCCTTCTAAAAATGCTCTACTAATATATAATATATTGATATTATATATTATTAGTATAAACAGAGATTTTATTCATGGCTAATTTAATAAATACATTTAATTCTACTGGACCTAAGGTTTATTATACCGATAAATTCAGAAGAATGATTGAAGATCACTTACATATTTTAAAAAATAAAAGTAAAAACAATATTAGACTGATTACTCAAAATGAATGGGCACAATTATATCGTTATCAAGGTGATTTTTATGGTTTATTTAGATCACTTGGATTTGATGATAAATATCATTGGACCATGTTAAGATTAAATGGATATAGGTCTAGATTAGACTTAGGTGAAGAATTAGAATATCTATTAATTCCGGATTTTGATTACGTAGATCAATTGGCCAGGTATTGTAAACAAAAATAAAAATGATTACAGCTATGGGATATCCCATAGCTGTAATCTAATTATAATTATTAGTATCTGGAACCGTATCGTCGGTCATCTCTGCGACCTCCATCGTCCCCTCGACGATGATCGTAACGCTCTCTATCTCGATAGCGACCTCCTCTATCGTATCGATCTTCCTCTCTAGCGTAACCCCTTAAAACGGGATTATCCTCAAATGGATCTCCAGTTCTTTTACGAGGTTCAGGATCTCTACGACGACCATCATCGCGTTCGTCATATCTACGATCATTCCTATCATAATCTCTATCTTGACGGGATCGTCTTTCTAGTTCTTCTTCTTTTCTACGAAGCTCCTCTTCTTTTTCCCGTATCTTTCTTTTCTCCTCTTGCAATCTATCGTATTCGGAATTAAATTGAACGGCTCCATGGCTAGGAACTTGATATGTATGGGAAATCTCTTTTGTAGAACCATTTTGTTGTGGTGGTGGATAACCCATGGTCATGATTCCACGGGGCTTGGTATCTTTTTTGACTTCCCGAACTTCTTCTCTAGTAGGCATTTCCTTAATTTCCTTTCTTTCATGTTTTACCTCCCCGTCTTCGTTTGAGTTTAGAGCAGGTACTAATTTAGCATATCTCTCAGCTCTATCTTTAGAATCAAATATATCGATCCATTCGGTGATTCCTTCTGGGAAATCCAATATGGATGGTAAATCCAATAATTCCTTATAAGGAGCTGAGACTTCTACCAATTCTTGAGCTACTTTAATAACTGATTTTACCAAGCATTCAAGGAACGGAGCGGTTCTGGTATTGATGCCAACGTTAAATGGTTCTTTACCTAAACGCAATGATGGAAAAACGAATTCATATAACCTCCTAAACATATCACGATCTTTTTGCGATAGCTTAATTCCGTTTATGGTGTCTTTATTAGATATCAGGTCATCATAAATCGGAAGGGTTACAATTGCCGCTCTACCATATGCAACATTGTTTACAGTACCGGCTCTTTTTATGAAGATATTGATGAACTGTGATGCATCGTTTCTACTCTTGGTTTTCTTCAGTATAGATTCGAATTGCCTAACAGTTACTTTATCGCATTTAGACAAAACGTTTAAAACTTCAGCTTGTTCAATAGTCAAATTCTTTTGATTTTCCTTATTAAAGGAAATATCAATTAATTCTTTCATGAAATAGCTAATAGAAGTATTTAATCTTTGAACATATTGATCTCTCAGACATGCCAATACGTCAGAAATACCCAAGTTATAAGATTCCCTTAAAGGATGAAATCCGATCCGATTTGACCAATTAGTATCTTTCATCTGTTCAACCGTAGGTAGTATCAGCCTTTTTCCACCTACGGTAGCAGGCATAGTTTCATCGCCTAATTTAACAGATACGAAACCATCTGAATCCGATACCAGCCATCCTAGTTCCAATAAAACCTTATAGTGGCTTATCAATTCATTTCTCATAATTAATTCCTTTTGATCAATAACGAAGGTTATCTTTAAGTGTTGTTGGATTTGAACCTATAATAGGTAAGAAATGATCCATCAAATCCCCAAAGTCTCTACTGATTTTATATACATCTTCGACGGTATCCGTTACTACAGGAGTTCCCAATGAATTACAAAAACATGGTAGAACAAATAAACCCCTATGAATACCATCCCAGAATAACTTAAAATCAATATCACCAAATACATCGCAACTGACTTCAATTCCGACGGTAATCATGTCGTTGGCCGAAATTGGTTTCATTAGCTCATATACTATCCTATCCTTAAAAGAATCCAGGAAATAATCCATTTCCATACCTTTGACCAACGACCTACCATCCATGATGGTGAAATTAAAGTCTTTGGAAGGTCTGTTATTGTGACATTGAAACTTGACCCTACTAAGACCCAATTCCATCATAATGGCTGGTACTGCCATGGCGATAAGAGATGCGATCCTATCGGATTCTTCTTGACCATTTAAACGATTGGAATAATCGTAATAATCCGTGGCATTTGGTCCTAATAGATATATGGTTTTCTTTCTTTCAATATCTGGATCGATTTCCAATAGATCGCGAAATGTAAACCTGTCGGTCACACTACGATGACCTTGTATTTGCATTAATTTGGACATAAACAAATCGTCAGAAGCGTAGCTCTCCATTGCATAGTGTTGAGCGGTGGCATTAATGTCAGCAGCAGAATTATTAAATTGGGTATTATCCCGTGCTTGTTGTCTGGATTTTAATACCTTAGACATAAACCTGGATGGTAATCTATTATCAACACTGGATTTGATGGAGTTTTTAGATAGCCAAATTCTTTCGTCTATGACTTCTTCAACTTCTTTCAATATCTTGGTGGAATCGTCGGCATCCAAGACATTATAAATATCCATTGGTCTGATAGTATATAAATTACTTCTGCCCCTGATGCCAGCTCCAAATCTATCTGACATAACATCACTTATGTTGGTAGGATGCCAAATCTTTTCATTACCGCGATCTGTCCAAACCGTTTGTTCTTTTAGCAAGTACGTATTGTTTATGAAAAATTCCATTTCATGATCAATACTTCTACTGCTAAAACCGGGAGTATCCGTGTATCCAATGATGACTTGTCGTAATCTACTACCGATGGATAATTCGAAACCAACGGTCAAAATGAATCGACCCCTACGACTACTCCATCCGTTTGGAATTTCTATAACCCCTCTGGTTTTATAATCAGGAATTATGAATTGATTGGCAATTCCAGCTAAAATCTCAGGAGTGAAACGCCTAGATACATTTTGTCTACTTTCAATTGCATCGATGGTACTGCCGTCTAATTGAGTTATATATGGACGTAAATATTGATCTACGTATTGGTTGGTTTCTGCCAGTACCAAATCCTCGACAAATATTTGAATGTCATCTCGATAACCTAATGGGTGCATGATTTTAAATTCTCCATTCTAGTGTTGTTACAATTTAAATGAATTAACAAAGTTTTTATTTCTTTTCTGTAAAGCTATAGCCAAATCTACCAATCTGGTTTTCAGATTGTTAGATGTTCTATAAATTTTATTTAAAGAATCCCTCGTTAATTCTTTTACCTTTTCATCACTTGCGCAAAGCGACCAAGTATGATTGGATAAATCTTTATCGATACTTTCGATTTCCAATACTACATCATTGACTTGTTTAAAGTTCTTTTTGTTTGGAAATTTTCTGTAATATGGATAAAGTTCATTTAGTTCTTCCATCGATGTTTTACTGATATTGACTTTAAACATTCCATTTGAACTACCATACTCATCGGCGTGTAAACTCTTGGCTGTGGTCAATAATGCTATTTCCTTAAAACCACAATTAAATAACCATTCCTGAGCTATTACCGATAATCTAACAATACTGGCTCGATTAATATCCCACATTGCCCTCGGTGAGAAAATCGGGTTTACTACCCAGCGAATCAAATTGATTTGACAATCCTCAAATGGATGGTCGATTGTATTATGTACGTAATCGTATTCATCCATTAAAGATTTGTATTGTTCGTCGGTTAGTAAATCCTGACAATACAGCTTTGCCAATATTTCGTCCATATGTGTGGTCCAGATTTCCATTGCTGAAAAATCACCCGGGGCCACCAATGGTTTATTTTTATAATTCTCTACAATCGAAGTAGAATCATCGGAATCCATTTTGATATCATTATGGTTCTTATCTTTAACTTCATTTTGATAGCTGTTTAATTGAGATAATTTATTTCTTATCTCTTTATGAACGAGTTGAACCAAATGAGAGTTTTCTCCCCCTTGACATAAATCTGCCACGCATAAAACTTTTATAATTATGTTTGCCAATATCGAAGTCAGAAAGTATTCGCTTCCAATACCATCCAAAGTTGATCGAGTATGGACGGTAACTTGTTTACTATTCTTATCGATATATTGATTTAATTTATCTAAAGCGGGTTCATTGATTATGGGGGATTTGGTTAACAGGTAATACGCATTTAGATTCAAAAACGTAGTACCAGATTCCAATTTTGTTTTTTCCAGATATTCCGATATAATTGGTGTTAGTGCTCTTAATTTTACCGAAAGAACAACTAAATTCCAATAATCCGATATCAGGTAAGTTTGTTCTCTGGTACCAGGTCTTTCATGATCAAATAAATATTCGTTTGTTAAGTCCATTGGAATCCAAACATCGGAATGAAATCTGACAAAGTTATCAAAACGATCGGTATTGTGAATATTAACGATCGCGTCGATAACTGGTCTTAATCTGACGATGAGATCGCTAATCCTCATCGATTCATTCAAAACCTCTTTGGAATTCTCATAAAGACTAAATAAATTATCCAGGGTTTCTTTATCCAGTCTTTCCCAATATTCATTTAATTCATTGAATGGATCGTATAATCCTTTATTAAAAATCCTGTTATAAAATGCTGCGGTGAAGTCCAGTGTTCTATCACCATTTATTATAGAAATAGTTCTATATCCACCGACCTCTGGATTTGTCATTTGAATTTTCATACATTCAATTTCCTTTTTTAAAATCCGGTAAAGTACGTACACTTTAGTAATATATGTACATTTTAAAATTAAGTAAAACTTAAACTGCTGGGTCAGGAAACCTTATTGCTGGATGTGGGTTATAGTCTATTAACAAATATATTTCATCCGCTTTTTTATTTAAAGGATCAAATGTTAGAAAATCTTTTGCAAAATTATTTTTTATTAGAATATTTGGTAAATTTCTAGGTTCTCTATTTAATTGTTCCTTTAATCCATCGATCTGATTCATATATACATGAGAATCACCGAAGTGAATTACCAGATCTTTAGAAATATAATTGTACTTCTTTGCCATCAGTTCTAAGAGAAATGAGTAAGATGCTATATTAAAAGGAACCCCTAAGGCTACATCAGCACTTCTTTGATACATCACTAAATTTAGATAATCAACATCCGAATTATTGGGTTCGACTATGAACTGAAATGTTGTATGACAAGGACTTAAAACTTGTTTATTGTTTTCTATATTCTCATTATGAGTATTTGTTTCATCTGGCATAAAAAGTGGATTCCACGCACTAACTAATATCCTTCTAGATCTACTATGTTTTTCCAACTGATCCATTATGTACAATAGTTGATCAAATTTCATGGAATCATCATTGTTTAAAAACCTGGAATCAATCGGCCATTCTCTCCACATTTTACCATATATAGGACCTAGTTCTCCATTCTCAATCCACGGTATGTTTCCATTATATTCCCATTCGTCCCATATATGACATCCTCGTTCTTTTAACCAATTATTATTGGTTCTACCCTGTAAAAAAAATAATAATTCTATTACAACGATTTTGAGTGGAACTTTCTTTGTGGTCAATAATGGGAATCCTTTTCTTAAATCAAACCTAATAGTTTCTCCTACTAGAGATCTTGTACCTACACCAGTACGATCCGTCTTATTTATGCCAATATCTAATATCTTTTTTACTAGTTCCAGATATTGCTTCATTTTTATTTCCTTTACAAAAAAATATAATTACTACCGTACCATGTGGTACGGTAGTAATACGATTTATTTATATTGATGGTTAAATAATTATTGGCCTCACGGGAGGGACTCGAACCCCCGACCGATCGCTTAGAAGGCGATTGCTGCTATCCAACTGAGCTACCGTGAGGTATTAAAACTATTTAAAAGGGTATATCCTCGTCATCGTCTTTATGGCTAGAATTATTAGAGCTATTGGAACTGTTATTAGAATACCCAGAGTTATTATTACTGCGATTGTTGTTATAATTACCATTACCTTCTTTTGGTTTAGGATGAACGTAAGTATCCAAAGAAATGTCCGTGATAGCTTTTTGCATGAGGTTATAAATAGCTCGTGCTGCTAAAACCGACGTTTCAGCCTCAGTTAGTTTATCACCATCCTTAGATAGGTAATGCCATTTGGTAGGAGCAAAAGGAAAGTAAATTTCCGGTCTACCATTAATCTCCAGATCCCTTACATGGATATAAACTACACCATCTTGCCTTTTACCTACCTCGACCATAGCTGCATCGACTTCTCTTAATTCCTTACCACGCAGACTCTTGCAAATCATTTGTAATTTAATGGGGTTTTTGGAACGAATTACCTCAGCTAATTGCTCCAAATGAACCATCATGTCCATTACACCCATTTTGGCTTGAATGCGACCATAGTTGTTATCCTCATCTCCTGGAGCTTGAGTATAAACAGTAATACCTGGATTATCGTTATTTGCATAATAATGCAAAGAAGACCACCCTTTAGAACCCTTAACGGGACATGGTGTTTTCAATGTGATTCGCTTGGAATCCAGGAGATTTTTATCCCTCATCTTGAATTTACGCTGTTCAGCCATGATTATTTCCTTTTCGCAAATATTAGTGATACTGTACAAATAATAAAGAATTCATTTAGAAAATTACATTAACTCTCTTACCAGATTGCGAACGTAAACATCCTCTAACTTAGATAAATCATGCCTGATTTTATCATAAGTTGTAGTAACTGTCCAATTACATTTTCTAGCTAGATCTATAATGGATTTTCTGATTTGCCTATCCATAGGCATAAAGGTTTCTTTATCTCCAAATATTCTCAAGAAATACGAAGTAAAGGGGATCATAAATAAGTCTTTTCCTTCAATAAACTTCGTATGCCAATTGTATCTGGTTTTAATCTTACCTGTATGAGATTCTATCAGGTCCAAGACCTCATAGTTTTTATATGATAATAAATCTATTACCTGATGGGTTTGCATGATGGTTTTTGAATGATTGGAATTAGGTCTTAATTCGTCTTCAAAAACATTTACGTAATCGTAATTCTTTTTAAATAGATTTATTGTTTTATACATTAAATCCCATTCATCCATCTGTTTGGGAGTATTTGGTCTTCTAAACTTTACTCCCCTATTTATTTTATTGTTTATATCTAATTGTTTCTTGTATTCGCAAAGATATAAAACAAAAGTAATTTTATATGGTTTTAATGCAATGTTGATTTGTTTTACTTCTTCATCTATTAGACCGGCTAAAATTACTTCATCTAAAGCTAATTTAATATCTCCACTAAAAGAACCTAAGGTATTTCTATAAAGAGTATTGAGATTAAACCAATATTCATTATAATCTTTAATAGGGGGATATTTATGTTTTTCTTCATCGTGTATATTGACTAAAGATTCCATAGCTAAAGATGTAGCTATATTAATAGGAAATTTACCCATAGTCATTTTTTCCGAATATTTCATTTCGATTTCCCTTTATATATGAGAATCAATTAGTGAATTGAAATAATCCATTTCTTCATTTGTCATTTCTATAGTTAATCTATCTTTTATAATATCTTTTATGTTTGATTTATCAATGACAAATGGAATATATGATTTTTCTTCCTCACTTAGTAATATATTATTATTTTCAGATTCTATATATTTCTTTTGAATTCTAATAAAAGGATACTGTTTCTGAATCTCATGCAAATTTTCTAATAGAGGATGGTTTTTATGACCAACCAATCGTAAATGAGATCTTCTATTTAATTCTTTACATTTGTTTTTTATTTGTTTTAATGCAATAGAAACATCATCATTTATTTCTATTGTATCAAACCTCATTGCATATTCATTTACTACGAATTTTGCCTCGTAAGTACCATCTCTATAAACAGTAGCTCTAACGAAACCTTTATTGGATTCCATTCCAAATCTTTGTCTATCTGGAGAACCCTGTACTATAATTCTATCTTTCTTACTAAATTCGTGGTCATGACCTACAAATATCAGATATTTTACTATATTCAGATATTTATCAGAATCATGAAACCTAACTCTATAGTCTTCAGGTATCTGAAAATCAAAAAATCCATGCACTAAACCGAAATCACATTTATCAATAGCTCTGGATTTCATTATATCCAATAACTGATGATAAGTAATGTCGTCATTGGTGTTTTTCTCATCAGGTATACAAAGAATATTGATATCGTACTTTTCTATATATTCTATCGATACTTCTTTTATATATCTTAAATCGCATTTTAAATCAGAAGCATCGTTAATTGCTACAAATAATTGCGATTGTAATCTATCATGACTTGGTGTACCCTCTAAAACCATAACGGTTATATTTAAATTAGCACATCTAGATAATAATCTTTTTATCCATGGTACTATATGAAAAACATCTTGATGATTTAAAGATAAACCTTTATCAAAAACATCACCAACAATAAACAGTAAATCTAATCCAGATAGATATTCTATTGTTAATTTTTTCTCTAATCCATTTATAACATTTTCACTAGGATTATTTATATTTCCTAAATGTATATCAGATATTGATAAAACTTCAATCTGTGTCCAATTCATAATCGCTTAAGTCATTTTTATTAACGTTTTCTATAATGGAATCGTTTACAACACTATTTATTTTATCTTCAGGAAATAAATTTATTATTTTATCTCCTTTACCATATCTTTCCAATATATCATTCCAGGCTTTCATATTCATATAAACCTCTTTGGTAGGTTTATCTTTAATATGCATTCCTACTAAAGTTTTTTCTAAATAAACACTAGAGGCTGCTGCACTGACTTCCTTTAATCTAGAATACTGTTTTTCTACCATGGATATAGTCCTACCACCGGGCTGGACCTGCTCTATTACACTTTGATCCAATATTGGTGGTACGGTATATAAAACATTTCCTTCATTATCAATAATGTCTACAGCTATCTTTGGATCACCAGATATTTTATCTAACCATGTAGATATACTTATTTCTTTAGTAGCTGGAACTTCGCCTGCAAAAAATGGTAAAAAGAACTTAACAAAGAGTTCTTCAGGAAATGTTGGATTGGATTTTTCTGGAATTAATTTGGTAGATATATCGTTTATGATGCTTTCTACATTCTTATGGTTAACTTTCATTATCTTACTAAACACATCCATAACCTTATCGTGATCAGGATGTGGCATTGAATCTATTTTTGGTTCCAGATTCTTTTTTAATTCTTCAGGTAGGTTTTTTAGCGTTTTACCGTCTAGAGCAGCTTCCAGTTCTTCTATTGAATTAAATCTGAGATTAGTAAATTTTTGGTTCATAATTCGCCCATTTCATTTAACCTATAAATTTTCTTGACATTGGTACCCAGCATTTCTATAGCATTAGAAATAGAATATGTTTTACCTTCATCTTCAAAATTACATTTTATTTTTATAACCATATCGACGTCATTTTCGTCACCAGTTATAGGTTCTATTGTAACATTTAATTCTACATTACTAAAGATCGTAGATAAATATTCATTTAAGTAAGTCAATAATCTACTTTCAATATCATGTAAATCGGCACCATCGGCTAAAATAGACTGAAACGATGCTAGATCATTATAAAAATGGGTTTGGCTTTTTTGTGTTTCAAAAAAATAAGCCATCATGAAATCGATTTTTTCTAATGGATTTGTTACCCATCCACTATGAGAAAATGTAGGTAATATAGACATAGAATTTCTTTACTCCATAAAAAAAAATAATGACTGATAGGCTATATAGCCTATCAGTCATTACAATAATCACATATCTTCGTTTAGTATAGACGTAGGGTCTTTTCCTTTTTGAGCATAAAAATGTTCCAAAACTTCCCATGTGGATAATATATCCATTTGCTCAGCCAAGAATAACTCCCTTTCATCTTCATTGTAATTCAAATCTTGATATGCTATCCATGCATCTTCAGTTTCCCTTATCTTGATATCATGATAGTTTTCTGTAAATACAAACCCATCGATTACTCTCATGTAATCGGGATCATCGAAAGATTTTCTACCTGGATAAGGATTCCTGTATGAATCAGAATATGAGTCAATGCACTGGGATTCTTCTAGTTGCCTTGATATAGGATTACACATAATGTATCTTTGCATAACAGACTTGGCTGTTTGTAGCCCTTTCATGTCTGTTAGTGGCAATACGATATCTTTATCAAAGAGATTTTCAGATTCCCTTAATCGCTTACGAATTCTCCTTAAAGCAGAAACTCCGTTAAATCGTTCAAAAACATCTCTGGCGTCGCTAAAGAAGTTATCGAATACATCGCCTATCCTGTCTGAATATCTCTCCACTTCTCGTCTTAGATAACGCAATGTACTTTCTTTAGGTTCTCCGTAGATGTAGTTGCTTATTTCGTCATTCGTTAAATAGCTTCCCATCTATAATTTCCTTATTGAAAACATTTCGTGCATTTTCTCCATTTTATAAGGATCGGGTATCTTATCCTTATCATGGTAATCATAAATCCAATTTATAATAGATGACACTATGGGTTTGGGTAATTTCATATTGTCACCCACTTCTCTTGGACCCGATAACTTCCAAGCGCCAAAATGTGGTGCTAAATACCTCAATTCATCCGTTGTCCAATTATCCAATGTTAGAAACGAAAACATTGAATCGCCGTCAAAATCGGCGTTCGGTCCCGCTACGCTTATTATAGGATAGCTGATAGACAAAATCTTAGGATTCGTTTTTACCTTTGTAATAAACATTCGTTGAATTGAAGTTCTATACATGGAAGGATTTCTACCAAATATACAAGGAATTCCTTTATATTTAGTTTCATCTATTAGTTCGACAAACAATTCGTCTAATAGAGGATGATACTGATGCGTGTATTCATTTAATAAATAACTAGCATCGTTATAACCGTATCCTTTACGATACAATTTACTCATCAAATGAATTCGCAAGGCTGTTACTGCTAAAGGCCATGGAATATGAATTTCATCATGATCATGGGGTGTAGTTAATGAATTAATTACAGCTCTGAAACTAAACCAGCATCTACTGGCGAACACGTGTTTACGCAATAATCCTGGTTTACTGGCTAGAAATTTCTTTTCATAGGCTTTAGCAAAGTCGGATAATGTTTTTATTAATTTAGAGACCCTGTTTTCTTTTTGTTTTATTGTATATGCTTTTATTTCAGAATCTATACCCGATATATTCCTGACGGCATCTAGTATCACCTTTAATGAATTATCCATATAGGTGGTGTAGTTGGTATTTTCGATCACCAAGAGAGTTTTGTTGTGTATTGGTATGTGTTTAGAAAAAATCCTGTCCCTATACATACTGATAAACTTTCTTAGATCTTCAAACTTGATTTGTCTGGCTTTATCTGCCTTTTTCATAGTTTTTAGAGCAGTCATCAAGTCTTCAATTATTGTATCGAAATGATCGTGAAAGTTGTTATACCCTCTAGGTATATTCATTTCTTCCAATGTATCAACTATGTACTGATATCTATCGGTACTATATCTATAATTGGTGTTGGTCAGATATTCAATAATATTAAAACCACCACCCCTACCACCTCCTATATCAAAGATGTCGGATAGTAATCTCCATACATGAGGATCCATTATATCCCTAACGCCATCTGGAGCTCTCACCCATACCAATGGTTCCAAACTTCTATCAAGTAGAGGTTGGACTCTGGTATTACATATTCGACATAAAGTACCTTTACCATCATGATCAATGTGATGTTGACCGACTAATGTTCCACATGAACATCTAGGAACGGTATCCATGAGATCTGTGAAATTATAAACGGTCATTAGACTTCGATCGAGTTTTTCTTTTTCTCCTTCAATTGTATCTAAAATGTCATTTACAATTAAAGGTTGTGTTGATAAATTGTGAAAAACATCATCAAAATCTTCTAATTCCAAATGGTGTCCCATACGCTATTTCCTTTTAAAATATGTACTGGTGTTTGGTACATCTAATTAGTAATATATTTCTTTTTTTATAATACAATATTTACTAAACAAAAAAATATATACACCTGAGAGCCGGTAAGCTCTCAGGTGTATATTTGTTTATATGTTACTGTTTATAACATTTAAACTGTACCGATTTATTACCAGCGGCCTTCAAAGCGACGGTTGCTATCGTAATAACGATCTTCATCGTAATCGCGTTGAATACGACGGTTACGATACAGACCAACGGCACCGGGGCGGTTAATAACCGAATCGATGTTGCCGTAAGTACTACGATAACGCTCACCACCCTCGGTCTTGGAAGACGCGGGATTAAGAGAGAGTCCGCACGAAATGATGGCATCTACCAGAGCTTGGTTAAAGTGGCTATTCAAATTAACACGTTGATACATTCCGGTGATTACTGCATGGGGAATGAACCTGCGGATAATTTCATAGCGATCCGATTGACGCAGAACCGTTTCATCGAACTTATTATCACTCCAGCGCTGAACAACTTCCAGATCACGAACAGACTCAGGATTGAGCATGTTCAATAGAGCCAGATAGTCAAAATCCCGAATATCGAGAATACCGCCACGCTCATCACCAACATAGTAACCAGCATGAACCCGTTCGATTTGATCATCTACAATGGGGTCGCCACGACGATAATACTCCTCGAAGATTCCATTGGTTAGGATGCAAGCTGCATCATAAATTTCGTCGGAGGCTTTACGGCTACCCTGAGCCGCTGCAATCCAACGCACCCACTGCCACGTAGAAGCTCCACATTCGGGAATATCAAAAGAGAAGATAATTCCAGGACGAATGGTAGCCCTCAGTAGAGCGCGACGGCGAGCGGCGGTAAAGGTTGGTGATTTGGTTTCAACCCGATCGGAAAACCCACGCTCCTCATCCATGAGATTAGTCTCAATTGCCAATGCACCGATATTACGATACTCATTTTCACCCAAGGACAGATTGGGTTCAAACGCGGTCATGATTTCTCTTTCATCTCCAGCAGCATTCAATGTTGCAATAGCCAGAAGGAAAGTATTCAAAGAGAAGTCGATGGTATCGACAAAGGTGTTAACGAACCTCAATGCGTACAACTGATGCTCATCGCCACTAACACGATTGTCGCGACGAGAATAAATATTGTCGTGCAACAATGCTCCATCAGCAGGTGCATAAATGAGGTCATAGAAACCACCAACACGGCTAATGCGTTGACCGCTAATCAACTGATCCATCGGATCGCGAGCCGAACGACCGCGATGTTCACGAGTTACCAAATCAATGACGACGTCGGAACGAATTGGTTGATGACCACGATCAAAAATATGATCTTGGCGATGTTGTATGTGCAATGCGTTGTACGTATTTCTGGATTCAGAATCCAGTTTCAGCAACGGCACATCCCCATCTTTTTCATCAAGAGCCAACTTAATTGCTGTATAAGAATTCTTTACGCAATTAGCAATAGCGTCGGGATTTTCTTTCAGGGTAGGAAAGTTACGATGAATAACTTCCGCATCTGAAGAAACCAATTTGGTTTCCGGGTAATGGTTAGCCAATACTTCTTCTACTACATTACGGCAACGATCGTCATATGCATCGCCAGGTACTTGTACGATAGTTACACGCTGACCGCGAATAGATTCTTCGCGAGGCTGTAATTGATCGGCCGAACCAGCTAGTACGAACGTATGATAACCAATGCCCAAATCTGGCTTATTCTTTTTCATGCCAGCAACTACCAGCAACGAAAACGGCAAGCCTGCCACTGATGCATCGATGGGAAAGACCTTTGCTTGGATGAGGTTGTCATCATCTTTGCTAGGCATTGCTTCGACAAAATCCCGATAAAACTGATCCAACGCCTCAGCCGTATCAGACATTGCCAAAGGAGTAGGATTTAGCCTACCGATTTGAGTCAAAGACGTAAAGCGGGTATCGATTGGTGCTTCGTCTTTTTTCCTACGATCTCCATGAGAATCCTTGGACGCACCTCTATTCTCACGAATAGCGGCTTGATCCAAAGCGCCTTTTACTTGATCATTTTGATCGGTTCCTATGATTGCCATGATTATACTTCCTTTAGATAAATTAACAAGAAAATGGTGTACATACAAAGTGTCATACACGGTTAATCAATATAGTAATATATTTCTATAAAACTATTTTAAAACATATATCCCCAGCCAACAGACGACATATAAATAGTCATCTGCACAATATATATACTACAATAATTTTTTATATAAAACAATACTGTGATATTTAAGGAAATTTTTATGATGGAAATAAAACCAAATGTTAAACATATTTAACCATCTAAATAGTAGAGCTAAAGGTATTATAGCATTACCTGAATTTGAATATATAAAAAAGGGCTTATTATCTAATTTAAAAATAGTAAACAATTATTATAGATCAGGAGCTTATGCTGTTGGTAGCGATCATATATTAGTTAAATTACTGTATAGTTTATCGGTTGATGTAGATACTGATATATTTGATTACTATCGTATCGTAGATAATAAAGCTTTAACGGTAGCTCAACAATTAGGTTTTACTACCCAATTTAATAAAGGTAAAATATTTAATAACGTCTTTACTACAGGAAATAGTAAAGACGTTATTATGGTTCATGATAGTACCATAAATGTAAACTGGTGTCATGAATATTGGAAAGATTTAAGACCTATAATTGTTTTGCGTCATAACAAAACCAACATAGATTCCTTCTTATATAACAATACCGTTATTAGTAACGGTATTAATGTTTATACTATAAACCTACCTATGTTGGCTATACAATATCGAGCGTATAGACACTGGCAAAAAACATATGTAACTGAGGATACTGGTAGAAATTCCATTTATCATTTTCTATATTCGTATCCTATATTAAATATGATTTATAGCTCCATGGATTATTCTATTTTCAATAGAATAATATCAATAGACAATGAAATAAAAAAGAATGAAATACAATTTAAACATCCTTTTCATTTAACAAACTTTAATGATAAAATCGATAGAATATTATCTATGTTATTAAATTCCATAAAAAGTAGGAATTTAGATATAGCTAGTATATTACAAACGTTTCCTGTTATAAATAAAAAAAGTTTGTTTGAATCATTAAGATTGCCTGATGTATTTGAAAATAGACAAATAGCCTGGGCTATTTATTTAGCCAGAATCAGAGCTTTATTGTTTATTTATAAATACATAGATAAAACAAATCAACTAGAAAAAAATATGATAAAATACGAATTCAGAAAGTATTTAGGTGATAATTCTATTCGTAGTGCTCTGGATGTTTCTTTTTATAATGAAGAAAAGAAGGTAATTGAAGATTTATTAAAATTATGATTATACTACCTACAGCCATCTTGGCTGTAGGTAGTATATATTAGACATCTGATATCATTCTGGTATTTCTTTTATTATTCATGTAAAGACCATAAGCTTCTAATATATGATAATAAGCGGCGCATGACTCTTTCATCATCTTTCTAACATTTATGATATTAATAATTTCTTTAGGTATTCCATTTAGTTGAACAATGTTTACTGGAATATAAATAGTATTTAATAATTTTTTTACTGTCAATGACATTTGTTCATAAATATCTTCAATTAAATCAGGGTTATCCATCTTTAACAACGTTTCTTTAAATTCTGTTTGGTTATTTACATCCAAAGGAATCTTAATCATTGTGTATGGAGGTTCATCAACTAAACCGTATATCTTACCAAAAGTGGAATTATAGAAAATATGATACCAATAAGGGGTTTTACTGACATCAGATAGTTTATATGCATTTGCTGTTTTTAGATTTATTGTTTTAAAATAATCAGTAGAGCCTGATTCTATATTACGTTTTATTTCGTTTTCTTTATCAGCTATTGTTTTTAAAACGTCTTTGATGTATAATTTCTTACCATATACCAAATCTTTCATTTGGGTCAATAGCATTTCTTTTATATCTGATACAATACTACCGGGAGTATTTGATGATATTAGATTTGCTCCTTTTAATTCCAGTTCTGGTTTAGCATAAATGGTACCTTCTTGTACGGTTTTTAATGCCCAATAATGTTTAGCCATGGAAGTTGGAACAAATACATCGAATTTGTATTCGTTCTTCATTTTCGTATCGAATATACGATTTATATCCATACCGCAATTAACACTCATTAAAGCATGTAAATGAGCCGAAGATTGTGCAGCTAAAAATATTATTACATCAGAAACATTATTGGCTTGATCAGAAAAATCTATAACACCTAGTATTCTCTTTACCCATTCCTGTACGGTAAAAAGAGTGGAATCTGTATCACCTCCTAATACCGATCTTCTTAATGAATGAGTATAGTTTCCAACCGAAGCTGGTAATATATTAGTTAAAAAGAAAGCTTCAATAAAATCTTGTTTAGCTAAAAGAACGCGATTTATGTTGTAAGCCGTCAGAGCTATAGATATAAATCCATCGGGATCATTTTCTTTAATATCATTTATACTCTTTCCCTTAGTAATATTTCTGCAAATTTGTTTAGCTAAATTTAAGATATCTGAAGGAAACGTCGATATGATTTCATCAGCTATATCAAAGTTACTCATTAAATCGTCTATTACAGGAATGACGTTATTTATTTCATTAGATTCAATCTTCCTGATAATATCCAATATTAAAGTTTTAATAAAATCAGGATTATGATTAAATAACTGATAAAAATCTCCTACATAAATAAACGCGGCTCTTTGTATGGGAGTTAGTCTATTTACCAACTCCCATACTGGTTCCATCTTGATCTCTGATTTAAAATACAAATATCTAGAATAATTTATACAATCAATAACATCAGATACCGTTGGATATTTTAATTGATATTTGATTATTGCCTTTTCAACCTTATTTAAATCTACAGTAGTAATGATAGACATTATGTTATTCAATATAACATCTACATCATAATAATGCCTGTTTCCTTCAATAAACTTTTCGTTATTGGCATTGCCGTAAGCAGTAGTTAATCTACACATTGTAGTAAGAGTGGAATGTGTAGTTGGATTAAAAAGAACTGTAGAAGGAGTAAGGGACGCGCCAGATAAAGAATTATTGGTAATTTTTGCATTAAACTGAGCTAAATCCAAGAAGGTGTATAAAACTTCATTACCATCGGTTTTGGCTTTAAACATTTTCTTCTTTAGCTTACTTCTTTCTTTAATATTCTCATTTGTATATAAAGCCAATAAAGATTGATTTTCTTCTGGACTCTGATATGTAGTTAAAGTAGGAGATATAGCTTGTTTATTTATTAAGCTATCTTTTAGATATTCCCCCATTGTAGTTTCTTTTATAGATCTATCTGAATTATTCTCCCTTTCCAAATACTTAACGGTAGGATTTTTTAATTCAAACAAACCATTTGGTCTAATGTTATTCTTTATAAACGACCTGGCTTCATCTACAGAAATGTCTTTAATAATGGATAAGTATTCGGAAGCCTGTTCGATATAATGTTTTATTACACTAATGTCTCTTACGTAATCATTTTTATTTTTTATAAATTTAACAAAATTTAAATTTTTCATGTCTTACCCAAATTGCGAATTTATTCATTTCACTAAATGGGATAAACATATGAAATTTAAATAAATTCGATATCGTAATCTTTATATCCCATTTGACTAAATACATCTTTTAATCTAATCAAATCTCCAGTAGAGGTATTGGGTATAGTAATTTTAGCCGTTTTAGATGCTACTTCCGTTATACTAGAATTCTTTATCCAGACTTCACCTAAAATAGTAATATCGCCATTATTCTTTTTTACTCTATAATAATTATATTGCCTGGGATCATTGGGCGTTCCTATTGGTAATAAACCAGTAGAATATATTTCGGCGTGTATTGGTTCTAAATCACCGGCTAATAAAATAGCTGTTTCAAATGGAAAGTATCCTAGAATTTCTACTTTTTTGAAATCATTTCCTAGTATACTAATCGTATATACTTCAAAATCGTATATACCTTTATTATTCATTAATTGTGCCATTATAAAACCTTTAATGTTAATCAATAAAATTGGTTAAATAAACTACATGATTTTTTATTTTGAATGGGTAGTAGTTAAACTCATGGTTTTCATTATTTAAGTTAATTATACCCAAGTTAAACATTTTTTCTTCGACTTTATCTACTAATTTATCCAAATCCTCAAGAAAAAAATATTTAAAGCTATTATCGTTTTCTATATAATCCTTATAAAATGTCCCCAATCCAGATAGATTGGGGACATTTTGATCTTCGATTTGACCATATAGTAAAACATCAAAAACTATTCTTATTATTTCTTCAATTGTTGTTTCTCTTAAGTTTACTGGTTTTATTAGATTTCTTTTAAACTCTTTTAATTCGTCTCTTAAATCCAATATTATCATTGATTGCATGATTCATCTCAAATTAAGACAATTATGTCTATACTGGTGAAATCTTTAAACACGACATTTGTTTCTCCATTTTCAATTAAAACATATTTTAGTTCTTCAGCTAAAGACATTAGTATTTCATATAAACCTATGGCCAGGTCCATATATGAATCAGGTTTAATTTGACCAGTTTCGTTCAATTCGAAACACCAGTCAATAAGCTCAGCCAATACCAACGAATTATTATCGATTTTGTTATCTATTAACAAAGTGAATAATTCAAATAACCTTGTTAATATAAGATATTTATCTTGTTCGTATATATCGATTGAGAAAAATGTCTTTAACCAAGCAAGCCTTCTTGACATAGCAAGTATATGTGCTTTCATGGGTGTTTGATTATAATGATCTATCTTATTACTCTAAATGATAAAGATAATAAAGATTGGTTAGGTAGATGCTTAATAGAAATGTTTTCATCTAATAGTAATGTTTTTATATGAAAAATTATTTCATATAAAACATAACTAAAAAAGTCCATCAGGGTTTTCTTTTCTAAATCGGTAAATGGGTTAAAATGACCTTGAGTCCATAAATCGGAATAGATAATATCGTGTAATACGTCTATATCGATATTAGATTCTTTTATAGAATTACATAAAACATCCAATAACGATTCGGCTTCAGACTCATCTGTTATATCAAAACTATTTTCTAAGAAATCGTATAACAATATTTTATATCTTCTTTTATCTAATAAAAGAATCATTAAAACCTCAAATTTACTAAAAGTGCATTTGCTTTAGTCCATACAAAACTATTTTCTACTACAGCAAAATCTCCATATTTATATCTGATTTTATTCATGGTATTTTGAATTAGTATATCAATTTCTACAGCATTTTCCATATCCGTATACCATTTGTCATTATCCACCGATGGTTCTAAGCCTTGGATTGCTAAATTAATTTCTTCCATCGCTTTAAAATGATGATAGGCATTATCTAATTCCTTAAATATGGTTACATCTCTTACATCGTCGGATAATTGTCTTTGACTAGCCAATACACACGATTGAATATATCCTTTTATTGAATCGGGATAGTAATAAAGAAATGAATCTTTATCATAATCATTAATCAACCGTTTTAAATCCAATATGTAAATTTTACCATCATTTACTTTAATATTGGATAATGGTCTATCAATATACCATTTTAGTGATTCTAACATATTAGAAAAAGATTCCACGTTGTTCCTCATAATCTTCAGGTACGGTAATTATTAACGATAAAATTCCTTCCATCTTTACCCAATAATAATCGTCGGGTACATAAGCTCCTAATTTTGGAAAGACGTTTAATATATCATCGGTAATAAGGTCCAAAAGAGTTTCTTTTACTTCTCTTGCCTCCATGCCTATTAAACAATCTATGTTCAAATCCTCATCGAGCTTATCTTCATCTATTTCATAACCCATGACTCTATCTACCATGGTCACGAAAACATCTTTCATTCTTGAATCTTCTATAGGTTTTTGTTTTAATCTCAATTTTCTTAAATAAAACTCTTTAGCTCGATTCAAACCTATAATAAATTTACCAGATTGGATTTGTTCATGTTGAAGGTTCGAGTTTTTCCAGTTCATTTCTAGTCCATTGAATTACCCTATAATCATCGTATTGTTCAATTATGACTACAAATTTATTTTGATGCTCTTTCAATTTATGAAATACATATCTATTTTTATTTAATTTATTATCTATTTCATTTATAATCGATTTCAAATATTCGAACATATCTTTATTTAATTTGTCTTTTTTTGGATCATCTAGATCTTTTTTAAATCTTTCTCTTTGATCTGAATTCATTTCTACTGTTAGGCTATCCAGTAATATATTTACTGTTACGCAATATGAATCTTCTCCGTGTACCCATGCTTTAGATAAATCTATTATATTTTTTATAATCTTTATAGTGAATTCTAAAGAATAATTTTCTACTTCATCTAAATCTTCTATTACTTTATACTCCAGTAATATTTTACCCAATCTGAATACATAGGGTCTTATGTCTACAATAGACATCTTTCTTATCTTAAAATAAGCAGGAGATGGGTCTATCCATTGTACTGGTTTAAAGATTTCTATGTCCATGTCAATGCGCATTTAAATATAATGAGAAAATGCCCCCAGGAGGCCATAAACGCCTCCACGAGCCATTATATTATTGTGACATATGAAAAGTTATATCTCATTTGTTTTTCATCTTAATTTGATTATTTAAATAAACAAAAAATATTGATACAGAGGACTGGATATCCAGTCCTCTGTATCAAATAAATTAAAATACTAAACCATTCTCGGCAACATTTTCACTACCATCGGCTAATTTATTTTTAATTACTCTAGATTTCGATTTGGTTTCATAATCGGTCAATTGATTTTTAAGCGATTTCATAACTGTATCTACATAACCATCTGTAATGGTAAAATGTAAAGGGAATTTCATCGATTCAGCATCTTTAGGTTCGATATTAACGGGGACGCCCACTCGTTGATATTCTACAGGAACATCAAGCTTGGTGTCATTCAAATCTTTATTGATGGTTAGAACACTAATAAGATTGGCATCGACTAAAGAAACCTCATGACGATGAACATCTAATACTCCGACCTGAGGGGTATAGGTTGTAACATTGTGGAAATTTAACCAGTTATAAATATCTCTAGAATCCAAATTTTTATTCTGACCAGAAAAAAGAACTGTTAAGCACGAAATAGCCATTCGAATTGCATCATCGACTTGTTCTACCGTGCCATTTTTACCATTTTGTAAATATGTCATAACAACAGGCTTATTTCTGGTTTTAGAAATATGCTCAAATGACAACATGGTATTAATGGTATTGGTAATGTATTGCATCGTATCGTCTGAACCGATGGCAAATACCATTACAGGAATATCTCTATCCAATAATTCGGATAAAATGGAAGGTCCTAAAACGGAACCAGACCCGCCGGTAGTAGATGAGATTACGATATTATATTCCAAAGGAGGAAACTTTTGTAAAATCTCTCCGGTATGAGTAATAATGTCTTGGCCATTGAATTTTCTAACTCCACCAGACCCTGCTGCATCTGGTAAGATATAAAAATGCTCTTCAGGAAGATCGTAAAAAGAAGCTGTGGATGTATCAATATATGCTGGATGCAAAACTGAGTGTCCGGGTAGAACTTTAGCTCTATCGGATTCAAAATACCTACCTACGCCAATACCGGCTCCACCGCAAGCATAGATTCTGATCGATTCGTTTTTATGCACTAAAGCGTTATTTTCCATTTATTACTCCGAACGTTATAGGAAATGAATCATTTGGAAAAGTGATTCACTATAATAATATATCTACAATTTAAATTTAAAGGATTTTGTCAATATGCTACCAGGTGGACCAGTTGAAAAAGCCCTAATGGAGATCAGATACAATATTCCACCAGAGATATTGGATTTGGTATTTATAAAGAAAGCTTATTATTATCGCGATAAACCAATGAATCTGGATAGGGAGATAATAAAGAAAGTAATAGCTCCTAGAGTTATCGTAGATTGTAATCTAGTGGGTGGAACTGATTATATTGTTCCTTTATTGGATGTTCATAGACAAACAACGGAAGAGTGGATGGCTGTTTATAGAATCCCTAAAGTATTTACCGATAATAGAACCATTGTCTCTATTTTAGGAGTCATGTATATAAACCCCTACATGGTATCAGCCCCCGCTGGATCTAATTATAAAGGATGGTCTCACGTAATGGCTACCAGTCAGGCTGTATTGGAAGCCATGAGTCCTATTCCTAATTTTAGCACTACAGAAGTATCATTAGAAGGTGAAAATACTATAGTAGTAAGAGATGCCAGAATTTTGCCTAGTAGATCATTTGCTAGATGTATTTTATCTTACGATGAATATATGAGTAATATAACTCCTAGAAGTTACATAGCTTTTGCTAAATTATGTATAATGGCTACCAAAGCTTATATATACAATAATAGGGTAATTTCTATGGATAAAGCAGAAATGAGTGCCGGTGTATCATTAGGTTCCATCAAAGATATAATCGATGAATATAAAGATGCTAATGAAATGTATTATGAATATTTAAAAGAAAACGTAAGAAAGATACTATTCATGAATGATGATTATCAAAAAAGAAGATTTATTACCAGTTTAGTTGGTGGCTACAAATAACTTTTTCTTTAATAAGGATTTAACATGTCTTTTATTCCAGTTAGCGGCATTTTGTATGCCAATGAAAATTTTGATTCTACTGAAAATGTTCAGGATGATCAAGAATTGATTTCTGAAGACATTCAGGATGAAACCGAATTAGTCGAAGTATCTGATACCCTATCTCAAGGTGAGGAGAAAATCGAAACGGCCGAAACGGCCGTTGATGGCCTTGAAACCATTGCAGATAGAATAGAAACAATCAATGAAGAATCTGAAGAAGGTATTGATGAAACCACCGCCGAATTAGTTGAAACAGCAGTTGAATCACTACTTCAAACAGCTAAAATTGGTGTTACCTTTAAACAATTGGGTTTACCTAGTACCGAATCTTTTAGTAATAAAAAAGATAGAAAAGAATTAGGTAAAGCTACAGTTGAAGGTATTCGTGAAACTGCTAAAAAGATTTGGGCGGCTATTGTTAGTGCTATTCAAAAAAGTATCGAATGGCTCAAGCAATTGTTTACCAAAATCTTTTATTCTGCTGAAAGATTGAAAAAACGTGCTAAAGCTGTTATCAGGAAAGCAGAGCGTGTTGGTGGTGATCCTAAAGAAAAAGAAATTGAAGATTTCTCTTTATTGAAATCCGTGTGTGTTGGTACTAAAGTAGCCACACCTTCTGATTTGGCTGATACCACCAAGATCATTTCGGATGTTCTTGAATATCAAAAGAAAATGGTAAAGATTTCTGCTGATGCTTCTGAAGAATTCAAGAAAGTCCAAGGAAAATCCAGCATCTTGGATAAAATTAAAGAAACTTTAAAGAAAACCGGCAATACTATCAGCTCCAGCAATTTCCTAAAAGATGCTTCTGATAATATTAAAAAACAAATTACTGCCGATAATGATTTAAAAGTAACTGTCAGTAAACCCACGGTAGGTAATGACGTTTATTACGTCATTAATGGCGATCCTAAATCTAGCCTACCCAACACGGCAGAAGAATCTATTAAATTTTGCTCTAATAGTAAAGCTGGTTGCATCAAGGTTGCTGCTGACATTAAATCAGGTACCAAGTTACCGGTTCTTAAACCAGAGGTAGCAATTAAATTTGCTAAAGAAACTATTTCTTTGGCCGATACCATCTTAAAATACAAATCCCTTAGTAAGGAAATCGAGGAAGCTAAAAAGAAATTTCTCGATACCGCTAAGGAAAATCAAAAGAATCAAGACAGCGCCGATGTCAAAAATGATGAGCTGACCAGGGCTATTTTGGGTCGTTTGCGTAGGATTATCGATGAACCTGCCAGATCGGCTTCCGTTTATGGCGTTAGATCTGGTTATGCTGTCATGAACTATTCTTCAAGAAGTTTAGCATTATATCAATTAAATAAATAATTGAAGAAATTATGTCTTTTATTCCAATTAAAGGTATTTTGTATACCAATGAAGATTATGACATAAAAAATACCATCGATATAAATAACGAAATAGCGGTCGATGAATTATTACTAAAAGATTCGTTAAACTCTTTAGATGTATTTAATGATCAAATTAATAATAGCGAATCTGCGGTACCATACATAAGGAATTTGTAAAAGATTGTATTGATGTGGTAAAAAAGAAATAGAAGTTCTTAAAAATGCAAGTAATTCTACCAAAACGAAATCGGTAGAATTATTAGGTAAATTAAGAGATAAAACCAAAAGTACTTTTAAAAGTCGTCATGGATCCTTTAGCTAAGGTGTCCATGAGTTTGATGGGTAGTTTCAATGCTATGTTGAACAAAATAAATAAAGATTTTAATTTACAAACAACTTAAAAGTTACTACATCATGGCTAGAATATTCTAGCCATGATGTAGTATAATTACGACATTGCCAATAAGTGCTTATCCAATTTGTTTTTATAGGTCATGATGTTTTTAAAGTATTTATCATCATTCTTGCCACGATAGCATTTAAGGGCATTGAGTACATCTCCATTCGATCTTTTTTTGCACTCCGCTAAAACCTGAACACCGGCATCGATCGCTACGTCAATTTTAGTCAAATCACGACCCTTGACTTTTTCAGGGTGCCATCGAGCAATGACTTGCATTAGACCAGCGGCCGAAGATGTTTTGGCGCGTGCTTTTGGATTGAATGTCGATTCATACCTAATAATAGCTAAAACATTAGTAGGCTGAACATTATGGAGTTCGGCATAATGAAGAACGTTTCGAATGATTTCATCCAATTGATCTTCATTTACATTTAAGTTTTTCTCCATCATAATAACATCTTTAATGCGAGAAACTCGATCTTCAAAAAAATCCGTAGGAGCTTCAGGTAAGGGTTCGTGAATGACATGCTCCTGAGGTTTGCGAACAAAATTTTTGGTCAATGCACGATGTAATTCTGCTACATCAGAATAATTAATCAATTCGTGTTTTACCTCAACGATACGAGTATTCATATCGTATAAATGTGACACTCCAATGATTAAACCGAAAAAAGCTAAACCACCTAAAGTTACATTCAAGATCGTAGTTACGGCTTCTTTATTTTCTCTATACTTAATAGAGTAATAAAAACCGATGCCTAAGAGAAAAATAACAGTGAGTACAAACGCAAACATTTTAAAATCTCCTGAAAGGATGTTAATTCATCATAATTATATATTGATAAGATCATTTTTAAATAATCTTTAGTAATAATTTATCACTATGCCTATATACCACAAACACAATGGATTATTAAAACCAGTCAACCCCCCCATTCAGGTGGGGGGGGGATAATACATGATACAAAAGAAGTACATCATAGAGAATTACAATTAAATAAAGTATGGAAGAAATCAGTTAATAATCCTCTATATGATCCTAATGCGTTTTATAATGAATCTATTTACATGCATGGTTCTTACAGCACTGGAGGTTCATACACTCCTGACAAATTTATTTTTCAGGTAAATTATGTAAATTGGCCTCAATATGGCACGACTATTTCCTTTTATAAAGAAGAAAAGTTGATTAATGGTGTTTGGATTTTTGATAACGGATATATAAATGTATATTTAGAACCTACCGATTTCGCCGGATTAGATTTATCTGGGGTTAACGATTATTACCTTATAATAAAATCGAACGGAGGTTTATATAAATCTCCAAATATTCCAAAACTTTTTCCATTTAATATGTATTTACAACTTCCGACTAACAGTAGTTGGAATACGTTACAATTTGATGACGGCGATCTATTTGAAGGATTGAATCTCAATACGTCATTAGATGAACTTGTATTTAGTATATATACTAATTAGATATAAAATATACTTATTTATACCTAGTGACCGGAATCGGTCACTAGGTATAAATTCGATTATTGAGATTGTAATTTTGGTTTAAATCTATAAGTAACAGCTAAATTGTTTTGTCTAGTCCAAGCTAATTTAATGGTATTTAGATTAATCTCTTCATATTTGTTTTTTATCGAAATTAATGTTTTATTAATACCAGAAAAAATAACTTCAAATACCTTACATCCTAAAACAAATTTATCTATTTCTTCTTGAGTGTAATCATTACCACCTAGGGTTTTTCCTACATATTCTCCAAATAAATTATTATTATTTAAATAAACATGAATCCAAGATTTATCGTAATTATAATAGGTATTTAAATGACCGCTAACGAATTGTTCTATAAAAAATTTAGATTTATTCGGATACCAGTTTATATAACCATCCAATTCTTCCATGCTAACGTGATTATAAATATCTTTTAATATAATTAAATCTTTACTTAATTTACATTTTTCTATAGTCCAAACATTTTCACTTAATTGATTATTATTGAAAACATTAGTATTTAAATCTGTAATGTTTGCAGGTAATTCTATATTAGGAAGATTTCCAATATTCGGTAATTTCATTATAAAGTCCTAAAAATAAATAAATAAATAAAAATCTCAAACTATCATAATAAAAAAGATCCTACTATAGATTCCTTTTCAGGAATCTATAGTAGGAATATAGTAGAGGTCTTCGATAGACAACTAAGAGGTCCAAATAAATGGTAAATTCTCAATTGGCTATGCGGGCGACCAAACCTTTGGCAATGGGTCGAGGCATCGACCCAAACGTTCGATGGCGATCATAATGGTGTCGCCTATGCCCCGAAGAACAATCAGTAATGTTTTATTAAATTGGATAGTATATAAAACACGATTGTTCATATAATAAAGTTGTTATATAATTTTCTAAAACCTGATGTTTACACCTACATTGTAAGAAAAACCACCGTTTCCTTTATTACCAACTTTTTGATGTCTATTGGTAGTTAAGAATATATTGGTATTTTTTCCTACAAATGATGTCAAACCTACGCCAGCGCGTATATGATCACCACTAGTAGCAGGAGTAAAATTTCTACCCAAATAAATGTCATTATTACTCCTAAAGGATTTGATATAATCGATATTACCAGTCAATTGCAGGTTCTTTTTATTGGATAAATCGTAGGTGATTTCAGTACCAATAGAAATATTGGTATTTTTATGTTTACCCTGATCAACAACAAATCCACCTTTATCGTTTGTTTTCCTAAAATTCAATTGTTGATGAGTAAGTTGAACTCTAGGAATAAAGGATAAATTGTTGTTAACCAAAAAAGACTTACCAATTTCAATTGATCCAGAATAAAGGTTTGCGCTAACGTCACTGCGTTTTCCTTTTAGTTTATGATTAACATCACCATAAACATGATTCGCAGACGCAATCAAATCTACATAGAAATCATCTTTATATGTCGTAGAAGAATATAAAGACAGTCCATGTATTTTCATGGTTGTTTTATTAGCACCAGTCCATTTGGTAGGGCTTAATGACAAATTACCCGTATTTACAGATAAACCAAAAGAAGTCTTTATGTTATCAATATGTGTAGCTTTATACATACCACCCATTTGAATGGCATTATATTTAAATTTGGCATCATATTGATAATCATAATTAGTTTTATTGGTTTTGTATCCATAATCAAATCCAATATTTCTCATAAACATATAATCATCAATTCCTCGTTTTCTATAATCTTTAATACGAGAATGTAGATTACTCATAATTTCATTACCTGCCGCAAATGCGGCTTCTGGCATTAAAATATAGTTAGGTATATGAGAATCAAGTTGAGGTTTACTTGCAACAGGTGGGGTTATGGGTGGACTGACTGGTGGTTTTGGATCTTTATTTTTATCCTTATCATCAGGTTCTTTTGGGGTAGTGGGGGGTGTTGGCGGAGCTGGGCATGGTCCAATACAAACCGATTGTAGTCTCCAATCCCAATGACCATCTCCTTTTACCAATCTTTGATTGGCGCTGGATTCATTGGGATCAAAGGCATATAGATCATATATGAACGGTAAGCTATTCATGGTAATAGGACCATATGCCAATTTAAATGAATCTTTACTGGCGATACCGTTTACTTGAACAATGGAAATGCCGTCTGTATTGGTAAATCCGGTCATCCCTCCAGTCGAGCCTTCCATTTCACGAATATCCAACAACGTTTCTCCTTGGACGTTGCCATTGATCAACAACCTATCTGTACGTTGGTTGGATAAATCACCTCCTTCATTTAGAAAGGTATTTAAAGATATTGTATTCTTACCTTCTGAGCTAAATACAATCGTCTTATCCTTAATACCCTTACCAACATACAAAGTTTGATATTCATAATTATCGGATAATTTAAAATCAACATGATTATTATCCTTTAGATTCAACTTGGTCAACGATGATGCTTTACCATCGGTAGAATTCAATGACCATTTGGTATTTACCAGTTCCATTTTCAACACATCGTTGTCTCCAACAAATGTTGCTCCAGATAACGTCGAGTCAAAAAACTTGGTATCTAAATTGGAATTATGGAATTTACCATTACCTAAATCTTTATATCCATCTGATTTAATCAAATATTGATTTGACGTAATAATGGAATCATTAACCATTAATTGTGTTTTATAACCACTTTTTGATTCAATGGCATTGCCTGAATACGAATTGATATTATTGTCATAAAAAACTATGCTATTGACTAGGTCCGGATGTTCGTCATAATCATGATGATCCTGACCTCCCAACAACACTGCACTGGAATTATTTCCATTGGCATTAATAGTTGAATATGAAAATGTCGTATATGCAGGTCGATCAATAATCATGCCTATTGAATCATCGTTTTTTGTTTCTATGTTATTGAATTGGAGATTATAATCGTGTAAATATGGATAATCGCTATCGAGAACAATATCTCCTTTAGGATGGGTCAATTTAATACCAATGGATTTTTTACCATTAGTGGTTACGTTATAATTATTGAAATACAAATCTTTATCGGTATTGATGTGTACTCCAATGCTATTATCACCATCCGTGGTTATGGCAGCATTAATAGTATCTTGGGCTATACCTCCAAAAAACTTACCATGTACCCTTTTTCCAACATAAACGCCGGTGCCATCATTTCCTTTATTATAGATGGATGCGCCATATAACATTAGGAAACTGGAATCATATAAATCATTTTTAACAACTGTTCCATCGGCATATATAGTCGTGCTATCATCTCCTAATGATGAAATTAATGACGTCTTTCCTACATCTCTAGAAAAATTACCAATAAAATAGCCATAATAACTAACGGTATTTCCGTTCTTACTGGTAACGTTGCTATTTGCAAATGTAGCGTTGGCGTCGGTTGATTTTATACCATATCCGTTCGTTATGATATTGGAATTTATTAAGTCAACACCATGTCCACCCCAACCACCACCTATATTCTCAATGCCATTGGAATTTGGAGCTAACATATTAACGTTATACAATGTAGCTCTACTATAATTATTATAGAATACTAAATCATGTTGTCCATAGGCGTTTATATTTACGTCAGATAAATTCATTGTTCCGCTGCTCTGATATAAAACAAAATCTCTATTTCTATATCTACCTATAACGTTGGATTTGGTTCCAATGGTATTGATTTCTCCGTTGGTGAAATTAAATATTCCACCATAATCCACAATAATTAAAGATCCATTAATAGGATCGGAATTTTCGTTAGGATGTAGCATTAGATATGGACCTTTACCATTAATAATGGTTTTGCCTGGTCCAGAAATATTGACGGTGGCATCGTAAGTCACGTTAAACGCAGTCCTCTTAAAATCATAAACTGCATTTTTATTATTAACAACATTAAGGACGCTTTTACTCATGACCGATGCGCCACGATCCACATTCACAAACAACGTGTCTGTTAGATTAGCGGTACCTCCACTACCCACCAATATCAAATACCCATAATTGGTATTATCAAAAGCGGAATTACCAACCAAAGTTGAATTAGAAACATTAATGATGTTAGATGGCGTATAAGCCACTGCACTGGTTATATGAATAGGCGACCTGTTCATATACTCACTAAATAGGGTTTTCCGTCAATATCGATAATACCTGCATCTCTATTATAGCAATAGTCGTTTTCTTGACAATTTTGAGCATTAGCATGTGCACTAATTATACATGCAGCTAAAGTTGTTAGTTTGAAGTTCATTTTCAATTTCCTATTGAAAAGTTTTACCAAATAAGATTAATTTATTCTTACATTAATATAATATATTTCTATAAATAAAAACAAAAAAAGATATAGACATGATGCCTTTCGGGCATCATGTCTATATCTATAAATCGAGTAAGGGATTAAAATGATTATGATCTCATTTAATCCCTTGTTAAGTGAAATGGCAATAACCGCTATTATACGGGATGATTTGTATATAACTGTTATTTACTATTTCACTCATATTATATTAGTATATATTATCGGAAAATACCAATATGCCTTCATGAAACGCTTCGATTCTGACAGACATTCCAAAAGCACCTGTTCCGGCCCTAAATTGACTAGCATAACACAAACCTGTTAAAGGATACAAACCGGTTTCGTTGGCTACCGATAGAGCTGCATAATAATAATCGCATTTACCATCTGTATCCACAACGATTATACTAATTGCATTTCCATTAGGTAAATTGGGAATAATGAGATTGGAATACCTGAGATTGGTAATATCGTATTTGATATCATCAATCTCATATTCATCACCATTGAATTTAACGGTAAGTGTTTTACCACTGGTTGAGACTTTTACTTCGTCAGAATTATCCATCTTAAACGTCATTGATTCTCCACAACCAACAAGAACAAGTGACAAAGTAACTGCCAAAATAATTTTAAAATATTTCATGATAATTTCCTTTTGAATTTTAAAGCTTTTTAATTCAACATATAAGTATAACTAACGGTACGATATTTATTTTGATGAAAACTAAATACAATTTTCTTTTTTCCTTTATCGTTATAGACATCTACATATACGTTATCATAGCTACATAGATCGATGTCGTCCCACATTTGATTTTGATAACCATAATCGTCTAATTTTTTATCAATGACAATAAAGAAACGAGTATTATGTTCACACATGGATCCATTTGATAACGAAATGATATATACCACCATTTTGTATTCTCCTTCAATTTTATATCTTTTATATGCATGAAGTAAGGGATTTTCACCATACCAAGGGTTATCATCAGATTGAAAAATCCTATCCCCCACTTCATCGTCGTCTACTATAAAAGTGGCGTAATCATATTCCTTATCAATAGCCAGTGCCGCAGCGGGGTGTCCATTCGATTTTTTCTCAAACACGTAGTATACATTTTTATCTAGATCTATAATTTCAGCCGGTTTTGTTTGAGCATTTGCATTGTAGCCTATAAATATCATCGCGATTAAAAAATATTTAAACATGATTATTTCCTTTTAAAATTATAAAACAGGGGTGACAAATCACCCCTGTTTTAATTTACATTTAACTGTTTCTTCCGACTCGTCCGAGTCTAGCGGCAGAACCTACGATAAAACCGATGACAAAAACGAATGCCCCTAAAACAATTCCTGTCAACATGATATCACTCACTCCTAGTGTTGTTACCGGCAATAAAACCAAAAACCAACATTGCTACAAGCCATATAGCTAACCACATATTTCACCTCTTTTAAAATAAAACAACTTTATTTACTGAAACTGTTTTTTATTAAAAAACAGTTTCAGTAACAACATATCCAAACCTCTAGATATATATCTTCCAATGAAATTAAAGAAAGGCTGTACATCAAAAACGGAGTTATATGCCTTAAAAGCTTTTTTGTTTGTATTTCTTTTTACCCACTTTCTAAATAAATAAGAAACAGTAAACAAAAACACAAAAGGTAGTATGACAAATAAAATGGCTAAAACATCATTATTCACTTTCGAACTCCTATTTTAAAATAAACACAAAATAAGAACAACCTATTTCTCTATAGTTATATATATGTGAAAATTGTTTTAAAATGAAATTTTTTAATAAAAAAATATATAAATAGATGCTAAAAGCATCTATTTATATATGATAATTATTAATCTCTTTCCAACAAAAAGTTCTTGTTCACAATTCTGTTTTCATAGTGAAGTCTGACTGCAAAAACGAACATTTTGTCCACTTCGTTTTGAAAAATCCTATATTGAAGTTTCAAAAATCCCCTAAATTCTCCAATAGAAATAGGATACCTAGTTTTCCATGAAACATGTTTATCATCGGCGACATTGTTTCTATTGAAAGAAATATTAATGAAAAAATTCAAAGTGTCATCATCAATTGTTTTTTCAATAGAAACACTAATGTCATCTTCATCATTGTTATCATATTTCTCAAAATACGCGAAGAAACAACTCCCGTTTTCATTGGTATAATTAAACCAAATTTCATCTGAATTAAAAACATCAAAACTATCATGAGAACCAGTAGAATTAAATTTTGCATTTATGGGGTTCTCGATCAGTGAAGCGGCGACGTAATATATGATAAACTCTCCGTTTTAAAGTTAGTTAGAATAGAATTATTCTAACTCAATTGAGTAATATATGATTGAAATACATATTAAATCTATTATACCATGTCGAGGATATCCTCGACATGGTATAACATTAATCATCTTCAACCAATTCGTAAGTTTTTTCGAATATATCTGGTTTACACGGATATATCTCGCCATTCACGCCTTTAATGATCCAATCGTTTAGTTGTGCCGTCATAGTACCTTCTAGGGTATTTATTTGAGCTTGATGAAAAGGTGGTATAAACCTATCTTCGCCATTTACCAAATGTAATCCATGTATATTCATTCCATTATCTAAAGTATATGATAATGTTTTATAGTAGGTAACTTCATCTACTTTAGCCCAATCTGGTATTTCAGCAAATTCAGTAAATTGAAACGCATCTATTACTACTGGAATTTTTCTATACTTAGCCATTATTAATTTCCTTTTTATAAGTCACTATATCAAATAACCTTTTACCACATTTCACCACAGTTCTTTTACTATATTCTTTAAAACTATTTGATAATAATGGGAAATAAACATCTCCTTTATATTCTTTAGGTATTTCGGTAGCGATTACTTCATCACATAAATGAATTGTGTTTTTATATATTTCAAATCCGCCTATAATAAATACTTTTTCTTTACCGTATAAAGAATCTAATATATTAGAAATAGAATTATATACTAATACACCTTTATGAGAAAATTATTTATTTCTAGTTAGTACTATATTAGTTCTACCATCTAAGGATCTACCTATGGACTCAAATGTCTTTCTACCCATTATAACAGGATAACCCAAAGTGGTTTGCCTAAAGTGTTTAAAATCCTCTTTAATAGACCATGGTATTTTTCCATTGTTACCTATTATTCTATTAGTAGAATATGCTACAATAGCGACGATATTAGGTTTATTATATTTCATAATTTACAAAATAAAAGTAATAATACACACACTGGTTTAAACCAGTGTGTGTATTATTATAATTTCATTAAAAAGAAATCGATGGCTCCCCGAGCAGGGCTCGAATCTGCGACAAACGGATTAACAGTCCGGCATTCTACCAACTGAATTATCGGGGATTTGTAATGGTGGCCGTGGCCGAATTCGAATCGGCATGCCTTTCGGCGAGGGATTTTAAGTCCCTTGTGTCTACCCATTTCACCACACGGCCAAAAAATAAAAATTAAAAGCTTTTATATAGGTTTATCATTTTTATCGACTAAAGCTCTTGAAAGTCGTTTATTGCAATCAATTGTTTCTCCCCATTTATCAATAACCTCATCTGTTAGATTTAACACTTCTTTCGTTTTATCGGACGATTTTTCTAAGTTGTCTTTAAGGTAATCATTATATTCTTTATAATGATTAATTAAATTGTCGCTGATTTTTTTATTCTCTATAAGAAGTTTTTGTTTCTTTTTTAACTTTTCATTTTCTTCACTGAAATGAGCAACCGCAAGTCCAACAATGCCAGCAGCAATCATAAATGGTAACATGATAATTTCCTTTAAATCTATTTAGTCTGTTTTACGTTAACTACAAAAAATCAATCGAATATTTTCTTAAAAAGTTTATAACCACCATACGCCATTGCTCCAATTAATAAAGCCGTTCCAGCAATTTGCATTGGATTGTCTCTCATAGCCTTCACTGCATCTTGAGCTTCTCTATCATATTTATCAAAACAATCGGAGGTAAGCTCTAATGGTGTTACATCAAAAGGAAAATTTAGTGGGTATTCCATGATGTCCGAAGGACTGCTAACATAATCGTCCATAATAAAACCTCTATCTATTTAACTCATTTAATAAACATAAAGCCATGTCTATCAAACGATAATCATCTTTGGTTATATTTTCTTGTTCCAATAATTCCCTTAATTGTTTTTCTTCTAAATTCAGATTCTGAATAATAGAAGAAAAACCTATTCTTAGTTGTTTTATTATTTCTTTGTTATACATAAATAAAAAAAGAAAATATGTGGTGGGACCGGTGAGATTTGAACTCACGACCTACCGATTATGAGTCGGTTGCTACTAACCGCTGAGCTACAGTCCCTTTTAAATTGTTTTTAAAACTTCAAGTGTGGCCTGTAATGGCCTATGTTGGTATTTTTAAAAACACAGCCTTGTACTAAATTATAAGAATTGTCATTATTTTTTTATTTGGGCAAAAAAATAACAAACGATGATGATCGTTTGTTATTAAATTAAACCATATCCAAATAAAAGACATTATTGTCATTTATATTTTCGCCATAAGAAAAACCAAAAGTTCTGAGTATTGTGTTTTCCATAAATATAGATGTATAAGTTATAGCTATAACGCTTGGTCCGTTTTTCTTATTCTCTAAATAGCCGTGTCTATTTATCAATAACTCTTTAGAAAATCCTTCGAAATCTTTGAGTTTGTTTTTAAATAATTCATTAAAATCTATAACACCTAAACATAAGTTTTCTTCTTCATTTGTTATTATATCAAAGTTTTCAGGAATTTTGATAGACGAATATAGAATCATGTTTATACAATGCAATATGGGATATAATTAATTTCCTTTAATAAAAAAATAAAGAATATGGGATAATAATTATTATCCCATATTCGAGTCAAGGTAAATCGTTTAGGTATATTAATCTTATTCCGTATTTATTTAAAGATCCTTTAGATTTTAACAAAGACTTCACTTCGTAAATCGTTAAAATAGTTTCTTTTAAAGCGCGAGTTATAGACGGATAAAATGAAATTACTCCAGTAGTATCGTCTAAAGACAAAATCATTTTATCTTTTTTATTGAAAAAATCTTTGTTAATGAAATTCGGAAACGTTGTTTCGGCGTTTTTCATTCCCCGATAAACGTATAGAAAAGACTTTAAAAAGCACCAATTATTCGTTGATGCTTTAAGTCTTAATGTTTGTTCTGAAATTTCAAGATAATCGCATAATTGTTCGGCATTTTCATATTTTCTACATACTCCAGTTATTAAACAAATCAATTTAAATTCAGATTTAAGATTAAACGACCATTTTTCTTTTCTTTCTTTGGTTGTCTTGGCTCTTGGAAGGTTTTTAAAATCATCGATATTTTTAATAGGTAAACCCTCTAGAGCCAATGATTTTATTCTAGTAAAACTCATGGTCCTAGCATTATCTAAATCATCAAAGAGTGTTGTCGATGTGCTTTTTCTATTAACACTTAACCACTTCTTTTTTGATTTATTAAAGATATTGCCTGATTTAGTTATTGTATAATTAGAAAACCCAGGTATATCATATAAAATTTCTGAATCGAATATTTGTTGATTGGTGTTCATACTTTATTTCCTTTTAAAATAAAAACTATACATTAATGAATTAACATTACATTAAAGTAATATGTGAACAAAAAAAAAATAAAATGGATTAAATAAAAATTAACAAACACCATGGCAATGATGCCATGGTGTTTGTTAAAACATACTACTATTTCACAACCATTTTGAAGTTAGGAAAATTAACATTGTAACTTCCCGTGTTATGCTTATTAAGGCCATACAACCTTTTGTATAGATAAAGGCCGGTAGGTACTTGTAACACCCATGCTGCCACCTGCATCCACAACACTACTTTCAGTATAGTAGAGATATCAAAACTTCCAAACAGCATAATTCCAGTGAGAATGAAGGAAGGAATCAATAATGAGTGAACATACTTCCATTTGGTCAGATCAAAGTCACCAACATAGACCTTGTTTGTTGCAATTTTGGTAATTTTCTTAGACCAGAAATAATGAGGAATAGCTGGAATGGTAATGGAAAGGAAAACGGCCAGTTCGAAATACCAGGTCATATTGATGAGTTCCATGATTTTCTCCTATTAGGATTAAGAATTAAAACACAATCGTCTTAATTCACTATAGTTATATATATATGAAATAATTCTAAAAATGAACAAACAAAAAGGATGCCTAGGTATAGCCGAAAGGCTATACCTAGGTCTTACTCCTACACTCACCTTTACACCCAATAAAGGCACTCTCTCGCAACAACCCCTTGTGTCAAGGATAATGAAAAGGAAATATAGGAAACATTATCCTTGACAAACAAAGGCGAAAGAAAATAATAACGAAATGGAGAAAAACGTTATTACCTTCCAAAATATATAAGTTATTAAAATAATAAATTATTTACTTTTTAAATAACTCTTTGTATAATATCAAATTATAAAATTCATTTATGAATAAAGTAATTAACACATTTAATATACCAAAATAATTATTCTGTATATATAATCCTTTTATAACTAAAATAAATGTATATAAAATACAAAGTAAAGAAAGTATTCTATAACCTAAAAACAATTCTTTTTTATTATTAAAAAACTTATATAAAATTGATCTATGTCCTTTCATATCCCAAGTTCTGACTGCAAACTCCATTATTAAAAAAATAAATACTGAAGTAACAATATATATAATTACATTCATTACTAGATTTCCTTTAAATTACTTCTTCGAAATACTTGGAAAATACTTTATCATCATAAATCAGAATTTGATCAATGTGGGTTTTAACAATCCAATCATTTTTTCTAGCAAATAGGGATCCATTTACTGTCTTAATAGTTAATTCCACATCGTCTTTTTTTTGAGATAGTGTTTCAACCAATTCGCAATCAGTCAACCAATCCGGCTTAACCACATTTGGTTTTAATTGAAAAGCTTCGATGGTAAAATCAGCTTTGGGTTTATATGTAGCCATTATAAAATACCTATTTAGTTTATTGTGATCGATCACAAAATAAGATAAATAATAAAAATATATTGAGGTTTTTAAATGAATATAGGATATGGGGCATTTGCCCCATATCCTATATTTAAGTATATCTGTCTTTAGCCATTACTCTAGCTACGATATACAACATTGTAGCTGTACGAACGTTTTTTACCATGTTATTGTTTTTAATAACTTTAGAAGCTATAATAATCGATTCAATATCTTTTCTGCAAGAAATCAATAAAGAATCAGCACCTCTGGATGCAGTAAAAGTTCCATTTAATCTATAAAGAAATAAAGATATATTTTTCCTACCTCGTAATGATTTAGGAATTCTCTTTAATGAATTAAATGAAAATATTATTACGTTTTTCAATATATCTTCATGTTTATAAGATTCTTTAGAAATAAACTCCAGTACATCTACTAAATTCTTTATATTTAAACCATTCACCAAATCGTTGATTACATTTACCAATTCATCTTTAATAAATGAATTTCTATCTCCAACTATGTCAACAATATATCGGGTTTCATTTGAAAATGTATTGGATCTATCTTTCAATATAGGTTCGCCATCAAAATCGATAGTGGATGATACCGACGATATTTTTAAACCTTTTCTATTTATTTCATCAAAAGCTTTATATAGGGTTTTCATCACCCCTCTTATTCTACCTTGGGTATCGGTTAGGAAGTATAATAAGGATTCATCATTGTTTGCATTCAAAAGTGATTTGAAATGTAATCCTTTAGGACCTAACGTGATTTTAGCCCTATGATCTACATACTTATACCAAGTACCTTCTTTTTTTAGTTCGAACTTTAACGTAAGGCTATTATATAAAGCTTCAGCTACCTGTGGGTTAGCCGGATATTTAAAGTAACTCCAAAATAAAGATGTCAAATATTTATATATCAGAATTCTAACCAGAGATTGGGTTACATTTTCTTTTGTTTTACTATCTATAGATTTTTCATTTAAAAACTTATGAATCAAGTATGCAATACTGATGTTCATTACATCCGATCTAACATTAAAGTCAGTATTGATTAAAGGTTCTTTTGGATTATCAGGATCTCTTAATTGATATAAAAATGTTTGCAATATTCTCTCATCTTTATTTAAAATCTCATCGTACCATCTATTTCTATCCCTTTGCTCAAATCTAACTACATGAACACCAAATAAAACTGAACCAAAGAAGGTTATGTGTTCTTCATTCTTGTTAACAAAATCTCTATCATATTTTAAAATTTTATCTACAAATTTCTTATCGAATTTTAAATGAGATAATTGGTTATCTAAAACCATTTTTATTTGACTGGCCATAATTGATCCATAGTTTATTTCATCATCAAAATAGATTAATAATACTGAGATGGGATTAATCCCATCTCAGTATTATATTTCATACAAATCATTTTACCTATTGATCAGAAATCCTATCTAAAAATTCTCTTAAAGAATGATATACCCTAGCACCATTTTTCTCCATTTCCACTACATGATCACTAATATCCACCGACCTTTTATTTAAATTCATATTTACATCAACATCTTCAATATAGGTAAATACAAAATCTTTAGGTTTTACACCAGCAGCTAAATAAGCATCCAATTCTTCCTTGGTTCTATCATCAACCATCAGGTTCTCTGGTACTGCATAAATCAATATAGGCTTAGCTCTAGTATTTATTAAACCATCGTTATTCCTGGCATCTATTGCATTACTTAATTTTGCCGCAGCTAATCTTATCTGAGCTTCTTTTTCCTGAAATCCCTCCATATCGGGTTTTATTGCATATTGATTTTCTATATCAATTTCATTATCAGAACCAAAAGCTCCAGGAGGGTTTTTAACGTCATCATTTCTTAATCCATATTCAGGATTATCACTCATTTTGTTTTTCTTGGCATAGGCTATGTTTAAAGCTCTAGTCAGTATTTCTGATATGGAACCATCTACAATAAGGGGTCTATTGCCATCTAACTTCGATATTTCCTCTTTACCATTTTTCTCTATTTCTGTTAGTATACCAACTAAAGTCATAACAAAACCTTTTTTAAAATAAAATTATTATTCAAACGATTCATTGTGATAAACATGTCATTTAATAATTATAGGAAATATTCATGTCTCAATTTAAAAACTTTAATTCCAGCTTTGCCATTCAATACATGGGTCCATCCAAAAGAAGAAATGCAGCTCTATTCATGTTATTGGATTCATTCTCGTTTAAACCCCATCACACGACAAATGAGGTAGTTATAGTACCAGTAGGGTACATCACCGATGGTGCTACCATACCGCCTGTATTCTGGTCTATAATGCCTCCATGGGGTACATATGGTAAAGCTGCCATATTGCATGACTATTTAATCGAATATGGTAAAATATTTACATGTAACAATAACGATAATCACTATAGGACGATCGATAGGAATGAAGCTAGATTGATTTTATATCAAGCCCTAACAGAGTTATCCATCCCTACCACCACCAGATATTTATTAGTATCCGGAGTATGGATATGGGATACATGGTTTAAATTCAAAAATAAAATCAATTCATTTTTATATAGATAATTTATTTCACTTCATTCAAATCTTTTCTTAAGTATAAATCACCATTTTCATTTGTTTCTACATAGTCAAAATCTCTATTTAACATTTTTTCATTCACCACTTCAATCTTATCATCATCATTCAGATACAACATAATACCTGTTTCATATCCTAATAAACTACTCCCATTGTCTATCAACAACAATATGGATTCACCACTGGTTCTAATCTTCACATCGTTTCTATTACTGATCCATACAGGTAATTCTTTATCTGTACATAACTTAAAAACACTCATTGATTCTTTTTCAGCATATCCCTTTATTTCAGGTATATCCGTCATACTCATTTCGTTCATAAATGGATCCATATTTATTTGTTCATGGTAAACCACTTCATCGTTACTTTCAATATGATCATCATTCTTCATTTTACCATTCCTTAACCAGTTAATTAATTAAACATCAAATCTTTATTTACAATTCTATATCATTATCAACATCTTTACTTCTCATGCCTCATCCTCCGTATCCTCGGATGAGTGCTCGCATTCGTTACCACTCATGACTTCGCATACTTATCATCTCTACCGCCATTACCTGATCCTACGGATGGTAATGGTAACTGATAGTTAGTAATTAATTAATATAAGATTTTCTCTAATCTCTTTATTTATTCTATTTATATATATTTCTCTTATATTAATTAATTAATTTTTCACAGAAACCCCCCTATAGTCCCCCCTTTTCAGAGGTTCCTATCAAACTATATATATCCATTAATTTTTTATTTTATTTAAATAAACAAAAAAAATTCAATACCCTATGATTTTATCCATAGGGTATTGAACAATCACTACAACTCTACACCAATAGCAGCAGCAATTATACCAATAATCAAACTGACTATCAACATTATAGCAACGCCAATTCCCAAGTTCTTAAATCCATTTTTATTATTTACCTTAAACCCTTTAATTGCATACCAAACAACACCAACCCAACCCAAGGTACCAACGATCATGGACAGAATACTCATTTTAAAATCTCCTGAAAAATAAGATAATTAGAATACATGAATTTAGTATTCAAAAATATAATATATCAGTAAAAACATTTTAAATGATATTTTATTTGATATGCAAAACCATCGAGGATTTGATCAAAAAAGTTCAGGATCCTCCTTACGGCAGGTTTTACCATAATCACTAAACTCGTATAAACATCGTAGCTTTTAAAATTTATCATTTTTAAATTTATTACTAAAAATAAAAAATGGATCATTTTAGCGTAAAACGGTCTAAAAAGTGCCTGATGCTCCGGGGGTACCAGTTTAGGTTTTTTATCAATTTACAATGAATTTGCAGTATTTTAAAAATAAATTAAAATAAATTAAAACTTAAAAATCAATAAAAATAAAAATCTTAGATAAACATGCAGTAATTATAAGAAAAAGTGCCGGAAGTCCCTTACAGTAGGTTTTATAAAATCATACTTTTTACGATAAACATGCAGAATTACAAAAATAAACAAAATGGAGATACAGGATGGTGGATATCCACCATCCTGTATCTCCATTTAACTATTTATCTTCTTGACCTTTTTCTACCTCTCCCATTTTCAACGCCTGGATTCGTTTGTTTAAACCATAAGAACATTTTTCTACATAACCATATTGTTCTTTAGTTATATAATCCATAAATCCCGAATATAACCTAACAATACTATCCGTATTTTCATCAAAATAATCAATCAAACATTCATCTTCGCTATTAAATAAACAAAATAGCCCCAACATATCCTTTTTCAGTTTTTGTTCCGATACCAAATTCAATACAAAAGGAACCAACGGCAAATCATCGCCTATTACTATATCGGAATGCAGGTTATAAATCTTTCCAATATTAAAATCTACATGTTTGTGCTGAAATTCTTTCTTCTCTTCGTTATAACCACCAAATACAATATCGAGATCTTCATATTGCAAATGTTTTAACATGACTACGATGTCATTGGTCATATTAATAATTTCATCGCCAGTATCAAAATACCTGATGTCAACTAAATCATCCATGTGATTAATAAATCTTTCAAAGCTATTGACGTTTCCTCTATAGGTAAGAAATCGGATTGTAGCTCCATCGATTTTATATGGTCTACCGGTATATTTAACAATATATCCATCGGTATAAACAACACCATCGATTAAATTGATAGTTGACATTATTTCAATTTCCTTTTTGGATTAAGTAATTAAAAAAACTTCAATTTATCAGATTTCAATCTATTTTTTAATTTAGCCCTTTTAAGACGTTTTATACACGAGGGTATACTTACCCCATACCCCCCGGCTTTATCGGCTTCCAGGGGTCATCTTGAGCCTCTCAGAGGTATTGTGGCTATGGATGATACCGTCCTGCTCGTGGGGGTCGGATAACGTAGCTGGAACAGCGGAGTTATCCGGGGGGTCATTAATTAGGTCTTATTTTTCAATTGCGTAAGCTCTTTTCATTGTCAAATGAAAAGTCTATTTCATTTGTTGAAATTATTTCATTCTTTAAATTTATTGAATAATTTCATGGATTAAAATACAGGCGTTTTAAGCCTGTATTTTATTAAAGGTATGGTAAGTTATATCTTTTTGATTTTAAGGTCTTCTAGATACCTTAAAATCAATTTAAATGATATTTATGATTTATATTAAACTACTTAATTTCAAAAATTAAATTAATGAAGTTTTTTGTATCTAACTTCAAAAATATCACGATAGTGATATTTTTTCTAATAAACCGTTAGGTTTATGCTTTTCTTATTCAGTCTGTAGATGACCCTCGGATGGGTCATCGTTTTTTAAATTCATTTTTCTTTATGGAAAATGAATTTTCATTTTAATTAAATTTCTGAATGAAGAAATTTAATTAACTAACTTTCTTTTTTAATTTAATTTTTTTTAGTTTTTATAAAATTAATATTTTTTTATATAATTCACATCTCGCGTACGCGCGTACGCATGTACGCGCGCGCGTATATATAGTTATTATTTTCTATTATTATTATTATTATTATAAATAATAATAATAATAATAGTATAGTTTTATTTTTTACCCCCCCTATCCTCATACCCCCCTACCCCCCTTTCTCCTTTCCCCCCAGGAGGAAAAAGAGTAGGCACACTATAGGGAATCATTTAAAAAAATATTACGGTGACAATATAATATATATCGTGTATTGTTGATTTCTTATAAAAAATAAATATAAAAGAAAATAATTTTATTATAGATTATAAAAAATAATAGAGAGTGATGGGTCAAAAGACCCATCACTCTCTACATATTACGCATTAATTATAGATGAAAAAATTATCGTATTTCTTATACATCAACTAATTATTAAAATTCCTTTTCATTTTCTTTTGTTCTATAGTTTTCTTTATCAATTCCGTTACATTAAATGTTTCATCATCGGATTGTTTAATTTCTTTAGCTAAATTGTTTATTTGACTCTCTAATTTTAATCTGAGATAATGGTCTTTAGTAGTCGTTAATTCGTCTACTAAATCTACAATAGTATCCTTGAGTTTAGATTGATATCTTTCTTCAGCAGTCATTTGAGAATCATCTTTTTTTACCATGGTATTTGACATAATTTGTGTAGGATCTATTCCATACCACGATAGATTATTACCAAACATGGCAAACCAAATAGTCAATAACCATGCAATTACACCATCATCATTGGAGCCCCTAGGATGATCTACCCTACCATTGATTACAGTCAAAGACATGATTTGATTGATGGTTTTGATATCATTAATCCTATCCATGGAGTGTCTGACGGCATTTTGTAATACTTGACCATATAGAATCGATCTGGATGAATCGCCTTTAGCAGAGGTAGAATATCCAAAAGCTGATTTATATCTAACATACATATCGGCTAATTGATATTTATCGGCTCTCCTGATTTCCATTAGTTCTTCTTTAAATCTATCGGGATCTTGAGCTATCTTGTTATAGATTCTTTTAAATGCATTTTGACCAGCTATCTTAAATGATAATAATAACTGATCAATTACGGCAGCACCAGTTGACCTCCTTTCAATAATAGCGGTCAGTTTAGGCCATTTTTGCATTTGATCAAATAACCATAAAGAATATTCGATGATATTGGTCAAATTACAATAACATGTTCCTAATACCTGTAGTGTATTTAAATCCACGTATTGCATGGCTATCTCATCCTTACCCATGGCTTCTGAGGTATCAATTCCTACTACCACATTACCAGCTTCCATAAGTCTGTCCCTGGATTCCAACGATACGTACCATTTGGTCATATATCTCATTTTGGAATCTATATCGTTTACATACTTTTCAGTTTGATGGTCTCGAATGAAGTCTAATTGTTCAGCCGTTAGTGGAGATCCTACTGAACCACTGGTCCAGATATTGAAATAATCACGATCAGCTTCTTCCCCACTGATCATGGCTTTTTTAATATTATCATAATGTTGTTGATCAGATACTCCCAACATTCGATGATTGAAGGTACAATTAACGGCATAACCATTTGTGCTATTAGCCATTATGGTTTTTCTCAATTCATTCTCATCTTGACTATCGTAAATCTTTTCAGTAAAGGGAAACGATGATGATAATATCTGATAAGCATATTTACCATCTCTATCATCTTTTTTACCTGCCGTAGTAGCCAGTATAATTCCATGATGAGCTTTGTTTTCTTTAGCTGATTCGAATGCTGCATTCGTTGCGCTGATAATGGTTGTTAGAGTTGCTTTTAACCAAGAAATGTATGCGAACTCATCTATCCTGATGTTAGCACTCGTAAAGCCCCTACCGACCTTATATGCCCCTTTTTCATCCATCCTGGGTACATGAGTCTCATATTTGTTTTCTACAGCGGATAAATAAATATATTCCTGATTGTTAGGATCTTTCTTCTTTACAGTTCTTCTTAGATATTCAGGCAATATCTCTTCATATTCCTTTAATCTTTCTACATCGTTTCTTCTTAATTGATCTTCTTTAGTCAATAAGTGAATTGAACTGTGTACTAACCCAAAATTCAATAGATACCTATCCAGGTTAGCCATGGTGACAGATTTACCTGTTTGACGGGGTTGAACCAAGAATGTAGTAATGTGATTAAAGTAACACCACCATAAAGCAATATTTCCTCTATTGGCTTTTACCTTGATTGGTTTCATTGCACCCTGAACTGGTATTCTAGCTACTTCACGAAAATAATACCAGGGATTCTCGAAACACTCTTTGGTTATCAATCCTTTTTCTTCTATACTTAAATTTTCACCATGAGGATCAATATCTTTTATATCTGGGTTATGTAGACTTAATGGAAATAAATGATTGTTAACACCCAAACCCCTTAGTATGTAACAGATATCAACGAATGATTCGTTTTTAGTATCTATATTCGGTATAGCTTTAGGATATTTATGCCAATCTTCTTTAAATAAAATCATGTTTTTATAAATCCTTTTTATTTATCTAATCTAAATAATTTAAATTAAATAATATGTCAAAATTTGATCATTACATAAACATCAAGGTTTTAAATGATGAAGATAGTCAGTGAAATAAAACCATTTAGATTGGTAAATGTTTTATTCTTTACCAATAATAAACCGGTTATTGAATTAAAGAATAAATATAACTCCGTTTTATTGGATGAAATAAAAAATTCATTGAAATATTCTTTAGAGAGTATAAATAATTTCGATATAGATGTAAATACATTTGCTTATGAAAAAGAACATAGATTAATGCTGAATGAATTAGTTGATAACACAAAAGAAAACGTTAAAATAATAAAAGAAAAATATTCTAACATAGTCGTATTAAAGAGTAAATGGACAAAAAATTATAGATTGATGATTCAGTTTAAATATAAATGATTTTATACCTAGAGACCAATGTTGGTCTCTAGGTATAAATTAATCAGTCCATTATAAAACGATACTCGATTGCCGCTGGATCGCCTTTAGTGAATTCAACAATTTGAGAAACCAGAATTGTGTTTTTTTCCGCATCCCTTTCAATAACAAAACGATTTGAAATAACGGGGTTATTTTCATAACCTTTACCAGTATAGTATAAGGATTCTGTCCAGAATGAATTTGTTAAAGATTTACACTTTATTTCTAGTTTATTGTTTAAATAATAAAGATAAATCCATTTAGGTTCACCTTTATCGTCATTCACTATAGTTAATGCAAATATATTTGGTGTTTTGATTATGTTAGAACTTTTTACCAGCAGTTCGTTTAATTGATTAATTAATCGCCTCAGGTCGTATATTTTATCGGCATCAGCTTCTAAATTAGGTTTACCATTGTAATTGATGCTCGAATCGTTTACTGCGAAATATACATTAATGATGTTAGACATGACAAAAGCTCCTTTTGAAATAACGACAAAAATGAAAAACGATAGTATATTGATTTGACTATCAAATTAATAATATATTTATTAAGTTATTTTAAAGTAATCTTTAATAATGTAGTAGGGAATAAATTCTACTAAAATTATCGATGTTATTTAACTCAAAGGAAATTTTATAAAATGAGTAAAACAATATTCGTAAGTGATGACGAACTATTACAAACGTATAATTCCGATAATGGAGATAATAAAGATTCTGTTGATTCAAAAGTTTTGAATTGGTTTTATGAATCTATAAAAGTTTATGAATATGATCAATTAGAAAAAGTAAGTGGTGGTCATAATTTAATTTTTAATTAATAAAAAAATATATTGAATTTATATATAATGTCAGTAGTTCTACTGACATTATTCTTATGTTCTTTATATATCAATTATTACCATCAATGACTGTTTTTGATTATTTGTCAGATATATCTGTAAACAATTCCAATGAACCAGCTTTATTATTCAATCCAGACGACATTGCCAATATTTATTGCAATGAATTTAATTTAAATACTTTTGAATTAGATCTACGTCTTCTGGGTAGAGAAGTAAAAGAGGAAATATTTAACTGGTTTATGACTTCGTTGGATTATATTGGTTTTTCAAATATAGATCGTATTGGAGACCAAGTTTTAGTTATAGCTTAATATGAACTAAAGTATAATATACCCTACAGGAGCATTCATGCTCCTGTAGGGTATATATGTTCTCTTATTTATTAATTTACCAACTATTTACACCTTCAACGATAAAACCGGCTATAGATAAATCCAGGTCTTGCTGTCCTGTTTCTTTAACAAATTTCAAGAACCATTGTTCGCCATGATTTACAGGGAAATTTGTAGTAAATTTCTTATTCCAATAATCGGAAATCTTTAATCTAACGGACCAATTACCCATTTGGTTCATAAAAACCATGTGAGTAGGTTCTGGAGCGTGAGATTCTAGATTAGGATCTAATAATGGTTTTGTATTATCATAGAAATGTTCTAAAAACTGTTCTTTAGAGCCAAATCCTGATTGTACTAAAACTTCAGAAATGTTTTGATTTATGAATTTGGATTTTACCATAATGTCTTGACCGAATTCAGGATTCTGTAGAGGATCGAAGTTTACCCTAAATAGAGTTTGTTGGCCTAGTTGAGATCCTGGAGCTAATAACGTTATGCCAATCGTTTGTACATGAATAAACGATCTCCACGACGAATTGACGTGGTTTAAATTTATCCTGTAAATCAATTGTTGTTTAGTACCATATTGAAATGGATTAAATGCAGGAGAATTGTTTCCTAATTGCACCAATGTAGTAACGTCATATAAAACGTTTCTATCTAAGTTCATCAGGAAAAATGTTAGAGTATAACCATTAATATTATCAATCCATCTGGGATAAACGTATAATTTAACAGTTAATTGATTTTCTACATCAACAACTTGAACATCAATTATTTCTGTAATGAATCTATCTGTACCAATTATGCCGCCGGTATAAGATACTTCATTTTGTAATAAATTATACTTTAATACCATAGGAAAATGCTGACCTGCTTGAGTAGGAACAAATGCGTTCATACCCATTAAATCAAATCTGATTCCATTTACAGGATACCGTTTAGGTAATCCTGAATTATAATGGACTACACCTTCTAAATTAATCGAATTTAATGTCAGGTTTAATGGCACCTCTAATCTATTTGGTACCATAGTACTCATTAGAGGACCTTCTAAGGCTATCCCGATAACTGCCGCTATACCGACGTCAGTTCCTACAGTAAAGGCTGTTATGGATGCCAATAAGCGTCTGGATGATAGTATTGCACCAGTACTATCATAAAAGACGATGTAAAGCATTTCGCCATTTTGGATATCGTGGTTTGTATATGCAGTGGGTACATACCACTGGGATACATTTTGTCCATTAGGAATATAAGATAATACTAGTGGAATTTGTGTATCTATTACCAAACCAGAATTATCCATTACTAAAGAAATTATTTCTTCAGTACCATTAAAGGGATTACCTCGATAGACTCTGGCGGTAGCTGATGCAGTAGAATTAACATAACATCTGGCATCTACCTGCATTCTGTGTGGTACTACAGATTTATCGATATAACAACGATATGTAGTATCCCCACTACCTATAAAGATATCTTCAGCATCACTATCAAATGTTTGTAGTGGAGTAACTCTTTCTAATGTAGGTATCCAGAAATCATTTAAATGTACTACTTTATAGGTTATATTGGTATCGGTATCGACTACGTAATCATCTATTTTAGGTATAAACTTACCGGTTCCTATATTACCTAAATAAATTTGTTTCATGGACCATGCTCTCCATAAAGAATTGGTATCCCAATCTTTTACAGGTACAGCACCATCCGTACCCCATGGCAGTGGGGTAGTGGGTATTTGTGGGTCAGCCATTTATATCCTCTTTAAATTCTCTATTGTTCAATTGTAATGAAATGATTTAATTGTTCCACAGAATCTGGCATATATAACGTAATGACTCTGGTTAAAAAATCATAGTGCCATATACTTCTTTCTATTGGAGTAAATAAATGCGTTGGATGCACTATCACGTAATCAGGATCTAATTTATTTTGTACTTGAGTAGGATCGAATTTTAATAGATATAAATAGGGTTGACATAATTGTTCGATTACAGATTGACCATAATGTTGACCTACTATTAACGAATCATCTATTACACCCCATTTCAAATCAAAAGCTATTTTGCATAAGAATGGAGAAAATACAGGATATCTCTCAGGAATTACGTTTAATGCATTGGTAGGAGGATCTTTAATTTTGGTAGATAGATAATCGGAGACTTGTTTATCTATTATTCTAGACTCTTCTCTAAATTCATAATCGTCTTTATTGACGAATTTGGTTTCATTACCCAATGGTACCATTATATCTCTTACGGCATAAGGTAAACCATTTTGAGCATTTGGAATAGTTACCATGGTACCATCCTCACTCCACTCTAATTCGTCTTGGCGTCTTAATCTACCATCTACTACGATTCTTAAGACCCTATCGTCTTTCAAATTAAATACATTATTTCTACTGATGGCTTTGTATTTAATATATCCTACATCTTCGGCTCTTTCGTGCGTTAAATCCTTTTTACAAAATCCTCGATACCTATACATCACATTTTCAAATCCAGTATCATCATTCAGTCTATATTTTTTATTAAATATAACCACTCTGGGAAAATGTACATTATAGTCGATACCTCTAATCAATAATCTACCATTTAGAAATACATCCAGTTCACCCATGGGTATTTCCAATACCCTCCAGGTATCTTTACCGTTTACAACGATTTTTTCCGATAAATCAAATTCCAATAAACCATCTTTAGATTGCATTGGAGAGGATTGTCTTAAATAAAATTTATCAGTTCTGACCACAGCTTTGTTAAAAGTTGTTATATCAGCTATCCATTTAAATTCTCCAGTAGAATCATCAATGGCATACATATTGGAATCAGTTACATCCTGCCATTTAAATCGCTGATCGTTATTATCCCATATGTTTATATAACATCTGAAATTCCATAAATGCTCTTTAAAATTGGGAATAATCGCTTGATCGACAAATTCTTCTAATTGATTCCAACCTATTCCTTTTAAAACTTCCACGGTTTCACAATTTACGTTATTTGCAATATAGCGTTGAGGAGGATTGAATTGATTGGTATATCCAATTAACACTCCTTGGGGACTATATTCGTAAAAAGAACACATATATCTGAAACCTTCAGATAAATTTATTCCTTTTAATCCAGATTGGATATCAACTTTTGTAGGAGTATCCGCTACTAATTTAGAAATAGCATTATAACCATAAGCTTTAGTAACTTTATCTAAATCAATGTCTTTATATTCGGCAGCAATGATTCTCGTATACATATTGTTCTCTAGATTGGCAGCTAACCAAACAGGAACAACGGCACCGTCGCCCACCAATATTTTTTGTATCTCATTACTGGGTAATTTATATAATTCATGTATACGAGCATTTTCATATATCAAATCTCTTTTAAATCCAGCATCCCTGATATACATTCTAATTCTTTTACCACTAGCTACATTCCAGTTAGGATGTTTAGAGACCAAGCTATTGACTAAAGCCACACTAATGGAATAATCTTTATGCGTAATTTGCCTCATGGCACGAGCTGTATTCTTATGATAATAAATACCATTAGAAGTATTGGGATTTGATTTAGGTTCATATATAAACAATTCCACATCGTCCTGATAATGGATTCTTTGGTTAAGAGAATTGTTTATATTGTAATGCAATAAATATTTTCTTTCACTATCTAAAGTAGAATCAAAATCCCTTAAAGAGTTTATATTGAAATTAACTACCCTGATAATTGATGCATCATAAACCCATTCTACCAAATAACCTATTTTGGTATTACCAGGATTTATATCATCTGCCCAATATCCGTTAATTAAAGCATAAACACTACCTCTTGGTTTATTTTTTAATAAATCGTACTGCGCTTTGGCATCTGCAATATCCTGGTTTGAATTTATATAAATACCATCAGTTATGATTTTATCTTGATGGTAATGCGATCTTTGTGTTTCCCAAAAGGCATTGGTGTAGACTCTGAAAAATAAATCTTCATCATCATAATTTACATTTATTAAACCTTTTCTTTCCCTAACTGCTAAAATCAAGTTTCTAGCATCATTTACCATGTAATAAGTCTCGAACCTGGGTATAATAACACCAGCATCATTATACATATAGGCACTCATGGCCATTTGATTTGAGACTTCAGATAAACTAACCCATTTATTTTGAACAGGAAATAATCCTAAATAGTAAGGATGTAATTGTCCTATCATGTAAACATACCAATAATTCTTGGTATCTGGTAAATATATCCTTAACCAATTCAATTCCAATCTAACTAAAGTACCGCCTTTTTTACTTAAACGTTTTGGTCTGATTCTGAACTGCCTGTCTTGGCCTGGTGAGCTATAAATATTTTTAATAGCATGGTCTACCAGGTAATTATTGGTATCATAGTCCATAAGCTAATCTCGTTAAAACAATAAATGAAATTTAAAACTAATACTACTGACTGGTTTCATACCAGTCAGTAGTATTTTGATATATTAAAATCCTTTTAACATGCTGGATAATTTTAATACGAAACTTTCTTTCAGTTTCTTGGAATAATTATATTCCAGCATCTTGGATAAATTACTTCTCTTATACGCCCTTTCAGTAATGGCGGCATATAAAATAGAAATAAATGTAGGAATGTGTTCTAAAGAAACAGCTACCAATTCATTTGCATTATGACCATACCAAGTAGATTTCAATAAGGGATAAACTGCTATGGCATTAAACCCTTTTAATCTAATGTTGTTTGACACATCTTCGAGTTGTTCACAATAATCATTAATGTCATTAACATACGGCCTATCTCCTATTATGGAGAATATGGTATCGGAGTTTATTCCAGTTGCACGAGCAATCTTTTGAGTTATCTTTAAAACATTATTAGAGTCCGGTTTATCATTAATATTTTCAAATAAAGAATAATAGTAATAAATAGAAAAGATCTGTATTTTAAACTGATCTTCAATAGCTAAACCAAATCTCTTACTAATGTTTTCACTAAACCAACTACCAAATATAGAAGCGGGATATATATCTAATGTATTACATAAAAGAACTGGATTTTGTCTGAATAAAGATTCCAGTATTACTCTATTTACCATCATTTCATAATCAACTGAAGAATTTACTTTATTCTCTCCAGTTAATTTATTGGTTTGAACAAAACCCCTTACATCAATAAATAATTTACTATCTTTACCCATACCTACATTTAATGGATGAGAGAAATGTGGGATGTCTACGGGAATATCCACGTTGTTATCTATAATTTTGTAGGGATCATCTGAAATATTAAAATAATTTGATGCTTTAACGATTGCATTTATCGATGGTTCTACATTTAGTTTTTTACCAAATGTGGTATCATAAGACGAATAAAAAATAGCCATGAGAAAATCCGTTTTTAATTGATTGCGGTTTTATAATCGAATAATACAAAATAAGTTTCTTAAATAAATATCATATCATGATTTTGTCTTTATAGGAATAAGCACGATGGCAACATCAAATTTTAACTCTATGCCGCAAAATATTACTTACGGCATTAGGGATATGAGTGTGCCCGATCCCATTCTGGTACCTAAACAATATCCCACCCATTTACCGCTTTGGTTTTTATTTGCAAAAAAAGGTCCTACTGGTCGTATTTTAGCAGACGGTGCTATACGCGAACAGTTATATGGCTCAGAAACGTTTGATCCTACCAGCAAATATTTTACTCATCAAACACAATATTCCAATATTGTAAATGCTGAAGGTAACCAGGCTATTTATCATAGATTGATTCCTCCAGGAGCTGCTAAATCGGCAATCAGAATTTGGGTAGATGTATTACCTGAAGCCATTCCTGATTACATCAGATTACCAGATGGTAATTATCAATTAGATAGCTTAGGTAATCCTATTAGTTCTGGTAATACCGTAAACGGCGTTACTATCAAATTTGTAAAAACTGCTATCACTGAAGCTCAGATGGCACAAGGTGCCGTGATGACTGGTGACCAACAAGATGGTGCCGGTAATTGGTCTCAAAGATACCCATTCATGGATATCCTGGCCAGTCATGAGGGTGTGTATGGTGATGATTTAGGTATCAGAATCTGGGCACCTACCGCCAACGCTAGAATAGAACCCGATACAGAACTAATTGAAGATAATCGGGCCTATCCATATCAGATTGAGTGTCTGGATAAATCTGGAGCTATCGTAAGATACTTTCAAACCCTATTTGGTTCTTCTGGCGTTACTTGTGTATTTAAGGATGATCAAATAAAAAGGTCGGTAGTTCAGTCGGTTTCTTTTGACGATAGATTCATCGATAGTTATACTGATTTAGAAAGACCCGGTATGGCTCCTCTATATGGACCATTTGGCAGAGCTTTCCTGTATAAAAATAATTTAGATACCCTTTTGACTCAATTCTACAGTCTGGAACAGCCTTACGCCACTTATCCAGGTACTGATTTTGAGGATATTGGTTTAGATGAAATACATAGATTTAATTTCATTTCCGGTAAATCCTCCAAAGGTGTTCCTTACTATTCCTACAGAATCAATAGAATTGATGCTAATTCCGAACCCATGAGTGATGTATCTGCCATTTGGTTAAGCGGCGGTAACGATGGTACAATTGATTCCGCCACTTTAAATGGAATGGTAAAACAGGAAATTGAAAAGTATGGTGATATTAACCAAGAAGTCACCGAAGATCGTTTAGGTAATCCAGAGAGCTTCTTCTACGATTCTGGTTTTAATATAGATACCAAACTGGCGTTGGCTAATTTCATCGCCGTTCGTAAAGATACGTTCTTGGTGTGGTGCTTACAAGACGCGGATGCCCCTACGCTAGATGGTTCTCAAGAATCTTCATTGGCTATTGCATTATATACTCGTGGTCATATGCTACCAGAATCCAGTGAATATGGTACCCCTGCTGCCAGATTCATGATTGTAGCGTGCGATGGTAAATTGATTGGATCTCAGGATAAACAAAGAAGGCCGTTATCGTTAGAGATCGCATCTAAATCTGCTAGATACATGGGCGCTGGTAATGGTTTATGGAGAAGTGCATTTAACTTTTCTCATGGTAGATTTGCTGAAATATCCATGTTCAGGGATGTTAATGTAACATGGAGACCTATTGCAGCTAGAAGACGAGATTGGTATAATGGCATGGTTTATGTGCAAAAGAAAGATATGGATACCTTATTCTTTCCTGCACTCAGAACTGGTTATTCCGTCGATAACTCTATTCTTACCAGTTATTTTACTGCACTAGTTTTTGTTGATTTACAAAAAGTAGCAGATAGATTGTGGTCTGAATATAGTGGTTCTTCCGAATATTCTAATGAACAATTCCAGAAATATTTGGTACGTGATTTTAATGTCATGATCGAAGGTAAATACGATAAGAAAGTTAGAATCGTTCCTAATGTCATATTTACTGCCGTAGATGAGTATAATGGGTATTCCTGGACTCTTAGCGTAGATGTTGGCGCCGATGTCATGAAAACCGTGCAATATACCCTCTTGACTGGTTATAGACGAGAGTCTATGCCTGGCAATAACTAATTCTACAGGAGTAATTTGAAATGTCCAGAATGAACGATGCTCTTATCCAAAGAGAACACGCTGGTCTGAATTTTAATTTCAGACGCCAGATGTTAAATCCTAATTACTCAGGAGTCATGGGTTGGTCTCCGAATCCTACCCATTGGGTCAGTAAAACAGGTTATGTTAGAAGGAATATTATTCCTATCGTATTAAGAGCACCCGAAGGGTTTAGATATCTACCTAAACCTAACGACTGGTATGCAGCCGTTAGAGCGGTGTTTGAGACCCATCCTATCTCCATTGAGGGTCTTAACTCTACCCTGACCGTTAGTGTCTCTGAGACGCCATATGGTGGTGCTGGAGAGCAATTCCAGGATCCCACCAACGTGACTCGTGAAAGAACCTCATTATCTTTCACTATTCCCGATCTGGCTGGAGCTCCTGTTAATGCTTTATTAGAAACTTGGATTCAGTATTTGATCATGGATCCTGAAACAAAAACAGCTTTGGTAAATACTTTTACTCCAGAACAAAGGCCGACTGATATGTTGGCGGACATTTATTCGATGGATATGTTATTCATTGAACCGGATCCACAACAAGCCAAAGTAATCCGATCGTGGATTGTTTATAACATGTTCCCACTATCCGGAGGTGAAGTCATTGGTCGCCGTGACATTACTACTGATATGGAATCAGTTAGATACAATATTCCCATGGCTGGTATTGCTCAAATCGGTAATGGCGTAAATTCATTTGCTCAAGATGTTTTAAATGGAATGGCAGTAGCAGGTGCCAACCCGTTACATAGAAGAGCATATACAGAAGGTATCGATAAAGATATAGTCAATGCTGCTGCTGGTTTTGGTAATCAAATTTCTGAATTATCCAATAATCAAGTAGTAGTATAAATAAAAAAATAAATAGATATAGATAAAAAGCATAGATAGGCAATGGGCGTTATGCCCATTGCCTATCTACTTTTGCTGTCTTAGCTAAGACTCACGACAAACGAATTTACTTCGAAAAAGCACTTTTGAAGTTATCTTGCAAGAACTCTCGAACTTGCTTCAGTTCACCACGAGAACCACGTGCTCCATAGACAGCAAACTTAACGGCAGAATCACCATAAAGATCTTTCTCGCCATCGACTTTAAAGTTACCAGTCTCTTTATCCATGACTCGATTGGGAACTTTCTTATGACGATCAAACTTGACTTCCAGGGTAGAACGACCAATCTCAAATGAACCAGCAACGTTTTCTACCTTTTTGTTCTTCTTCATGAAGTCCAATGCTACTTCACCAGAAGCCAATGTATGGGCTGATACAAAGTTGGAACGATAATTATCATCGTCGATCATTTGTTTCAAATTGCGACCATCTTCGGTCGCAATTTTCTCAAAGACCTTATCGTCTACCAGTTCACCATTATCCTTGACGGACAATAGTGGTTTAATACGACCAGCCAGAGAGCGGGTATTCTCTTTGATTTTGATATCTTCACTCATTTCAGTATTTCCTTTAAATTAAATAGAATCAAAATGTTCTACTGGATTTGATTGTACTTCTTTCATCGTTACGTTTATATCCATACGGTTTATCAAAAGACCTTTTTTCACCATTATAACTATTTCTAGGTTTAAAAGTAGATCTGTTTGAAAAAGATTCTGGATATCTTGATTGAGGCGTTTCTATTTCATATTCAAACTCCTTGTGTTTACATTTGTTGAAAAGGTATTTGGAAATGAGTCTGGCTTTAAAACCTTTCTCCATAACCAAACTGTCAGGTTTATATATAAAAACATATTTGCCAGTATGAACCGTCATGATGGGTCGTTTAAAATCTTTTTTCCACTTAACCGGCATTTTTTCTTGATCAAAAATTATTTCATGAATTTGATCATCTGGTTTAATATAAACATCTACAGACGATCCTACCGCTCGTCCTAAAGCCTCGATGTCATATTCATTACCCAGAAATTCAACTACTTTTTTCTCATCAGTAGTTTTCATATTAAAAATTTTCTCCTTTAAGGAAAGTAATAGACGGATCATCTTAATAGCAAATATTATAAAAAATTATTGAGTATCGAACAATACTCAAATTAGTAATATATTGATAAAAAATAACTAACATATAGCTTATAGATGACGGTGAGGCATGCCTCACCGTCATCTATATAATTCTATTTTAAAACAATTTTCACATACATATAACCATAATGATGTATACGTTTTAATCTTTGTATACAGTGGTGGGTACTGCGTTGGTTGACTATCGCAGTACCCTGTTTCAAGAACTTCCTCTCGTAAAGGAGAGTTATGAAACTATGCTTCGTTTATGAACGCAGATCTCTCAAACTCCGCGTTTTGGTAATAGGAAGTACGTTGCAGACATTGGTCGTATGCAAAATCTTTGTCTCCTGCGCATTTCTTATTACCACATCATAATAAACAAAATAAAAAATAAATAGAAGATCGGCTGTAGTTAAGCCAATAAAAATATATGATGAGTTAGTTTATAATCAACTAACTGAATAAACGAAGACAATAAATTTCATTATTCTACTCTAGAGAAAAATGCTCTAGAGTAGAATAAATAACAATGATTATAAATTTTTTGTATTTAATAATTCAAAGAAGTTTCTTTTTGCTTCTTTACTGTTTTTTAATTCCCAACCCATGGAGTTCATTAAAGCTGTAACTGGTATAATAGCAGATTCATTAGAATGTTTATTATCAATCAATTTTCTAGCAGCCTGTTTTACTGTACCTTCGGTAAATATTTTTTTTCCATTATTCTCCAACGAAGGAGAATTATATTTAGTAGCAACAGAAATGCCCGGTTCATTTACATAATCAAAAGTTACGACATGTTTCATCTCTTTTATTACCCTACCACCTTTTCTATGTGGCATGGTAAAACATCTGATAGAAAAACACACGTTTTCATGACCATTATTTATTTGTTTTTCTAATGGTTCGCCATATGGACCACTGGGAGATATTTCACTCATGATGCCAACTATAGGCTTGCCATTAGAATCTTTAAAATGATTAAAATCCAGATATATTCGTTTATGATGACAACATGTTTCTTTTTCATTAATCATCAATAGCCTGGATACATAATCATCATCCGTCATGCCGGGTAACATTTGAGGATGGCCATATTCTCCTCTTAATACACCCTTTTTACTCATTCTGACTAAATCACTGGCTTCGTCAAAAAATTTACGTGCATAATTGTAATCGTAGTACTCCCCAACATTGTTCGTCATGTTAAGAGCACCAACAATCATCTCGTAATATCCATTTTCATTTTTTCTCAATGTACCAGCCTTATTGGTACCATTTAATACTTGACAATTGTATTCTACCGCTCCATGCATGATTATACCTATTTAAAAAAAGTTTACATCCTTAAGTATTCTTCTAATTTCTCTACTCTTTCAGATGGATGATTCAAAGATGACGTAATAGCTCTATTCATATATGAACCCATCAGTTTATTTAATGTAGTAGTAGCCGAAAACTCCACATCTCTTAAAGAAGTGGGTTTATGTTTATCAGATATTAAATCGTCTTCTTTTTTTATAACATGTCTATAATACTGATTTATATTGTCTTTAAACCTGGTATTAACGGCCACAATCATCTCAGTTACTTCTTTCTGATCGGTAAAGCTAACACCGGCATGTTTATTGGCACTATCGAATATATTCAATCTGTCTAGATAATTGATGTACCAAGGAACTTTACCTTTAGCTATTAATTCATTGAAAATATGAAAAACAATACCTGAAGATTTTAATAAATTAGTGTTTGGCATTACAACACTGTTTTTATCAAAATTGTACGATACATAAACATCGCCATCTACAATGGTTTCCGTTATGTTATCGGGAGTAATTTTAAATAATGCATTAGTTAGAGTAATGAAATATTCGTTGCCTATAATCCATGCACATATTCCAACGATTTCATTATCAGAACCAACAGTAGCTAAACTCACCTCCACGAAGCGTTTGGGTATCATTATTGATAAACCATGTTTGGTCAATAAAGAGCCCTGATCGGTTGTTATGAAATGGGTTTTAGCTAATGTTGGATTTCTTTTTAGTTCTTTTACGTTCATGATTGCAATCTAACTTGACTGGCATACCAACCAGCAACATAAGTTATTAAAGAACTTGTTAAAGCATCCTCGGCAGATAAATCAGGATTGGCCGATAAAGCCGTATTTACTCCATTTAAAATTTTATAAGAATCCGTAAAGGAGTAAATAGTTTCACATAAAAATCTGGTAGCTAAAGAGTTTATATCTTTTAAATCTTCATTTACGAGTTTATTAGCCCAATCGATGGTGTTGTTTATAATAGTTTCGGAATTGTTTTTTATAACTTCTTCTTCGCTACTAATAATGCATTTGCGAGTAAAAGAATTTAAAATGGTTTTAACTAAAGCGATGCTATTTTCATCACTGTTAGCTTTTTCTATAGCAACATGATGATTCCAGGCTCTGATAAACGTATCTTTCTTTTCAACAATTTCATCTATGTAGTAAACTCTATTGCCGTTTAAAACAGAACCTAAGATGGCTTCAACATCACCACCTTCCTGTAGATATCTATCATAAATATTTTTATCCACATAAACCGTTTTATCTTCTACCCTGGTAATTAATTTGCCAGTATTACTTTCACGAGTTTTAGCATCAAAATGAGCACATAATGCACAACCACTGATTTCTTGCAAATCTTTTAATATGAAAACATATTTAGATGCATTTAAACCAGATGTGCCAGTTACATTGAAAATTACATTTTCATCTTGAATTAATTTGGATGCAAACAGAAAAGTAGCTATATTGGCGTTTAACCCTTTTTCTACTCTAAAAGCATTATAAGTATTAAAACCATTTTTATTGGATTGAAATACCACATTCCAGACTTCTTGTAAAAAAGGCATGCCTACATTGGTTACAAACTCATCTACAGCCACATCAAAATTGCCAGAGCCAATTTTCATCATCAAGATGATATCTTGATCAGAAATATTCTTATAATCCAAAACTAGGTCAGAATCTTTGGTTACATCAATATTTCTATATTTTTGTATTTCATTAACAAAACTAGGTTCGTTAAATAGACTGGAACTAGATTCTGGTAATACGCGATACGCTTTTAATGGATTGTTATTTAGTACATCCAATTGGCCTAAAATCTCGTCATTTAATTCTTTTGCTTTAGTACCAACAACGTTTAAAGCATAATCTACATGACTGGCTATAACACCACCAATCCTCACGGCAGTTTCTTCCAAGAATAAAGAATGAATATCCGGAATTACAGCACCATTTTCTAATTTTACTTCGTTTAGAGTAAATAGTGCATCTGGTAACATATCGATATCGTTGGGGGTTTTAGCAGAAATACCCTGTACCTTAGTAGCAGCAATGCTTTCAGCAATAGGACTATTTGGTATGGCTACCAACAAATTTTCATTACCTAATTCATGAACGAAATCACGGGTAGCCATTAATGAATTTAAATTTAACATGAGATTATTTCCTTTTTAAATTTTAAGCAACTGGTTGTTTAATATCATGATAAACTTTATTCCTAACTGCTGAAATAAAAGCACTAGCGACGGCATTGTTAGCTACGTTACTACCGAAATAGTTTCTTACCTTTTCATCGGATACTAAAGACTTAATAGTTGTAATGGTTAGATCAATTCCATTTGCCAGTAATGTCATATTACTTTCAGGATATAAATCATTATTCATATAGAACCCTAATTAGTTTAAATAAAATAATCAAATGATGTATGCGATGGGGTTAGACCCCATCGCATGCATCTTTAGCTATCATAGGCTTGAACAGCCAATTGAGCACCTTTCATTAATATAGCGGTAGTAGTACCAGTTATATCGGGAGAATTGATAATACGTCTTGAAATGGATGTGTAACTGAATTTACCCATAATTTCAGTACCATCTTCAGCCGTTAAGTTTTCTTCAGTTACTTTAGAGCATATACTCTTAAGTTGTGCGCAAAGCACGAGTTTATCACCCACTCCAAAAGGTTCGTCTGAGGTAATGTAAAATCTAAATACAGCAGTATCCATGGGAACAGGATTGGCTTTAATCCTAAAATTCTCATCAATACTACCGTTTACAACTACTTTACCTTCAGATTTCTTTTGTTTTTTCAATTCAGAATCAGACTGATTTGCATATTTTAATATGCTCTCAGACATATCTTCTTTATCACCCCTATATAACACTTCAATCTTTTCTATCTTACCACTAAATTTAGCTCTAGGAGATTGGCTGGCTAAATTCCTCAAAATATCAATGTTTGTATCAGAGTAAGCATCTATGTTCGTAGATATCTCATCTTGAAAAACCATTAATGGATCATTTATACCAACTTCTTCTCCCACTTTAACTATTTTAGCTACCGATTGATCGAATTTTAACTGTACTACTCTAACCTTGGTTTGTTTGGTTTTTAGTTTATTAGCTAACTTCCTACTAACCACACAAGCATCTTCCAACACATCTGAAGACTCGCATAATGCAAACCAAGCATATGTACCATTACACCAAACAACGTTTTTAGGATTTAGTGTATCTGGTTTAAAATATCCCGAATGATAAGATATGATATCATCCTTGGATACTTTATCTCCTATATTTAAATTGGTTACCAGTTCATGAGGAATGGTAATGCCTTCATGTTCACCATATTTTCTACCTAAAGGATAATTTTTTACATCACCATTTTTATATGCGACCTCTATTCCGTATTTATTTATATCGGTAACTTTACCATCTCCAGTAGATACGTTACAAAATAAACTACTGGTTCTATATGGTATTACTGATTCATATCCTGTTCGTAAAATGTTTTCTTCTTGACCTTCTGTAAACATGCCGTGTGTGTGTTGTATATTGCAAAAACCCAAACGTTTTGCGTCATCGCGATCTACTAATGGAGTAGCTAATGCAGCACTACTAAAAACACTGGTATAATTTACATCTTTATTTTTACCTTTCTTGGGCATACCTAGATAGTTTTCTATCTGAGCATTAGGGCTCATATATGTATTAATACCCACATCTCCACTATCTTTAGTAGCCTCAGATATCAAACCTATATCGTTTTCACCATACGTTCTGGTATCTAATCCTGCTAATGATTCTTTTTGTCTACCTCCGGTACCTATTAGAGTCACCTCTTCTCTTTGTTTCAGATTTTCCATTGGATTTATATCCTTAACAACGAGTATACTAGGATCCTTGGCTAAAGCAGTCCAAACTGTATTTGGTTTAAAATCGATTTTATGCCTGGCTTTAGCAGGTCTGGCATTGTGGGTTCTAACCGCCGAAGTTATTTCTTTATATATTAAACCAGGTATTCTTTCATATCCCCTGATTCTCATTTCGTTCATATCAAGAGCATCTCTATGATCATCTGTTAATAATAATTCAGTACCATAGATTAGTATATCCAAGAATTTAGTAGGCTGATTTAAATGAATCAATACTTCTTCAGTTATTGGATCAACAAACATTTTCTTAGCTAATTCAAATTCTCTTAGAGTTCTGGTAGAATCAAATTTAGCATCAAACACTTTTTGATATATATTTCTTTTATTAAATTCCCCTATTGGGTATTCTTTTATTATTTGTCTATATTCGTGAAAACCAGATAACAATAAATTAGTTAACGAATCCCTACGATTATAAACAATTTTTTCATCTTCGAATTTTATCAGCAATTCATCTTTATCTAACTTAACCCTAGTTTCACTAGGATGTTTAGTAACTTTTACTTTTAGTTTCTTTATTAGATTATCCAATCCGTATTCATATGCCAATAGTATACCTATTGGAACATAAGAGCCGTTGATCTTTAATTCCGTATATTCAATAGGAGATTCAGATATATCCAAACCTAATATATCTTCCATATAACCTAAATCAACGACTTTCTCATTTTCAATCAAATAAAATTTATCCTGATTAAAATAAATTATATTACCTTTATCGCTTTTGGCTATAGGAGTATAACCTTTCTTTATATTGATTTCAGTTTTTCTAGGATTATATCTGTTTTCAGGATTAGGCAATTCCAAATTAAAGGTAAAATTTTCATTATCCATACTCATTACGGTAAATTCACTTACCATCTTGGATAATTCAGATATAGATCTAGGTGTAATTATACTGGGATTAAAAACATTGGTAGTAATTATATCTTTAATGTTTTTAATGTTTTCACTATTTCCCATCGTAATTAATTCATTACATATCCACTTACCATAATTGTTGGAATGTTTTCTGGATCTGAAGATGAAGAATTTTCCATAATAACTTGATAACGCTACTTTATTAGGACCTATTTTTCTAATGGGATTATCAACCCTTTGATTACGAGCAGAATACCTAACGCCAGCCGCTACGTACGAACCATCCGATTCGATTTTTGGTAATGGAAATCTAAAAGTTGATGGTACACCTTCAATAGGTACTACCTTAACAGTATAGTCTTGTATGCTACCCTGATAAGCATGCCTTTCTTCTACTGTAATATCAGTTACTATTATATCTGCTTTTTGTATACTACTTAGTATTTTTAGTGTATGTTTGGGTAATATCTTTTCTATATATGTTTTTTGCATTTTTTCATGTGGTGAATAAGCCATGGTCTTATCTAAAACCACTGCTTTTTCTGTCACCGCGTTCTTATTATCTACTTTTTTATCTTCTTCATCAATTTGAATAAATTCAACTAAAGATTTATCACTGCCAAAAGGATCTTTAATTTGTTTGAATTTCTCAGTTAACTTGTTATATCTTCTTTGTTCAGCGGCAGTCAATAAACCTTTAGCTGATAGTTTTTCGATAGATTTCTTCAACAGCCCTTCATAATCTTCAGGTTCATCTTCATCGTAGTTTTCTAATTCTGGTTCTTCTTCCGAAACACCTTCGATTACATCGTTTATTTTTTCTAATTCATCTAAATCATCGTCGATGATCTTATTTACTTTCTCATCGATTATATCCATATTAATTACCGAATCTTTTTCTTTTTTGTTTTTAATTTTATTACCACTGGCGATTAATTTACTAACTATTATTTTATCGTTATCTGGAGAATCATCGGATATATTGCTTTCATCATCCAACATATCCTCTTCATCTTTTAAATATAGATTATCTTCTTCATCGTTATCAACATCAATATCATTCTCAATTGTTTCATCTATATTACCAGAAACTTCTACTACATCTTCTATATTTTTAGATTCTAATAATTTATTTTCAATTATTTTATCTGCATCTATGCTACTAACTGATTTATTAGAATTTAAAATCATATACATTCTAAGCAGATATTTTTGTAATTGTAAATTGCCATAAGTAATATTATCTTGTTTTATTTCTTTCTTGTTTATAATAGTTTCATTTTCATTTAACTTATCAGTAGCACTTCTAGTCCAATAATATAATTTATTTAAATTAATACATAACCATTCTGTACCATTACCGATAATTAAATTCAAATATTTATAATTCTTTTCTTCTATTCTACTAAATATACTTTCAGTAGGATCTTCATTTAAGAATTTCCATAGCTCCAATAGCATTCTGCTATTATCGTCTTTAAATATCTTAACTGAATTAATGTCAAATTTTTTACTGGAATTCTGTAATCTACTGACGGCAGGTAAGAACTTAGGTACACCTAGAGTAATGAACTGATGTTTATTAGAGATGTTAGCTATTTCATTTACATGACTCATTAATGTTAAATACATATCTTTAAAACGATCGTAATCGGAATAAATCGTTTTCATGTATTTATAAGACTTCAATATCAATGAATAATTAATAACTGTTAAAGTCTTATCATCCTTAGGTATAGCTTTTAAATCAATTAGTTTTCTAAATCTTCTATTTTTTATTAAAAACTTTCTGATTACAGAATTAGCTTCAAACGCTACTTTTCTTGGATTACCTACTGGATCGGTAAATACCAAAGGGCTATACATTTGAATTGGTTTTTTTATCGTTTTATAAATAGGACTGGTTACGTCGGGACCTATGTCTTCGTTACTGGTCGGCATGTAATGAAATAACGAGCCTCTAGGTAATGAGAGAGTAGATATATAATTTAGTAAAGGAGCTGCCAATTGTGCAGCCTTTCTAATCATCCTGGCTTTTTCATATATAGGGTAGATTTGAATCATGAAGAAAATATCCTTTATCTGGTCATATTAAAACAAACCAGCTTGGCTGTATCTACGTTGGCACTGGCTATCAATTTACCTCTAGGGTCTACATAAAATTTTTTCTTTTTAAATAATTCTTTTACTTCCTTTACAGCTTCATCGGTATAAACAACATTTGAAGATACCATATCGCCATCGTGCATTATTTTCGATTAGAATCGTTAGTTCTAACCCGCGCCATTATGCGCAGCTATATATTTCTATATAGATAAGACCATATCTTTATCCGATTAAATCGGATAACCCCCATTTCCACTATACTTATAGTGTACTGCCAGCTATGGCATGGTCGTTGAACGTTCTCCATATGTAATTATTACATTTAGGAGCTTCGCTGCTGATTGTCCAATTCTATATTTTTTAAACCATGGCTTTGATTTTCATCTCGCAGTGGTATATAGACTCTCAGGAGTTTCCAGCAATTAGAGGGTTTATCGATCAATCATTACTGATTGTCGAGACCATTGATACGAGTGATTTTAACATTATTTTTCCCCATCGATCTACCGTTTCTAATCATTCTAAGAAAACTACTTTTAGTTAAGCCCGAATATCTCGACACTTCTAAAGCTCCGCAATAAAATTTATTTCCATCTGGCAGCTCTATTAAATAATTACCTAATTCAGTATTTATTTTTGGCCAAATTTCTTTAGATTTATAACGAATTTGTAATCCTGAGAATGATTTATATCCGTTAGTTTTAGCTCTTTTAGCCACGGTCATGTCAGACATACCAAAGGCTCGTGCAGCAGAACTTATGCTAGGATATATATATAATCTCTTATTAATGGTATCGTATATTTCAATTGGTTGGTTATCGGTTCTTAAACCATGCTCATAAGCATGTATGATATTTTCGGAGTACGTTGACCATTGTAAATTTTCTAGTCTATCGTCTCCTGGTATGCCGTTTTTATGATTTACTACCATATTTTCAAATTCATATGGGTAATCTAAAAAAGCCAAAGCCAAGATTCTATGTCTTAGAAAATTTTGTGTTTTATTACAATCACTAGTCATTCTGTATGTGTAATATCCGTAAATATTTTTAGATGCCGAAATATATTCGCCGTTACTTTTTTTAGTAAAACACCACATTTTGATATTAAATAATTAGAAAAATATGGTATTATATAAAAATCGTTATACTCCAACGACATAACGGGCGTTATTAAACCTAGTTCCATTGATTCTGGAGTATCTAAGTCTTCGGAACCCATTAGAACCTTTAGAAATTTCCAGTAATTTGGTGCTAAATTAAATTTTCTAAATGAAATATATTTTAAAACATTAATAGAACTAACGTATAAATTAGTTATGAGATTAAACTTTTTTAGATCAATAGGTTTTTTTCATATGTTAAATCACATTTTAACGAAATAAAAAAATCGTTTATGATTAAAGGTATTTTTTTATTTCCATTAAAAATTTTATTGCCCACGTTATAACTCCATAAATGATACGAACTATATGAGTTAAAAAATGGGGGCACTCGTATCTTGTTAATCAGCACCCAAACCTTTTAATCTAATAGGGTTGGGGTTTACGGTCGATACGAATCTTCTTCCGTATATAGGAAATGATGGAACGTAATTATTTTTATCTAAATTCCATTCGTCATTTAAGACATATCTTTTTTCACTTTCTACAGTAGTTCTTACGTAACTAAGAGATGGATAAATACTACCTAATGTAGCAATCGGATATCTGGTTATAAATATAGGTAAACCATTTATTTTGTTAACTACAGACAAATATATTAATTCAGCAAAAGTAGCTGGCCTAACATCGTTTTTATTAAAACCATCAGGTAATTCATCAATGTCAGAAAATAGTTTTACGGTTTTCTCTGAAGGTAAATTCTCAGTAAGTAAATCGTTATCAACATCTTTACTAATATCTTTTAAATATTTATTGCCGATATATATTAGAGATAAAAAATAACCATTTAGCATTGCCGTACTATGAAACATTTCTTCATCTTTCATTAAAGAAAATATTTTATTTATACCTTCATCGGTGAAGAATAAATCGTATTGCTCATTTTCCAACTGTATAGTTTCTTGTTTTAGTGTTTTAGGATTTATCAATAAAACATTGTGATTGTTTTTAGCATCTATTTTATTTAAAAATTTATCTTTAAATTCAAATACAGCTACAGGTCTAGCGGATTTTAATGCCTGATATAAACCTATTACAGTTTGATTCGAACCTATATTGGTAACTTCGTCCAATTTGGTAATACCCTCATCCATAGGTGATATAACATTTCGAGTACCATCGACAATGTTTCTGCTAGCCCATTTGCCTCTAATCAATTTCTTTTTTCCATCTATCATGGATTTCAGGTTTTGATATATTTCATTAAACGTAAATTGTAACTTCCATCTAGCCATATCACTCACGTTATTTCCACTACTACTGGAATTTATTGTATTGGCAATGGCTAAAGCTCTTCTATATAAGACGTTTATATCATCTTCTTCATATCTACCATTATCATCAATCATCAGGTCTCTTAGTCCTGCTGGTATTACCAGAATTTTATCAGTCAAAGCTTTATCTTTATAATCAATTAATAGTTTAAATTGCTCTTGTCTTTGAATTGAATTTGTTTCTGGAAATTTTATATCTTTCCAATATTTCATAAAGAAACCATAACCCGTTTCTCCATTCATTGGAGTACTTTCTAAAAAACACTTATCATTATCATCCCAAATGGCATATTTCTTACTAGACATTATTCCTTCATGTAAACCTATACCTTCAGTTAAAGATTTATAGTATACGGGCTGAAATATTTTAGTTTTTATATCTATAAAACTAAAACGTTTGAACCTAACGTCATCACCTGATAAACCAAATATCTCTGTAGAATATAAACCTTCAGGATGAAAATTTTCACTACCTACTTCAAAAGTTTCCAATGATTTTATTTGTCTTATTTGTTTAAAGCGATTATCCTCTGGATTTAGGAGTTTTATGTTAAAAGGGATATTTACTGTCTTCATTTTTATCCTTTTTAAATGTATAAGGATGCATAAATAATGGCCAAAGAAAAGAAAAACAAAGTCAATGATGATTTCAATTTCGACGATGATTTAAACTTTGATTTCAACGATGATTTTGATTTACACAACGAAGTAAGAAAAGATGATAGAAAACCCATAACTAAAGGTTTAAAAGCTGTTGGTACAGGATTCGGTAAATCCTTCGTAGGAGAATCTAATTTAAAAACCATGTTGGAGAAATCTTTACCTAGAGAATATGGTACTCCAATATCATCGGCTTTTGATATCAAAGATTCTATCAAAGACGTATATGGTCATACTACTACCAAGACTCGTGAAATAATAAAGGAATCTAAAAAATCTATTAATAAAATAGCTACGAATTTAGATTCAGTATTACCAAAGAAATTAACTGACAAATTAAAAGAGTGGACTCAAAGTAGTGATTCTACTTATTCTACTTCAAAAGAAGAAATAGAAAGTAATACAATAAATACCGCTTTTGCCGAAATATTCGCTGCTACTGAAGAAGCGAGAGCTGAGGATCAGAAGAAAAAAGATGCTAAACAGATACTGACGGATCAAATAAACCAAAAAAGACATTCTGATTTAACTACTATTTTAGGTTCAGTTGATCAGTCATTAATTCAATTGACTACATATCAACAAAAAGTAAATACCAATTACTTAAAGAAATCCTTAGAATTGCAATTTAGAAGCTATTTTGTTCAAAGCGATATGTTGCAATTGCAAACAAAGTATTTCCAAGAATTTAAAACCGATCTATCGGCTATTACAAAAAATACAGGTTTACCTGATTACTTAAAGAAAACCACTAAAGAAGCTCTTAAAGAACATTTAAGAGAACAAACTTTTGGTTCTATAAGTGATACCATATATAGAGGCAATGGTAGATATATAAGAAACGTAACTAACAGGATTAAGAAATCTATTGGCGATGTTTTATATCAAGTAAAAGAAGGTTTGACTGGTGCATTCGATGTCGCTGATGCAATTTCTGATGGAATAAAAATGCAGCAAGAAATGGCTGCTGATTTTGGTGGCGAATCTCCCAGTTTTACAGAACAAGGCTTGGAAATAACTGGTGGTGTGGCTGGTAGTGCGGTAAGGGATAAAACTGCCAATTTTGTTAGAAGCAAAATTAAAGACAATTCAAATGTATTGAAAACCGGTAGAAAATTAAATCAAATATTTTCTAATTTACCACAATACGTAAATGAAAATATAAATAATGGTAAGCTGGGAGATTATACACCGGACTTTTTAAAACAAATATTAGCGCCAGAAAGAATAAACGCTACTGTCGAACTAACAAAAGAAGAAGATTTAGATAGAACTAAACCATGGGATAGTAGATCACATTTATCTTTAAATGTAATAATACCAAAATACCTGGCTAAAATTCATAAAGAAATTTATACTCTCAGAACGGGAGATACTCAAGCAGATGAATTGGAATATGATTTAACGTCCGGCAGGTTTGTAGGTAAAAAGGCAGCTACCAGAACTAAGTTAGAATCTATTTTTAGTAAATCGGCTTATGAGAGTAATAAATATACATCTGAAAAAATCTTTAATAAATTAGATCCTGAGAATAAATTAACAAAAGAAGAAAAGGAAGACTTATTAACTCAAATCTATAACGCTAATGATAATAATATTTTCTTTAATAAAGAAAATATATTAAAACTATCTGGTAATTTAAGATCATTAACATTAGAGAATAAACTAAAGGATTTAATTACTTATGATAAAGATAACGAACAAATCCATCAGTTATCTAAATACTTTCATGAGTTAGGTAAAAATAGATCAAATGTTACTGAAAAAATTCAATATTTAATTAACAACGGTAAACATGGTGATCTAATAGATTTAGGAATATTGGATCCTGAAACAAGAGACATAGATCAAGATAGGATTAGACAAATAGAGATTAGTGGTGAATTGCCAGAATTTTCTAATAGACGTCAATCTACTCCTAATTCAAAAAAAGGTTTTTTTAAGAAACTGTTTAATAGAAAAGATGAAACATCTAAAGATTCTAATGATGTTAATGAACTAAAAGAAGCATTGAAGCTAAAAGAGGATAATTTAAAAGAATTATCTAAAATTAAATCGAACGTAGAAATCGGTGAATCCAATATTATAAAATTAGAATCTACTATTAGAGAAACCAATTCTAGAGATCTGTTAACAGAGATTAGAGATATATTAAAAGATATAAAAAAATCTGGTGGTTTAGATTTTGGATCTATTTCACCTGAAGATATAGATGAATACATCAAAAATAGAAGAATTAATTATGTTGGTAAATTTGGTAAATTGATAGGTAAAGGATATAATAAGTTAAATTCCGGTTTAGGATTTATTAGAAAACTTACTAATAAAACTATTAGTAAAACCTATGATGTAGGTAAATCCACGATAAATAAATCTATAGATTTGTTATCAAGAACAAAAGAAAGATTTGATTTATTTGTTGGTAATGAAATAGAACCCAGATTAAAATCATCTAAATTAAAAGCTGGTAGATATATAGATGTATCTACAGGTAAAATAATAGAAAAATTTGAAGATATAACTGGTGATATAAAAGATATAGATACTGGTGAAATAGTTTTATATGCCAGCGAAATAAAAGATTCATTATTAAAGAACCTGGAAAGAACTAAATCCATTTTAGCTGGATCTTTAGATTGGGCTAAAAAGGTAGCATTAAAAAGCTTTAATATAGTTAAAGAAGCTACCGATAGAACTATTGGTCAAGTTCGTTCTTCTTTTAAGTATAGCCTTAAGTATGCAAGAAAAACTTTTGATTGGTTAACTAAAGAGCAGCAAGATGTTTATTTAGCTGATAACTTAAATGTACCCGTTTTATTAAAAAGAGTTTTAGCCAATGGTGGTTATTATGATAAGAAAACAGGAAAACCAATCACTCGTATATCCGAAATAGGTGGCGATATAGTAGATATTGAAGGCAATGTTGTTCTATCTACAGAGGACATGAAAAAAGGTTTAGTAAATAAAGAAGGTAAACCTTTAGTAACCGGTGTAGAAAAAGCGTTGGAGTGGGTTAAAGATCAAGCCAATGTCATGAAAAGATTTTACGGCAAGGTTTGGGATAAAACCAGGTCTGTCGGAAAAGGTATCGTTGACACAGTTAAAAACCCGTTTGATATTTCCATTGGAATGGGTAAGGGTATCAAAAAAACCAATAGTATACTTATAGCTATATATAAGTTATTATTAAATAAATTTACCGATCGGCCAATAGTTTCAGAAACTTTTACTGATGATTATACTTATGAACCTGGTGCAATAAGAACAGGAATATCTAAAGGTATAGAAGGCATAAAGAAACTAGGTGGTAAAGGTTGGTTATGGGGTAGAAATAAAATAGATGAAAATAAAGGCGGTGTCGATTCTTTTAAAGACAATTTACAAAGTAAATTGCAAGATGTTGAAAATAAAGCTCGTGAAAAATTGGCATCTTTAAATAAAAAATATAATGAATTCAAAGACGATAAATGGGATAAAAAGAAAGAATTGTATTTAGATCCTACTACTGACGTAATGAGAAAAGGTTTACATGAAATAGTAAATACCTTAAGGGAAAGATTGCCTGAACCAGAACAAAAGAAATTTTATGATTGGGATGGCGATGGAATAAGAGAAGGTTCTATTGATGATTTAAGAAATAAAAGATCTGGATTATCTATAGATGAAAATGGAAATCCAATAATAGATAAAAATGGTAAAGAAAAAGGTGGTCTATTATCAGGTTTGAAAAATATGCTCTTGGGTAAAATGGGAGCATTGGGTAAACATTTTCAAAATGGTCTTATACCAGGTTTGGTTACTTTACTGGCATTGGGTATAGGTAAAACATTAAAAGCTACTTTTAAACATGTTTTAGGACCATTACTTAAAACTACATTTAGATGGGGAATCAAACCGTTAGCTAAAGGTATATTTGGTTTATCTAAATTGATGTTCTTTGGCTTTGGTAAGATGGTTAAGGGATTATTTTTAAATCGCGTTACCACGCTTTTAGCTGGTAAAATGGCTACCATGGCTCAAGCTGCTGGTGGTGTTATAAAAGGTGGTTTGGGTAAAATAATGCCCAAAACCAGAGGTGGTAAAGCTGGGTTGATTGCCGGTCTATTAGGTGCTGGTGCCATGATGACTGGTGTAGGAGCTAAAGCCGGTGGTTTAGATGGAATGCTGGATGGCATGGGAGGACCTAAAGAAGGGGAAGACGATGCTAACGACATGATGTCATCTATATATAATCCTGTAAACGATTTTGATGATCCAGATGGTGGATTTGATTTAGGTAATTTAAGTGCATCTTTGGGTTTAGGTGGTTTAGGTCTAGCCGGTTTGGCTGGATTAGGGGGCATGACTGCTGGAACCGGATCTATAATGGAAGATGTCTTAGATCCTGGATTAGATCCTAGATTAAATAAATCTTCTCCTAAGCCAGGCACAACTCCTAAACCAAAAGGTTTCTTGGGAAGACAAGCTGATAAAATAAAAAACTTCTTTAAATCAGCAACAGATGCAGCGAGTTCTGGAGTAGATAAAGCCAGAAAATTTGCTGGATCAGCCTGGGATAAAATAAAAGGTCTTGGTTCGTCGGCTTTAGATAAAGTAAAAGGTGTAGGCGCTAAAGTAGGAGCTAAAGCCGGAGGATACTTATCAAGAGGTTTATCTATAGCTAAATCCTACGGAGGTAAAGCAGCTAGTTTAGGTTTAAAGATATTACCTACAGCAGGTAGAGTACTATTAGGTGCTGCCAGGGTTTTTACAGGACCAGTCGGGTGGGCTTTATTAGCAGCAGAATTGGGTTATACAGCTTATAAGTGGTACAAAGATGGTAAACCTAATGATCTAGAAAAAGTAAGAATGATTCAATATGGTTTTAATGTCGATGATAGTAAAGCCTTTAAAAACATGAAGATGTTAGAAAGCATGGTAAAAAAACATGTTATTCTTAATGGCAATAATTTTGCTGTAAATAAAGACAATATAGTTAAAGAACAAATGGGATTTTTAAATATATTTGAAATAGATCCCAATGATGGCTTTAAAATTAGAATCTTTCAAGATTGGTTTAATAAGAGATTTATTAAAATTTATTTAAACCATTTAGAAGTTTTAAAAACACTAGGCTTTCCAGTAACTCTAGAAGAAGTAGAGAAATTAAAAACTAAAGAAGCAAAACAATATTTAGAGAACCTAAGAGTACCTTATGAATATTACAGCTTCAATGAAACTCCAATGGGGTTTACCATTAATGGACCTCAAATAGTATCAGACTTTATTAAAACAATCATAAGTAAATATTCAGGTAAAGAAGGTATCGCCCCGACTGGTTTTGCAGAAACTGAAGGTGGCGCTGCTTTACATAGAAAAGTAGAAATAGATGCCAGTAATTTGGAAAAAGAAGAGTTATTGAAAAAAATAGAAGAAAGTAAAAAAGCAATGAAAGAAATGAAACTTAACTTAAAAGAACGACGTGGTCATGCTAATAAAATTTCTGCATATGAAAAACAATTAAAGATATTAGAAGAAGAAAACGTTCAACAAAATACTCCTGATATTTTACAAAAGCCAACGGCTGGATCAAGTTCATTTTCCGGACTATCTGGAAATCAACAGCCCAAATCGACAGGTCTTTCTGTACCAGTTAAACCAGGTATACCTATAGATGTTGGTTCTGCTGTTAGTTCAGGTGGGGATATTAAGGATATCCCTATGCCACTAGGACAAACCAGTAAAAAGGAAGGAAAGGCTAATTGGGCTTTAGTAAAAGATACGATTATCGCTGCTGCTAAAAAGGTGGGAATAGATCCTAAATTAGCCGCCATGATAGCTGCAATAGAATCTAATTATCATTATACAGCTAAAGCAGGTACCAGTACTGCCAGTGGATTATTTCAATTCATAAACAGTACATGGAAAACAATGAAAGACAAATATGCCAGTAAATGGGGCATATCTAAAGATGCACATCAATTCGATCCTAGAGCAAATGCTCTATTAGGGGGAGAATTTTTAAATGAAAATGTGCAAGGATTAAAGAAAAGATTAAAAAGACAACCTACAGCTACAGATGCATACATGGCCCATTTCATGGGTTTAGGTGGTGCTGGTGCGTTTTTATCTACAATGGATAAGAATCCAAATGCATTAGGAGCTCAACAATTTCCTAAAGCTGCTGGAGCCAATAGACCTGTCTTTTATGATAAAAATGGAAACCCCAAAACTTTATCTCAAATCTATAATGACTTTACTGCTAAATTAAGTAACGCATTAAAGACCAGGGGTATTACAGATGCAGATTTCTTACAATCAAATCAAACAAATGAATCCATAGATGTAGAAAGCGATGCATATTCTCAAGTAAATCCTGCTACTGGCGAAACTATAGGAATAACCAGTTTTTCTGAAGCAGATTCCAAGTTAGCTGGTAAAGAACCTGAGACTAAAGAAGAAAGTCCATACGGTAAAGGAGTAGTTCAATCTGGAGAATTAACTAAACCCGAAGGACCTTTTAAAGAAACTACATTAGCAGATGTTCTACCCAATGAGTCGTTAGAGAATAATCCAAATGTAGGACCAATACCTAAAACAGAAGAACAAATGAAGGAAGAAGCTGTTAGGGTAGATGCGATTACTCCTAAAAGCGTGTTAAATGCTCCCAGAGTCACTCAAACTACCTCAGAAGCTCCTGTATACGCAAATACTACTCGTAGTACTACTTCACAAGAATATCAACAAAAACAATCTATAATGAATTTGGGTGATTCCATTAGTGTTTTTAAAGAATCCCTGGAAGAATCTAAAGAACAAACTACATTATTACGTAGAATAGTCGATGGGGTGGATACATTGCCCGAAAGACTATCCGGAGTATTTAATGTAGATAAACAACCTATCAGAAATACCAGACAAAATAGAAGTCCGTCTCCTATGACTGGACAAACCAGTAGTTTTAATAGAAGATATGCTCCGGCATGAGCATAAATGACTATGGTGAGAGAGGATATCCTCTCTCACCATAGTGTGACATTTATTTATAACATATGCTAAAAAGAGTGAAATATGGCCGTTATTACTAAATCGGATAAATGGTTAAAAAGATCCTTCATGATGGCAACGGAAGGTGTAGATGATAAGAGATTAGTAGAAGAAGCATTGTTTACAGAAGTAATAGCTAGACCATTTGACACATCTCCTGGTGGAGCTGAAGTTTTAAATCCGTTACCTCAATTTACCAGACATTGTGATATAAAAAGACAACCTAATTTTTTTAATAATACTACGTTGGGAGTAGGTAGATATCACGATGAAACATTTGGTTTAACACAACAAAAAATATATTTGAGTTTCGGTATACCAAAATTTAATAACATGAATCAGTTTTTTACTGGATTTTATAATGCTCAAGCTGGTATTTTAGCTAATACAGGTAGAACAAATCCTGGTATGGCATATTGGTTTGGTAGAGCCGCAGGTTCATTAATAGTATTAAATATAGTATTGTATAATCCAATAATGCTGGCTGCTGCCATAGGTATACCTTTAGTTAGATTCCTTACAGGACATACAGGATCAAAATACTATTATTTTGATCAGGCCATGAGATTATACTGGAATACTGTAACTACAATGGTAAACCATTATGCTGTAGAAAGGGGCATAATACCCAGAGTCTGGACGAGTGATGTTAATCAAAAAGCTAATCAGTTTAATAACTATACACAAGAAGAATTAAAGAAAATGTCTGAAGTTTTAGAAATAATAGATGAAACTGGACATATAGACATATATAGATATGCTACACTTTCTCATCGTAGGAAGAGATTATATATGAAAAGATTGGAAAGTTTATTAAGTGGTAAAGATAAAAAAATAACCTTTGATGCAGTATCTAGTAAATTTAGACAAATGGTAAGATCCGGCGACATTGGAGCCGTAGGTCCTTATGGCGATCTGGGTTTAGATGGTACGTGGAAGAAATATCAAGATACGTTTCTTTCAAAAGAAGATAAATATGCTCCAAGTTCTACAGATAATACTGCTACAACCCCACCTGAAACCCAGGGAGTACAAAAAGCCAATGTAGATTCTACTTTAATAAACATGGCACCGGAATTACCATTGGCTGACGATTATACTGTAGATGATGATTATACCATTAAATATTCTAACGCAGCTACTGGAGATGTACAAAAACAAATAAGTGAAGAACAGGGATTTGCAAAATTAACTTCGGCTGAACTCGATGATGGTGCCTTATTCATATGCTTAAGAGTAAATTCCACCGGTGAAGTGTCAGAGTCTTTTTCTAATTCCACTACACAAAGTGATATAGCAGGTACTATAAACTCTACATCTTCTTCTGCTAGATCTGCAATGTTTAATATATCTGGTGGAAACATAACTGGAGCTATAGGAACGGTTGTAGAGACTGCCAAGAATTTTGCAGCCGGAGTAACAGATTCGTTCGGTATTTCCGGTTTAGCTGTATTGGGTGGGGCTGCATTTGTTGATATTCCAGATAGATGGGAATCATCTTCTGCTTCACTACCCAGTCAATCTTATACAATGAGTTTAGTATCTCCTTATGGGAATCCTTTATCTCAATTGTTTAATATGTATATACCTTTATTTTGTATATTAGCTGGTGCATTACCTAGATCTACTGGTAAACAATCTTATACGTCTCCATTTTTGTGTCAGTTATTTGATAAGGGTAAACAACAAACCAGATTGGGTATTATAGATTCTATATCGGTTAGAAGGGGTACTACAAATTTACCTTTTAATAAACATATGCAAGCCATGGGAATCGAAGTTACTTTTACTGTAAAGGATTTGAGTTCCATAATGCACATACCAATTGCAGAGAATTTTTCACTAAATCCCTTTAGAGGGACATTTGATGAGCATACTGTCTTTACTGATTACATGAATATATTGGCTGGAGTAGATTTAGACGATAATATTTATATGACTAAATTGCTTAGAGGTAATATTACCAGAAAAATTGCCAATTTCAAGAGTTGGATTAGTCCTTCACATATGGCATCATTTGTAGCAAATGGTACACCACTTAGTCTTGTTAAAATGTTTTATAGAGGTGTGGATACTTAAATTTATAACTATTATACAAAAACAAATAATCCATAGAGGGAATGTTCCCTCTATGGATTATCATTAACTACCATATACCAGGATGTAAATCTCTACCAATATAATTCTTATTTTTACCCATATTACCAAATGGATATAATTTTCTTATTTCATCATCCACATCTACTTCCGTTCTTATTTTATCTAAAACAGCGTACATTTTATCATTATGATCACTAGACGCCAGAGCTCCTTTTACAAATTTATCTCTGACTAAATCACTGGCTTCTGTTAACTTGGATATATCATCATAAACCAGATTTAATCCTATTGTTTTAAAGTACGATTTATTCCAATTCTGGTCTATTTTAGAATATTGTGTTTTATACCAAGTGAAATCATAATCGTTATACTTTGTTTCGTTTTTACTTAAGTATTTAATGGAACTGGCATTTAATGCATTTGCATAACCATCATTAGTAAATGAACTAATCGATGCTACACTTTGAACGTCTGCGTTATTTAAATAATTAGGTAAGACATTTAAAGTCATTTGGTTAATGGCTTTATATTTATTATCTACACCTATACTACTAAGACCACAAAGAGCGGCGGCCTGAAATGCATTTAATATTCCCAAATTACTGGCGTTATTTAATAAAGACGATAGTATATTGGCAATAACACCATCGGCTTTCATCAGATAATCTACATCGCCACAAAGAGCATTTAACGTATCTAATGTCGATCTAACAGGACCTATTTTATTAGATATGATATCATGTTTTATACCATTTACGGTATAGCCGATATTATTAGCTAAATTATTAGTTCCAGTAACTGGATTAAATTCCTGAATAAAACCTCTGGAATCATTTATAAGAGTTTTAATTTTACCTGTACTAGAACCCAATGCGCCATTAATCGTACTGTTGATTTCAGATACTTTAGATTTAACATCATCGACTGCACCACCGATTGTTCCCTTGGCAGAATCTTTGGCCGATTTTAAACTACTTAATAACCCTTCTTTTGATTTCAGGGGACTGGCAAAAGACAAATTTTTTAATTGATCTTGAGCAGTAAATAAATTATCTTGATAACTATTTACCGTAACAGCATTAGACTGTTTATATATATCCGCCACCAATGCCAGTTCATCTGGTTTTCTACTAAATACACTACTAGCTAAATTTGCCATAATAAAAATCTCAAAAAAATATATAATCACATCATAGAGACTGTGGGTATATACCCACAGTCTCTATGAATGTAAATTATGAATTTAATAATTCAAAATGAATATCTTTGAATTTAACAAATTCATGAGTTTTCTTACCCATTAATATATCCCTGACATCGTTTAGTATTTCTACATATAAATTACAATGGCTGGGTCTAATGGGCACTCTTTCTGGACCAAAGAGATAATAATGATCAAACGGCAAATCGTTTTCACATATCATGTTGACGTAATAACTATTGGATTGCAATTTAATAATGGTAGCATCAGTTATTAGTTCCTTGAAGTTATCGCACGAATACTTCTTTTCGGCTAACTTTAAAAACCTTCTGGCAGTTCTTGGTTCCATATTACGTATTTGATCTCTATTACCACCAGTATTTAAATAATACCAGAGATTTTCTACAGTACGAAATGGTCCCAATAAAGGATGCTCTATAGGTTCACCAATACTAGCTGATGGAGCTAATAGTCTACCCAGTTTAGTTTTGCATTTACTATGTGTGTTGATATGCGTTATACCGTCTTCCAGTGGGTTTGGGTGAATATCTAGATTTATCATAATCACACCTCACCATGTTTATTTAGAATATCCAATATTTGTTCTTTGGTCTCTAATTTTTCAGGATCACTTAAAATGGTATTGATTTTGTCAATCAACTTTTCTTTTTCATCTAATTCTTTTTGATCCTGTCCGGTTACTATCACATCATCGCTTAAAGGGAATTTTAAATGACCCCTTATTTTCCTGTCTTCCAATTCCCATTCAACAATCATATTGACTTGCTTTACACCAGCAATAATGGCGGCTTTAATAAAAGTATTAACCGACATACTCTCATCAGTAGACCAAATTTGATTGGTAATATTTCCTCTGGCACTAGTTTTTTTCTCGTTTGTATCCAGAAATACAAAACGAGGATCATTGATGTATTTTTTTATCAAATGATCCCAGATTTCCAATTTAAATATACCAAGGGTATTGTATAGGTATTTATGGGTTAAATACCAAAGTATGTTTTTAGGCGATCTTGGAAAGTTGAAGATATCTAATTTGTTCGCTTCCATTCTGCGAAACAATCTTTCTTTAACACCGCTTTCTTTGGTTCTCATTTCCTTTTCCTTTAAAAAAGTTACTGTAAATCAGTAACGTAAATGTACTTTGCTATTTTGCAAAGTGGATAAATAATGAATTTATCAAGTCTGTTGTATTAACAGTAAAGTTATACAATTGTCTATGATTATGTTCTTTTACTCCGTGAGTTTCATTTTCAATTCCATTAGTTAATTTATGGTATATTAAAAGTTGCTCTATGGCTTTATTTAATTCCACATCAGGATGATTTAGATATACTCCATTATTAGAAAACATAAAAGAGTCTAAATCGATTTCTTTTGTTCTCGTTAAATATAGATTACTTTTTACTACATAACCATCCTCCTTTAATATGGAGTTTATCTGAATTAATGATTTAGTAAACCCCACGATATTTTCTGAGTAACTAATTACGATTCCTAAACCCTTTGGATCTTTATTTAAATCCAGTTCGGAGTTTATTATTCTATCAATAGCTAATTTCAATTTATCGTATATAGTTAATTCTATAATAGTTTTTTCATGTTCTAAAGATTTCCATAAAACATGATTTTGTACTTTATCTATTATAGATCGATAAAAGCGTTTGATTGTATTTAAAATCATGGAAGTTTAATCTAAAATCGTTCATTATAGTAATATATGTTTGTTAATAAATTTTAAAATCTGGAGTATACTTAAAATGGCCGATAATTTTACTGAAAATTCATTAATAGAAAAAACCGATGAATTAAAATATACTCAAGAATTAAGAAAGAAAGTAATAAATAGTATTACTGACAAAGCAATAGCTAATGAGGATGTAAAGTTATTGAATTCAGCTCTAATGGCCATGGATTCAATGGATAAAAATTCATTTGGTATTTTAAAACTAAATGAGAAGAAAAAAGAAAATGAAACAAAAGCAAATGAATCTGAAGCTTTATCTAAATATCTAATAGCTTTATCGAATGAAAGAGTGAGAAAAGAAGATGTAAAGGGTTATAATGAAAACGTAGAAAAACAATTACCGGCTATATTAAATAAAAAAATCGATGAATCTATATTGGAGAGTTATTCAAATATAGAAAATACAAACGATTTTGTATCCAGGTTGGAATCAAATCAATCCAATTGATTTCTTTTTTCTTCCAATTCTTTCATGAATATTTCTAAATCTTTGGCAGATTGTTCTTGATTATTAAAGTCTTCAGATACTAACATACCTTCTTCAGGATATGCAATACTAAAAACATCGACGTTTATTAACTTTAGCATGATTATTGGAGATATACCAGCCTCTAATAAAAGCAGCAGATTAACACCCTTATCCATTTGAGTAATTAATTCGGGAGTCTTATCGGGATCTCCTTCAAAAAAGATTGCCGGACCAATCAATAATAACTTAGGTCTATGGTGTTTAGTCAAATCGGTATTATGTATATTTATCCATTTATCGTATCTATACATAATTACCATTTGATATTTATCTTCCATAGATGCTGGAGTTAAATCTTTAATATCTTTATTTATTATCTCTACACCAATAATACCTTTTAGTTTGATGTAAGATAATACTCTTAATTCCTGTATTTCTTCTTCAGTCAGTTCGAACGGCCAAATATTTATACAAACGGTCGGTTTAATAAATTTATTCATTTCGGTTAAAACAATTTCTTTCATAATTCCGTTTAATACATTATACAGGAATTCAAAGATGTTTGTAACCAAACTGTTTATCAATAATAATTTACCATGCTTTTCTATTAGATTATCAAACTTATTTTTATCTATGCCTTCAAAAATATCACATTTTCTTAAATGGTATTTTTTAAAATCAACATTATCAGCCATTTCTTCATTTAGAATACTGATGGCAGCATGTCTTAAATCGAATACACTATCGATACTAACATAAATATCTTTCATAGTTTTGGTCTATTATCAACAAACAAGTACAAACAAACCATAGTAACTAATAATCTATTACCACTTAATAATCCATGAATAGTTTCTTTATCGAATAATCTTTTTGTATAAACATCTGGTAATAAATTAGTTTCTGAATTTTCTTTATTAACTACAAAAATGTTGGTTAATGCATCACATAGTTTATTTTCATATTCATTTAAATCGACTACATGTTCAGCCAATCTGGAATAAAAGATAATAGTGATATTACTAAATAGATTTATGATTTCACTGGAATCGGTTAATTTATCATAAACGTATTTTATGTTAGGCTCAGTAAAAAACAACCAACCTTGTAATTCGTCTATAAATTTTATCATCCCGACATATTCTTCCTTTACTGTGCTGGTGTTTGCCAGCACGGTAAAGTAGTATTCTACCGAATCGTTTATACTATCCGATGCTATTTTAGCAATGGTTTTATTAATCATCCCAACCCTCTTTTTTCGTTACATTCTTCTGATTTAACAAATAAATCAAAAGCTTCTTCAAAAGCATTCGGAATGTCATTTAATTTATCATTAACTGCACTCCAAAAATCTCTTCTATATTCAAAAGGTAATTTAAACCATTCTTCAGTACTAATGGCCATTTTATTAATCCTGTTATAGGTTATTATCTAAATGCATACCCAGTAAAATACTTTTTAATGTTTCAGTAGATTTTACTTCACCTGCATATGGTTTTAATGCATCCATTGATGCACCACCAGTTCTTTGTACCATTTGATTTAATATTCTATTTCCCTTAACATCACCGCCTCTCCAATGCATGAATTCTTCAATAGATTTTTTTAACCCAAAAGACTTTAGAATTGAGAGTTCTTGATATGAAATAGAACTACCTTTTGAATCACCAGTTACTTGACCAGTATAATCATCAATAACATAGTTATTTTCAGGTATACTAATTTTCTTGGTTAATAATTGACTTTGCCTTCTAACCGGTAGTGGTATAATTAAATAAGAATTAGGCGTTAAAAACCAATCGCCATTATCGTCTTTATACCATATTCGTTGAAAGAAATTGATGTTGTATTTAGGACCTAGTTCATTTAAGTTTCTATTTACGTCTAGTTTATATTTAGTACCTAAAGGGTCTATATAAACTAGAGCGCCTTTACCTTCTCTTAATCTATTCATCCAGTCATCAAAACCCTTATTGCTCAAATATCTAGAATGGTCGGGATTAAACATTTCTTTATATATTTGAACGTTGGGATTACCCGGGCAAATAGAATCTATTACATCCAATATTACTTTTTCAGCAGCTTTTCTATTCTTGGCCATAAATCATCCTTAAATGTTAATTATGTCTTATCATTCTAATTCTGACATGATTATCATTACAACATTTAATTAAATCTTCAGTTATTTTATCTTTCCCATTATAGAATATCAATCCATGGGTAGATATCTTGGATAACCTGGAATTTCTTTCATATGGAGCTGCTGAATTATAAACTTCACCGTCTTTATTTGTCTTCTCCACCACACGACCCGTCTTTAAATTACTCCATTCTATCTGGGGTTCGTGCCACTGATAACCATTACGCTCACACCAATTAGATAATAAGTTTTCATTATTTTTATCTATTAGTGTAATCAAGAATATAGTATTATCTTTAGTTAAGCCCCAGTCTTTTATAAATCTGACTATATGAGTTTCTATTTGTTTTTCATCATGAGTGGCAGTTGAACCTGATATGAGACATTTATATCTAAACTTTCTTATCTCATCCTTACGGACACTGCCTTTATTTCTAGCTGTTTTCATATAACATATTAGCCTCAAATATAGATTCACATCCAATATGGTTTATATTTACCTTTACTCATTCTTATTAGATCTAGAGTAGATAGATATTTAACAGGATGATCGTCGTTGTTAGTGGTCCACCAGCCTCTGGTATCATTTAAAATGATATCCCAATCAAAACCATTTGTTTTAACTCCTTCAAACAGTTCTTCAGTGGTGCATAATAAATCATTGTTTCTTAGTTCAGGCATAAAACGATGCATTTGCATCAATTCCATAGTAATAGTAAGAGCTCTTTGTAATGATTTATTATCATCAATAGCCCTCCTTACCTTGGTTCTAGATAATTTTATATCTGGACATAAAACCAGAGTATAGTTTTGTTCATTGCCCGATAAACCAAATCTATCTTTACTGGTCAATAGATTATAGAATTCGGTCATGGATGGCAATACACCTTGCTTTTGTGATACTACCAACTGCATGGGAATTCCGGATGGTCCCGCTTTACCTCGTAATTCTACCATATGCAAAACATTTAAATCGGTATCATTTTGCATATTATCGAATTCATCGCGAGGAAATCTGGGTGTTTTATCCTTCGTCAATAATTTTTCCAATGAATACATTTGTAGGATAGAATTCATGATGTAACTAAATTTATCAGTTACTCCTTTCATTTTTATATTTCCCTGCATATTAACCAGTTTCTTTTTTTCTGGATTATAAGGATCCATGTTAAATATTGGTCCTACTTGAGCAGTCATGGAGTAATAATGGCCAGCTCTATGTAGTAAAGGAGGATATTCACTCAATAATCTTAATTTATTAATACCCTGTCTCATAAACATGGTATTTTGACCAGATTCACCTAAGCTGTTATCATCTTGCATTTTCATTACGTCTTTGGTAACAAAATCTGTAAATGAATCCAATATACCAAACGTGGGTACAATGGTACTCATTAGTTCATTTTTTGTATTTAATTTTATAAAAGGTAATGTAGCTCTATACTCTTTATTCTTTTCAGCTTCTTTGTGTTTTTCTTCTAACCAATCTTTAGTTAAATCGTAATATTCATCGCCGGTGTAATGGGTTCTATTGGTTATAACGAATCTTTCCGATTCTATTACATCCTCGCCATTAAATTCTCTTATATTCTTGGCTAGATCAGATATACGAGATCCTTGAGTATTCATCTCCGTCTCGTACATACTACCTGAACTTCCATTTGTTCTAGACATGGCCGTCAGTGTTTTATATAAGGCCACGGTAGTCTTAAATAGATTACCACCACCAACAAAACCATTTAAAACAGATATACCTCCATTTAACAAACCTTCATCATGTATACCATAATACCATTTACCGGTAGGAATATCCATCCCGGCTCCTACATTGTACATGGCTGCCAGATGTTCTGCTTTTTTATATGGTTGCTTAAATATCATGGTTATTACCTTAGTTATCTTTTGAATCCTACATTGACGTCAAAAAAATTTCTTCTCAACGTTAATCAAATAATAAGATTTTTGATTAAAAAATATAACTTCAATAGGTTTAAATAATGAGCGAATTATTCTCGGCTAATATTTTTGATAATAAAGAAAGTACTGACACTTCTATCAGAATGAATGCGCTGTATCTGGATTTATTATCTTCCAGCATTCAATCCGATAATCAAGCTTTTGCGTTAAAGAAATACTTAAGTGAATTTTATAGTAATGCTAAAGACTCCATAAAAAGTTCTATTACCAAACTTTTTTCTTTTAAAGAAGTCAATTTAGAAAATCCCAAGTATATTCTTAGTAATATGGGTAGTGTGCCATATACTAATTTACAAAAAATAGCTGTAGAGGTACCCGAAGGTTTAAATGTACCATTATTGGATTATGTCAATTATATCCTACCTTTACAACAAAGAGCAAATAAGATAATTGAAAACCTGATCGATCCCTTTTCTACATATATTTCCAAATTAATATCTGATAGAGTATTTAGGTACCAGGCAGGTCATGACATCAAATCTTTTATTAATATGGAAAAAGAATATCAGGCAAGCATCAATACCATGTCTATGTGTTTTAAGAAAAACAATTACAAAGCCAAGTTACCATATGGACAAGCGTTTAAAAGAAATCGGGATTTCTTGGATACTATAGATAAAACCAAGGAATTGGTAAAGTTGGTAAACAGTTTTCCTGCAAATGGAATCGTATCTAAATTAAATATTTTATATGAGTTACTGGATAAATTGACCGAGATGATTGATGACGATCAATTAGAGATGGTAGATAAAAAAGTAACACAATTACTATCTAAAGGAATCTATCATACAGCTAAAGAAGTTGAACTAGCTGGATTACAAACTTTTAGAAGCAAAACATTTATTGTTTGCATGAATACAAATATTACAGATTTAAATAAAAAAATCGATAAGCTGAAATAAACAAAAATATACCTACTATCCCTTTGGGGGATAGTAGGTATATAGAATACTTTTGTAAACAAATTAACTTCTTATTGTCATGTTGTCTTGACATTTAAATAAGTCTTTTACATCCTTAATAATTTTAAAAATATTGTCATAAATCAACCAACATGGCATGTTGGCAACTGTTTTTCTGGCTAATTTATTTTCAGATAAACAATCAAATAATTCGTCTTTATTTATATTACCCCAAATCTTTTTATTTAAAAACATTGGAAAATCTAAAGATTTGATATTATTACATAGATTTAATTTGTTATTTAAAATCTCTTTTTCTTCTTCACATAGCATTTCTTTATTAGTCTTAAACCCATATAGACTAGATAAAAAAACCAAACGCTTAGCTTTTTTAGATAAAAATCTATACAGGAATCTAGCTAAAAAAGATTTCAGTCTTGGTTTAGTTTTCATGGCTGTTCCGATCAATCGTTTCGTTAATAAATAAAAAAATGTTTATACTAATTTTTATCTAATCTAATGTTTGAATAATATCCACAATAAGCTCCATATCCAGTATCGGTTTTTATTATCGTGAAGTATCGATATAAACCACCAGATTCAGACCAGGTTAAAAGATATATTTTAGGATTTAAAGATTCTATTTTCTTTAATCCATTTCTATCCAATATATCTATTCCAAATGTTAATGTGGTTTTAGATTGGTGTTTTTTATTCTCACCATCCACATAATTGGCATATATATCTATACCGGCTGTATTTTGTTTAATTTCATCTTTTAGTTTTGTTATAGTTACTTCTTTTTTCTTTTTCATAACCGATACTTGTTCAAACAAATAATCGGTTATTTCGGTTACAGTAAACCTGTCATCCCTACCACTTATCCAATCTTCAGCCCACTTAGCAATATTGTTCATTGCTAAAACGGCATCTAAAGATTTCTTGGGAGGATCTACTATTTCAGTAATCAGGTGTTTATTGGCATAACTAAGATGGTTATCATTATGTTTGAACTTATCTAAAACGAAACTACCGAAATAACTAAAACTTTTATATAATTCTGGTTTAAAGAATGTATTTAAATGAGCTACTACAGTATTCTCACAATCTTTCATTACCTTTTTATGTCTTTGTATTAAAGACTCTATTGATTCAACAGGTTTATTTAAATTGATATATGAATAAGAAGTATCGCTTAATTTTTTACCTAACAAACCTATATCCGTATCAATAGCTCCCATGAAATAAATACCGGGAATTCTAGGACTATTGGTATTGAAGAATAGTTTTTGATGACACATTAATGGATGTTTATCGTCTTCTAATTGCTTGAAATAACTTTTTGCTTCAATACTAGATTCGATAATACTATCCACACCTTCATTGGATAAAATTCTTCCCAGATTGGCATTTAGGTCAGCCAACTGATTACCTAGAAATATGGAATGGCCCGGTAGCCATTTTAATCTTATTTTTTTACCTTTACACTCTTCTTTTAATTCATATACTTCTTTCCATATATCTTTATTCTTTACATCAATACCGGATCTATTTTTCCAATTATTTTTATACCACAAATCCAGATATTTTTTATAACCTTCTACTACGTATTCACTATCGGCATAAATCAAGGCATTATTTATATCGTTTTTTACGATAAAATTTAGAGCTCTAGCAAAAGCTTTTAATTCACCAGCATTGTTTGTAGATAAGCCATGTTGGTTCTTTGGAGCTGGACCAAAATGATCTACGAAGTTTATTGGAGTAATAATATTGCCATCTAAATTTTCATCCAATACAGAAACAGTGCCTTCTTTTAAATTATCTTCATCTAGATCCTTGTATGGATTTTCTCCCTTCTTATAAGAATCCATTATACTTTTTTCTACATAACCCTTATCTGTCACATAGTAATCCAAACCACTTAAGGGTTTAGAGGGGGTTTCATTTTTATATGTATATCCATGAAACCCCCAACCACCTATTCCAGGATTTGGAATGCAAGACCCATCTGTATATAAAACACAATAGTTTATTTTATCCGCTTCCATTTCTTTACCCATAATTTAATAATATAAATTTCACTCTATATTAGTAAAATATAGATTTTTATAACGGCACATAAATTCATCAATTTCCACTATGTTTATTTCGTATTTATTATAAATAATGTAATAATTAATAGTTCTATTATCTTCAATTATTTTTAAATAGCAAGCAGAGTCTTTATTACAGGTTATGTTTTGTTTGGACGAAAAATCTTTTATAATTTTATCATCTATATTAGATTTTAATTCTAAAACATCTTTTTCTTTATAAATATATTCAATTAATAAAACATTCAGTATTATCAATATACCGATTAATATATAAAATTTTTTATTATTTCTTTTATTGCCGTCTTTAGTTTTTTCCAATAGTATTTCTTTTAAAAATGGCAGTATAGCCTTAAATAAAAAATATATGTAAGCCATTAAGTAGATTCCGATTATGGATTTTATGATGGTATATCGATAAAATCTTCACAAGGCCAAAATATGATTCAGCTAAAATGCTTTGCCGTAAATGAAAACTTAATCAGTAATGTACCTAATCTCGTTCATCCTATAGGAGAATTATCTTCATTTGGTACTACTTTTAGTAAAGAACCCAGAACTTATACAAATATAATACACCCAAATATTGATATCATTCATTTCCCACATAAATATAACCAATTGGGGTATAATGAAGCAATACCTCAAAATCAAGTCGATCAGTTGATTGAAGTATCCAATCATATATATACAAGAATGTTATCTGGTACGGGAGTTTTATCCGTCGGTGATTTTACTAGTTATCTGACTGCGCAAATGGGCAATGCTATAACTAATATTAAAACCGGTGGAATTTTTGAATACGACTCTAGATATATTATCGAATGGTTAGAATGGAAAAACACAACCATAAGTCAGGATAATGTTTATAAAGTTTGGTTTGTAAACGATTCGTTCGTTGGTCAATTTGATGATTATGAAATTACAGTCGTATCTCCAATTGAACCACCCAATTTGTTCTTCGGAATACCCAATGATGTTAAGGCATTATTAAATGGTTTAAATCACTTTGATTTAATGTCTAAAATTGATTCGGCTAGAGATGATAGTCCGGAAACATTTCTTTGGGGTAAAGAATTTGATTATGTAAATCCTACCGATCAAAACGATAAAACCCCTGCTAAATTTTCTGTTCTAATTTATGGTGCAGCAGGAAATAACATAGATTCGATAAAAGAAGCTATTGTTGATTATTTAATCGATAATTCCTCTTATAATCATGATCAATGGAAAAACATATTACCAGAACTCTTTATGAGAACTGAATTTATGTTATTTCCACAATGGTCCAATATTGCAATAGAAAATATCCAAGATGTAAATAACAGAATCTATTCACCTGTTGCAGATATTACCAAAATACTAAACGAAATTAAAGCAGATGCATGGGCCGGTGGTATTAAGTATAATAATAATTATATAAATGCCAATGCACAAACTATTCCTTTACCATACATGTCCATTGTTTGTGGCATTATAGGCCACGAAGAAAATAGAGAAGGTAAAAAGAAAATAACCGATTGGTATAAAGATTATTTCTTTGTAAACACCGCGTCTGCTGATTTTAATAAAATGGCTTTAACTACTCAACAATGGGTAATTTTTATCACGCAATTAATAATGTTAGCCAGGGACATCACTGCTTATTCTACTGTACCTTATGGATATTCTAGAGTAGTTAGAAATAACAAGGTTTATTTATCCAAAAGTTATAACGACATTCAGTTTTTGGTTAAATCTACTGTTACTGTATAGAAGTGAAATAAAAATATGGCTAATGAAATTTTACCATCTATAGGAGCTAAAGGTGCTTGGAATCTAAAAGCTCCGTATAATTCATTACTTATAGCCGATTTAGAATATGAATGTAAAGCTATAAGAAAGTTAAGTGAATTATTGACTACTGGCGTAGATGTATTTACTTTATACTACGATAACGTAGGAGTAAATAAAACAGTATTTGATGATCATGTTAAAAATGATTATTCAATTATATCGATGGTATCTACATCAGGTAAATGGTTGTTTATACCATCCCCATTTATAAATGGTTGGCCAGATAGCAATGTAGTTCCTTATGTTGTAATGGGATTATTAGCTAACCTAGGTCCCATACCCAATACGCTAAACCCAACATTCTTGATAGATAAAGTAAAAAATGTAATACAAGCTAATATAGGTTTAACCCCTACAGTACAATTCATTACTTTATCTGAACCTAAAAATAAATCTTGGTTAGATCATGATTCATTAGAGACTCTAAGATTATCTAACATAACAGATACTAGTACCGACTACGTTAGACGATTAAAAGCTGAAGATGATTTAGAAAAAGCTTTATTAAAAATCAATCAATTAGAAACCTGGATTAAAAATAATCCATAAAACATATTACTATAATTAAACAAACATATTTTAATACAAACACATGGGAATATTCCCATGTGTTTGTATTAATGATTTGAAATAACGGATACTTGTTTAACGTATAGGATAAATTAAAATGTATTATAGATTTAAGTCTTCTCATAAATTAGTCAGGGCCTTACAGCTTAAAGTAGGTGTGACTAAACCAGACTGGTTGGTTGATACTATTATTACTGAAGAATTAGGTAGTAATAAAGACAAGGTACATGCTGTAGTAAAAACATTAAGTGGTAATTTAATAGCTCAGAAAAATGATTGGATTGTTAAAGATTATTATGGTCACTATCATATTTTTGATCCAGATCGTTTTGAAGGAATATTTGAATTAGATCCTAATCAACCAAAAGACCCAGAGAGTACTCCACCTAAGGGATCTGGTAAACCAGATCCAAATCCCACCGACCCCGATGATAAAGATGGGGATAAAGATCCTAAAGACCCAAATAATCCGGACTCCGGAAATGGTAATGGTAGTGGTGGAAATGGTTCTGGAAGCGGCAATGGTAATAATGGCGGGTCTAATCCGGGTGGTGGAAACACGGGAGGTGGAAATTCAAATGTAGTTTTAGATAGTAACTATCAAATGAAAGGTCACGTTGGTTTTTATACAGCCCAAGCTGTATTTTCGGGATTTCCTACTAGAGGCGCTGAAGAAAATCCTAATGCTTATAATATAAAATATATTTCTCCAATAAGAATATATTTAGATTATGATAAAGAGAAATATTTAGATATGCATGTATTAGTAGAATTTATTATGTATATCCGTATTTCTAATATACATAATTATTTATACGACTTTAGAACCACTCAGAAATTTACAATAATATATAAAACAGACGATTATGATCATAGTAATATAGTAGACGAACTGAGTCGTAATGAGATGTTTGTTACAAATTTTTTGACATATTTAGAAAATAATAATTTTTTAATTGAAAGTAGTTCAAGTAATCTAAAAGGAAGGGGTGAAGTAGATATCGGCGATGTAGAGTTTATAAAAAAATACGGTAAAAATATTAGTCTGAAAAATTGTAAGGGTATATTGTTTTCTGAAGTCATACAGAACGGCGGTTCACTAAAATCTAATGAATTATTAAATAAATCTTTAGTTATTCATAAAACCTACAATAACTTAAAAGAAAAAAGTTTAACCATAAAACTAAATGAAAATTTCTTTTTTGATATTTATTTTTGGTTAAAAAATACTGCTCATTTTATTAGTAATAACGACGCAATAAGATTGTCTGGTTTGGACGATGAACGTTCGACAGATGGAATAGACTTACGTGTTTATGAATAAAGTTTTACTAAATATTACACATGGTGGGAATATTCCCACCATGTGTAATATTGGATAATTATTATTAAAATTTATACATAAATTCTTGGAATTCCAATGCCTTTATTGTTGCTGCCGTTTTCGTAATTAACCCATATCCAACTTTAATGATCCATTGTGTATGTGATATATAGACATGATGATTTAATATTAATTAAGGAGTATTTTTAATTTTATAAAAAAAGAATTCGAACATTAAGGGTTTATAATATTCGTCATCATTAAATAGATTAAAAACTTCTAATGTTTTTGGATTAATTATTGGTTGTGCGGTATTAAATTTATACCATCTAATATTTTTAGCAAAACCATTTTCGTTCGAATGAATTCCAATATCTATTCCATTTACAAAAACTTTAATTCTGAGGGGGTGTAATATTGAATAGTAATAATCAAAATTATTATTAAACCTTAAAATAAATAATTCATATGTGCTAATTAAATCCCCGACATCATTTAAATATTTTCTTAACTCAATATAACAATTTAAGTTATTATTATTATTATTATTATTATTATTATTATTACTTAAATTAATATAAAAATCATTATTATATTTAATAAATAAATTATAACCGTAAAAAGATTTAGTTCTTAGAATATGAACTGGGAGTGGGATCCCACCCCCAACTGGATTATTTATTAATACATCATTATAAAGATCAAATATATCATTTCCTTTCATCACTAATTCTAAATTATTATTATTTTTAAAATAACAACTATTAACGAATTTGGTTGGGAAATGGTAATCAGATAAAACGGTATTGATTATATAATCGGGATAGGGGGGGGGGGTAATACATTATGCTGTAATTCACTCACCGTTTTTAATTGATTTTGAGTTTTAATCAACACTGGCATAGTTGTTCCTTATTTTATACAATTCATAATAGACTGGTGGGATTTATCCCACCAGTCTATTATGTTTAATTTATAACAACATGTTCATTTACTCTAACATTACTACTTAGTAACAAATTATCCTTATTTAAAACACATGTTTGAGATAAGGACGATAATGCTCCGTGATTATGTTCATAATGACTAACCATAAATATTTGATCGAACATTTTCTCATCTATTAACCGTTTTACAAAATATACAGCTTTTTCTCTATGCACATCATCAAACGCAGATTCAAATTCATCTAAATATAAAGGCAGGTGAGTTAAACCTAATTGTTTTATAACACAAAATCTGAAAGCAAAATTAAAAATATCTATCATTGATTCACTACCCAATGATACATCTTTATTTTCTTTATTTTCACCATTTTTTATAAACGGGAATTTATAATCTAATTCTGTATTGTTCTCATCCATTTTAAATGGTAATATGTTTAAAGGATAGGACCAAATTGAATTTATTATCTTATTCATATTGCCAGTAAATTGATTTATAAAAGATTGTAGTCCATAAGCAATGGCTCCTACTGTTGGAGATAAAGCGGTGTGGCTATTTTTACTAACCCTTTCATTCATCTCCGATATTTTTAATTGATCATAAATATCTTTTATAATCAACTCCTGATTATTGGCAGCACTTAATGAATCTTCTTTTCTAGCCAAAACTGTCTGTAAGGTAGATATTAGATCGTTTAACAACATTTGATATCTGACTTTTACATAATCCTTATAAATATTATCTTTAGCTATCAGATTTTTATTTACATCCATTCCGATACATTCAATGTCGGAATGGTGTTTTAATAACGTATTTAAATCTTTGATTGTTTCATTTAAATACAATAACTCTTTATTATGATTAGATAAATCATCATTGATTTTCTTTAATTCTTTTTCTACTTGGGATAGGGTATCTGATGATAGCGATTTTTTCAATTGAATTTGATTATTGAATTCATTGATTTTATTTTCGTAATCATCTATTTTTATTCTGATATTCAAGTCATTAGAAATCAAGGATAAATCATTGGCTACTGCTCCAGGCGACAATATTAATCTATTACCACTAGTTAATTCAGAAAAATAGTTAGATAAGCCATAGACATTTTTAATTATTCTCATAACCAATCTATAGTCATTGGAATAATTATTCATATCCGATATATATTTAATCAATTCATCGTTTTCTTCTTTTAAGACAACCTGTTTATTAACCAAACTATTTTCATTATTCAATAATTGTTTTAGTTCATTTTCAGTAAAATGCAATTTAAATTCAAAATTGCATTGTGGACATTTTATGTCACCCAACATTTCATGTTTCTTATGATGATCTATTTTGGCTTTAATATTGGCTATTTTATTATTGATGGAATTTAATTCTATTGTATTTTTATTTAATTTATTTTCAGCATCGTTTTTCTTTTCAGTTGTATATAAGCCATCATTGATAGGTAATTTAATAATTGAATCGTAAAGATCTTGATAAATAGAATCAAAGTTTGTTTTTATATCTTTAGCATTTACATTTAACCTAACGCCAGGTAAAAATAGTTTTGATTCTTCTATTTTAATTAGTGATTGTAACTCTTTTATAGAATTCTCTAATTGTTCTATACTTTCTTTACCGGCAGCTAAAAGCAATTTATATTTCTTATCCAATATCTCATGGTTTTTAAATAAATGCTCGCATAATTTTTTAATTCCTATAACTTTATTTTCTATTTTTTCTTTAGTACAAACTACATGATTTATATTAGTATATTGACTATCTCTAAATTCATTTAGGTTATATTTATCAAGAGAATTAATTAGCTTTTCATTTAAAGATTCGATATCTTTTAATGAATCAACGATGAAATCGATAGGTTTGTTTATTTTCTCTTTTTTATCATAGAGTTTCTTTAGTATATTTCTAATATCTTTACAATCATTATTTAATATGTCTATAGACTCTTTTTTAACTCGTTTAGATTCTTCGACTATCAACCTACCCTTTAGTCTTTTTATAGCCCCCTGAACGTCTCTATGGGTTTCTAATAGAGATTTATAAACACTCATGGCATATGTATAATCGGTATCAGAAATCTTTACCATCCAATATCTACGACGAGCCGGACTCATGTTGGTTAAGACCTCTTTACCCAAACATAAATTTCGGATCTCGTTATTTACATTGAAATGATCTAGACATAAATTTCTAAATAATTCAATTTTAAATCCATCATTTAATTCATTATTGTTGATTAAAAAAGAATGTCTGGAATCTTTGCCATCAAACTCACTTCTTAGCTTATATTCTTTATTATTGTAGTTTATCCACAGTTCCTTATAACCATTGGAATTGAAATCATCTTTATTGGCTGGCAATGGCCACAATTCCCACAATAAACTACTCTTGCCGCTGCCGTTAGTACCTAGTATTGTTTGTAAAGTTATATTCGTATCTGGAATATAGATAAAACTATTTATTCCAGATAAACTCAATCTTTTATATCCAACCAATTCCAATCTTTCTATTTTCATTTCGATATATCCGATAAATACTTAAGGTCATAGGGTATATAGAAAAGAAAAAAATATATTGGTTTTCATTGATGGGTGGGGTTATAATGAACCCCACCCATTATTTCTACTCAATCTTTTTCACAATTCAATATAATTCTTTCTACTGGCCAAACCGTAATCTTTTTTACGCTATTTAGCAGTTATGATTAATTTAACTACTAAATTTATATTCTTATAGGTTAATACGACCTATTCTTTTATTTTTTATTTATTTTTTATTATTATAATAATGAGGGAAGATATTTTATTTAGGATAAGTTCTATTATCCTAAACACAATTAAATCTGTTTTAATTGCAATACCTTCACTCTCGTAAGAGATATCTCGCATAAGGAGTTTCTTACGATAGATGTTAATTTGCATAGTTATCCTTATAATGCAAATGAAATAGCTATCCACGGGTGTTATTCCACCCGTGGATAGCTCCCCTGTATGTCATTATTTAACATACATCACTACAGTTATATATGTGTGAAATATGGATAAAAAACACTTTTTTAATGGTAAATTTTTCGATATAACAAGTGATATATTTTACCATCTTACTATTCTTTTAGTAATGGACGATTTTATTTTAAAAAGAATTATTGATAATCATGTTCCTTTAATAGATCGCATAAAACTATTAAATCATTATTTATTTTTAATTATTTTATTACTAGCTACAATTTCTTTATTTTTAACTTTTTTCAGAAATTTTCAAATAGTTTTTACGAAAGTAAAAACAAACGATGAGAAAGGTTTGGAAGGAATTGGATTAAGTATAAAAAAATATAAAAATAAAAATTAAATCTTATCCGTTAGTTATACGTTTTTGAAATTTGTTTTAATTATGCATTATCATACACCCATGGGCGCAAAGCCCATGGGTGTATGATAAACCAGTCTATTTATTTGCCATCATGCTTATTGAATGCCTGTTCTAGTTTTTTATCGTATTGATTTTTCGCATACATTGGACCGTTATATACTTCAGCATATTTCTTCCAATCTTTGTTTTTTAAGCATTCGATTAGAATGCCATTGCGATATGTTTGATTGAATTTAACAAAAGCCATTAAATGATTTTCTTCAGATTCATTCATAGCAGTATAAAAGTCCATGATATAATCGTACCCAGATTTCAGGTGATTAAATCCCATGATCTGAAATAAACCGAAACTGGTGGAATATATGGCACAATACAGATCTATTTCACGAGCTTTATTAAATCTATCGTATTCTTTTAAGCCTCCCACATAACCACCTGGTTTAGAACTGGCTATATCAGGATGATTGATGGCTATTTCATGAGCTTTATTTGGATACTTTTGATTGTATATTTTAATAAACCAATGACGTTCAAACAAAATAGCTGGTAATCCATTACTAAAGAATCCACTACCTCTGGCTTCTACTTCCATCACTGCATTGATGTGAGGAACCGTTACTTCTAATTCTTTAGCAGCTTTTCTTAAAGAATCGATCATGAGGTATTTACCTCTAATTAAATCCTCACACTGTTTGCTGGTAGCAGAATCGAATTTACCGGTAGGAGCTATACCGCATCGTTTCTGATATTCTCTTAAAGCTAATATAGACTTAGGTCCAAATTTACCATCAACGCCCAGATTGGCTCCTATTTTTTCATTTAAGAACTTTTGTATTCCTTTTAAGAACAATGTATCTTGCATATCAATTCCTTATAAATTTAGACTATCTAGTTTATCTACTATATTTTCGTTAACTACATATTGATCTTCTTCTGCATTGACATAAAAAACATTGGTATTTTCAAATATCTTTTTATAACCTTTGATTATATTATTAAAATAGACAGTTGATACCAATCGATCCAACCTGTTGTTTTCCAAAACATCTCTTTTTGAAATTCTATCCTCGATTATTTTTCGATTTTCAATATTCATATAAATAACGAATGGATTATCAATAATATCTTTTATATTATCCCTATATTTTTTAGTAATATGAGGAAAATTAATATCCAAATGTTGTTTTGTGGCTAAGTTCTCATCTATTAAGTTTGAGATGAATTTGTCCGATACGCCCATTGCGCAATGTTGATATACAATAGTTGAATAAATCCACCTATCTACAATAACAATATTACCTTCGAGTATAGCTGGAATTATGTCATTTTTTAGTACTTCAGACATAAGAGTAATAAAAATGCATACCATTGCATTAGGAGGTAAATTAGATTCCTTACATAATTTTATCAACCTCTGATGTCTGGCAGAATTATTATAAGGTTTAAATGTTTTAAATTTTAAATCCTTATTGGCTAAATATACATTTATCGATTCAACAGCCGATGTTTTACCACTACCATCAATACCTTCAACTATAATAAACATAATAATTTCCTTTAAATAAAAAATAAAGTGAGATATAATTACTCACTTTATTTTAACTCTATGATTTTAAATCATTTTTATTACGTGGTATAAACCCAATAACCTTTATATTTTTTTCTTTTGCTTTAGTTACTTTTTGATTACCGGGATCTTTTCCTACCAACAATACATCTGTTTTATTTCCTATATTGACGATACTGCCTCCGTTATTTAATATGTAGTCCTCAATCATTCTTCTAGGTTGATCGAATGAACCGGTGATGGAGAAGTTAATTCCAAGAAACTCTTCTCCATTATTAACAACGTCCATTATAACTAATTTGCTATATAGTTTCCTTATTCTTTCTTCATTATTATTCCTATAACTAATAAAAGAATCCGATACTATTTCACCAATATCATTTATGGATATAAGCTCTTCCTTAGTTAGTCTAAATACATCATCAATAGTTCTTATTTTATCGGCTATTAACCTCGATGTATTTTTACCTACATTTGGAATACCCAAGCAATAAATAAATTTATCCCAAGTAGTTTGTCTGGAACCTTGGATGTTTGACAACAACTTCAGTATAGAAATATCTTTGAAATTATTGACTTTAGATAATTTATCGTAATTTAGTTCAAATATATCAGATATATCTTTAACTAAATTCAATTCCATCAAGTTGGCTAATATAGCGCTACCTAAACCAACAATATTTAAAGCATTTCTACTGACGGCAAATTCCAACATTCCCAGCATTTGAGGTTTACATTTCTGATATCCTCCGGTACAATAATATTGTCTATCGTTGCGTTTGATTACTTCACTTCCACAACTAGGACATGTAGATGGAATATCAACAAACTTTTCTTCTCCTATCCTGGATTCAGTGATACTACTAGTGACTTCTGGTATTACATCTCCTGCTCTACGAACAAATATTTCATCTCCTATTCTAATATCTTTTTGAGATATTAAATCAAAGTTATGTAATGTAGCTTTTTCTACACTAACACCGTTTATATTAACAACATCAAAAACGGCCACAGGGGTTAATATTCCAGTTCTACCTATCTGCACTAGTACCTCACGTAAAGTCGTCTTAAACACCTCAGATTCGAATTTAAACGCTATAAAGAATTTAGGAGCTCTGGATGTAAAACCTACAATATCTTGAGGTTCGAAATAATTGAGCTTTATAACGATTCCATCGATATCAAAAGGTATGTCGTTTCTTTTTTCATTTATGTCATTATAATAATCCATTATAACTTCTACTGAATCATTATGATTTATAGTTTTACTATAATTACTCATTGTAGTAAAACCACATGTATTCAAAGATAAGGTCTGTAGGTCATGACGATTATCATGAGGTGGTTTACTGTAAGCTCCATAAGCAATGAACTTCAAAGACGTGATTTCATCCAAAACCTCCAAAGATCTAATTATGCCAGAAGCAGTGTTTCTAGGATTGGAATAAGTAGGTAATTTATTTCTACTTAACGAATTATTTAATCTAATAAATTCGTCTTTAGATATTACCACTTCTCCTCTTACAATTAATTTATTTATGTAAGGCGATACATTTATTTTCAAAGGTATATTGTCGATGTATTTCAGATTGTGAGTAACATCTTCTCCTATCAAGCCAGTACCCCTGGTAATAGCTCTAGTTAATTTTAATGAACCTTCTTTACCTTCATAAATCAAACTAAGAGATACTCCATCATACTTTAACTCTATCCAATAAAAAGGATCTCTTTTCGAATAATCTTTCCCAGACGAAATTGGATTACTTCTTATGGTTTGTTTTATCTTGTTATCCCACTTGATTAATTCTTCTTTACTGAAAATATTGTCTATTGACAACATGGGAAACTCATGATCGACTTTAGATAATTTATTATCTAACGATGAACCTACTCCCAATTTACTTTTTACACTTAGTTGTTTTTCGATTTCCTTTACCCTATTTATTAATTCGTCATATTGCTTATCGGTAATATTCGGATTACTATCCGAATAATATCTTTTATCAGCATCCTTTATTTTGTCATATAGACCGTTTAATTCGTCCATGGTAAATTCCTTTATAACCGTCATTAAATTAGACTAATATATACAAAATCATTAATTGAGTACTGGGGAAATCCCCAGTACTCAATTAATCTTTCTGTTCGCCAGCCATTTGTTCTGGTTGTTTATACATGAATACGTTATCAAAAGCATTCATTTTATCATTACATATAAAAAACATGGGATTCATTTCATATTTCAATATACTATCTGTTTTATATACCAATAGATTACTAAATAGCAATTGGTATGAGTTACCATCGTGTTCTTTAACTGAACTCAAATACGTATAGACATTAACGTCCTTGATGAGTATGTCCAATTCCTTTGCTATATCTTGTCTATACTTTTGTAATGTATTAAAATGAGTTTCTATCACAGTTAATATAGCGTGGTTTATATTGGCGGTACCGTATTTGTTTTGACTATACCATACTCTTTTTAATAACAAAAAATCGTTATCGTATATGTTAAAATTCAAACACAGTATATTCATATCCATATTTACTAAAGAAACGATGTTAACTGTTTTTTCTTCTTTAGCAATAACGAATGTATTTTCATTTATTGCATCGGTTGGGTTTTCTACGTTATCGTTCATTACATATTTTCAATTAAAGATTTAACGTCGTCTTCAGATAAGAAATCGTGATTTTTTAGTATGTCTACAATGTCGCCCCAATACAAAGTTGGATTGGTATGAGCTAAACCAGTAATTTGTATTAAAGAAGAACCAAAGTTTTTATCATGTATGATGAAATCAATGTAAAGATTGTTATTGAAATCAAAAGAATCATCAATAATATCTACTTCAGATTTAGTATAAAATCCAGTAGAATGAATGGATCTAACAACACCGCTAGGTTTAAAATCACATCCATCGAAGAAGTTAAACATATCAGTTAATTTATTATCAGTACGATATGTTAGAATAAGAACAATATGACCTTTCTTTTTCAATAGTGATAAAGTTTCTATTGAATATGGAGATGCCGGTCCTATTTTATTTCCTTGGATTTCTGCTATCGTATTATCAAAATTAACCACAAAAACCTTAGGATCATCAGTTAATTCTAAAACAACATGAGGTTCTATACCTTCAATATCCATTATCGCTTCTTCTCTACCGATGTCGTTGAAGTGAACGCCGAAATGTTCTAATGTCCAGTCGAACAAATGCTTATCGGTTCTACCTTCATCCAATTCTTTTTTATGATAAATTTGTAATTCAGCTTTCTTAAATGCAACAATGGCCTCTACATATTCTTCATCGGGTAATTTATCAATAGCTTCTAAATCATTTAAAGCTTTTATGTTAACACCCTGGGACATAATCAACCAGTCATCAAAAGAAAGATCGGTCCCTACTGTTTGTTCTTTAAACATTTCTTCTAATTTTTCAGAATTCTCTTTAATTGATTCTCTTAATAGAATTCGGTTAGCCCTGGTAGTAAGGGGAATATCTTTTAATTGCACTTTATTTTTGGTAACCATTTTTAATTAATTCCAAAGAGTTTATAATGGACATAGAATATGATTCCATTATAGTAATATATTCATAAACAAAAAAATAAATACATGGGATATGATCATATCCCATGTATAGTTATCTGGAAACAATTTTCATTAATTCATTCTTAGAATTAACCAGTTTATCCATTTGCAGTTTCATTGAATATCTCAAACCAGTATCTTGAGTTTTTTCTATCAAACCCTTTAAGTTTTCAATCACTTCATTTTGAGTTATACAATGATTTGTGATTTTATCCACGAATAAATCGTTTAGGGTAATTTTTAGATTAAGAAATGTTTTTTCCTTTACATCCAAATCAAGAGTTTTAATAAAATTAGATAAATCCATACTTTCTTTACAATAGGTTTCTTTTAAACTATTGTAACCTTCTTTAACATATTCCATTTCAATTTCCTTTGATTTTATCCATTAACCATTTACCATATCCAATACTGAGCATTTTAGATGGTTCTAAATTTTCCACCCTATGTTCAGTATTAGCTGGTATAACTAAATAATTACCCTGACTAACATCATAATAGTCTTTCTCACTATTATCTCTGATGTATACTCTTTTTTCCCCTTCTAATACTGCAATTATTACATTATCAGGATCAGTATGCCAAAGAAAACTAGGGGAATTTTCTTTGGCTATATATAGGTGGGCGGTAAAATAACTATTGAAATTAAATTGTTTCTCATAGTCATAATCATCAATCAAATAAGAAATATTGTCGTGAGTTTTTTTATCTAATCCCTCAATACCCCTTATAACGAGAGTATGATTGGGGTGATCTTTTATGTATTTTTTATATTCGCTAATAGTTAATATCTGATCATGCATTACTTTATCGTTCAGTTTATAGATAATTCCTATATGACCTTCTTCGTACATATAGTGACTATAAATAAGATCATTAATTGGTATGTCAATACATGGAAATGTATGATGCGAATAAATACATATTCCGTTTTTTAATAATTCATGTTTTTGATCATAATCAGGATCGTAACTCATTTTGAAATTTCCTTTTAAAAATCAATAATATCGATGAGCATTTTTGCTCATCGATATTATTGGACAGTAAATAAGTTATGTAATTTGTTTATAATCACGAGCATATAAACGAATTACTTCATCTGGCAAAGAACAATTGATTTTAATCAAATCTGAATATTTTATTAAAACCAACCAATCATCGTCTATTTTCACATTTGAATCTAAATTCATTTGATCATTATAAACGATGTGTTTGTCATCTATATAGGATTTTAAAATATCTTCTCTTTTCCTATAATCATCTATAACAAATTTTAAATTGGTTAATCTCTCTTCTAATCTATCGTTTTTTAGTTTTACTCTTACCATATAAAACAAAAGTAAAATTATTATGATAAGAGATAGAACCACAAACCATTCATTATTGCTCATTTTGAAATTTCCTTTTGAATTAAAAATAAACTACTTCATAATTGCCTTTGATAACAATTTAGTTAGTATCTTTATTTGTCCTTTAAAGTTTTCGTTATCCTTAGCAGTATTGGCTGTAATTTCAGAAATCATATTCAATTTCTCTACCGTTTTATTAACAATGTCTACCATGCTAGATAATTGATTGTTTAAATCAGAAACAGTATTTTCTAAATTTCTAATCTTAGTTTGAATGTCCGTCTGACTTACAGACATGGTTTTAATGATTTCTTCTTGTTTATCTAACTGATCTAATTTCGTTATCAATATAGAATTACTCATTACGTTTTCCTCTATAAGTTTATTAAAATCTATCTGATGAGTATGATCAATTCCTCGCTTTGCTCGATAGAACTCAGACTCTTTATTTCTAAGATCATTAATTTCCCCTATGGCCTTCACTGAACTTTCTATAATCCTTATAAGTTCAATAGGGTTATTTAGTTGCTCTTTTGCGTAATCAGTTATGAAATCAGGAAATTTCTTATTGTCGTTTCTAGACACCGATAAAAGATATTCTTTAATTAGAATATGTTCTCTCGAATCTTCTCCTACAAAACGATTAAAAATTCCGTATATTTTTTCCATTTCACCAGTTTCATTCATACCCAGCATGACGTATTCTCCACGTATTATTCTTCATAAATATAGAAGATTCCGGTTAAAATAAATTTATCTTTTAATTGAATATGTTTTTCTCCCAAGATAATCAAACCTGCCGTATTGAAACCCAATGAACATGCTGAAATATATTTCTCTAAAGAAATCTTCAAGCTACCAACGCATTTGCTATTATAATAAAAACAATCACCGTCATTATCGTCGTATTCCAACATGAATAAATTCTGATCAATTATATCCGTATCTGTATCAATAACACAAACATAATTAATCCCATCGTTGTCTCTTATTGTAATAAAGGCAATGATATTTCTATCGATAGAATTTCTATTTTCACGATAAGTTAGTAACTTTCCTTTTGAAATAGATTCCATTAAATCGTCAAAAGTATCAGAAAATTCTGTTTGTTTTTCAATGAGTCTGTTGAAATAATTCCTGGGGTGTTGGTGATATGAGTCTTCTTTTTTAATTAGAGAAGATTTAAAATTTAGTTTCATTTTGATTTCCTTTTTTATAAATTACTTTAAAAACAAAAATTTCTTTCCATCAACATCTTATAGACTTCTTCATCTTTTTCTTTTTTATCATATTTGAAAAGAGAAAAAACTTCATTATGTTCTTTAAATTCTTGTCTTAAAGTTATTGTATACATTTTTTCATTTTCATAAAAAGTAAGACTTAAGTTCTTACCATCACGTAAATCGATTTCATTGTTAGTAAACCAAAATCTACTGTCTTTGGAATTCACGTTGGCAAAGTTGTAATAAAACCCAAGCTTGGCTACATCACTACCCTCAATCAAATCCACCGTCATTTCAAAACACTTCTTATTTGGAATATGATTAGGGGTTTGGATATATAAACCATCCTTAACTATAGTTACGCTATCTGGTCTATCTAAATTGATTTTATTAACGATTACGTCGGTTTTAGAACTATTTTTTAATTTAAAGTATAGGGTGGTTTTATTTTTTGGTTCGATTTTTAAATTCATTGTTTTCTCCTGGTAGGAATGATGATGAATAAAAACTTATTCACGTATGTAATATATATTCATATTAATATTTAAAACAAATGAATAAATGACTGGATGGGGTGTACACCCCATCCAGTCATTTATTTACTTATCAGCCTTTCTTTCTTCTACTTTCTGTTTAATTAATCTACTAGCAGCTCCTAAGAACGCTAAGGTTTTAATGGCGTTATTTAAGTTACCATCAATAGCATCGCCGTTCATAATACTATACTCTAGTGCTAAAGCATGTATTTCAGGTAATATTGCTATAATGGCAAAAAACCATACAGAATAAAGTTTATAAAATTTATTCCATTCGGTTATAAAAAAATCTTTGATTTTATTCATCGTTAAACCTTATAAATAAAAAAGTTAATCGGAAATTTCTTTAGGTTTTAACATATTCCATTTAACTAATATGTCTCTAATTTTAATCCAATCTACTACAGCTTTATTATTGCCACCTTTTTTCAACGGTATACCTACACAACCAGTTTCTATGTATAGAGTAGCATTTAGTTTATTGGATTCGTTTTCTTTTAATTCATTATTTCCTACAGAATAAAAAAGAATATTATTCTGGTTGCAATATCTAATTGCTTCTGATAATGAAGGACCATATCTTTTTGTATTCAGAATTAATTTATAACCATTTTCTATTAGTTCAGTTAATACAGATATAGCTTCTTCATTAGGTTTACCCATTTGAGGATAATCGTTCTCTACGATAACGCCGTCGAATTCCAATGCTATCGTAGTCTTTATTTCTTTCTTAGGTTCTACAGAATCTAGATTTATCCAACCCATTTTTATATCCATTAGTCAGTTCTTACTTTATAACCAATATCAGTAATGATTTTATTATCTTTACCAGTAATATCTATATCAGCATTCTTGATGGTAGATTTGGATACTCTACCCTTTTCCTTGGTTCTGGTTACTACTAACAACCAAGTTAATATGACGCTTTCTTCTCTTTTTAAAAAAAATAAAACCCCAGGTAAATCTGGTACATGTAGATAATTTCTTTATCCCCAGTACCCAGGACATTTTAGGAATCCTTTTCAGTAACCAGACAAGTATTTTAGTAATACCTATGGTTTCATTGATTCATACCATAAAAAAATAAATAGATATGTGTAATACACATATCTATTTATTATCTAGTAATCACTACTAAAAATTTTGTTCTGACTAACTTTTAGCAGACCAGATTCAGTAGTGATTACCGCTTCGACAGTAACTTCAGTAGTATCATACTCTCCAGCGGTTTGAACGGAAATACGATACTTAATTTTCTCATCGACATCAATGAGAAAACGATGATTCAGGTGAAGAACTTTGGTGCGCATCCCATTTGATTCTACCCGAACCTCAACCATTTTATAATAACTTTCGTTATTAGTGGTTTTTTCAAATTTTAGGATTAGGTTAGCACCAGCATTATCCTCCCAATCTTTTTTGGATTCTTCACTATGATAAGAATATTTACCAGACTCGTTAATTTCTCGAATGAAATTAGAGTTAAAGAAATATTCGACATTAGTGTTAGGGACGAAGAACTCATTGCTTAATACAGGATAACAAAGTTCGTAATGTTTGACGTACATGATAAAACTCCTTTTAAAAAAGATTAGTTAGGGTGCGTACGCACCCTAACTAATTCTAGCTTAAATTAGATTAGTTGTCAGAACTAACCTTATCCCACAACCAAGTACCCAGCTTGTAACTGGCATATGCCGCACTAGCAAGAGCAGCACCAACAACAGCATACTCTACCGCAGGGTGAACGTCGGGGATTTCGATGTGGTCAAGGCCAGAGACATATTCGTCCATGATTTTCTCCTATTAGGATTAAGAATTAAAACACAATCGTCTTAATTCACTATAGTTATATATATATGAAATAATTCTAAAAAGAGATTTAACATTGATTAATACGTACATGTGGCTTTTGGCCACATGTACGTATTAATCATGATATTGAATAATGTCAAATAAAAATGTATGGGAATTTAATTTCTTTGTATTAACTAAAGAATAAAACGATTTATCTATGTTATCGTTGTAATAAGCAAGAGAATCTAATTTATTAATCAATTCGTGACCTATGGATTGTATTAGATCCATTAATCGATTTCTATCTATGAGTTCTAGTTCCTTTACGTCGGTAGTTAAGTTACACAATATTTCATTAGAATAATCCATCAAGTCATCGTAACACGCCTCTATATCACCAGGACATGATGCGGCGGCAGTAGCAGCTAAATGAACGATCTCCTCAAAACCCAATTCCTTTAATGTCTTATAATATCCACTTTTAGATTCATTAAAAGAGTATTGTATCTCATTAATAAAATCTTTATATTGTTCTCTTAAAGAAACTATTAGTTTAAAGTTAGTCTTTTCAGTCATTTGATTAATCTGGATAACCTTCTTATTTCGGACTTTAGCATCTCTACATCATTGGTTAATCTAATTAACTTCTTTTGTACTTCAATAAAACTAGAAACATCGTTGGATGATTTTGTATTAAGATTTTGTTGTTGATCGGGTTCTAACTTATAAGGAGTTTCTATTTTACGTTCTTTCTTTTCCTTATCATCAATTAATTTTATTTTTTTTAATACATCAAGAATCGGATCGAACATTTTTATTTTCCTTTAAAAGTTCTTCTTTTGATGATTTTTTTACATTACCGAATATTTCGTTAAAAATATCGTTAATATTTTTACTATTTGAAAAAACATGTGCATCAACTAATTCTTCATTTTTCTTTAATAAATAAAAACAATCGTTCGTATTCATGCTTATATTTCCTGTTTAGGACATAGACCATAAGGAAATCCATATAGTCTATATTGAAGGGTCAGATGTAGACATGGCGTCGGAGACTTGACCCTCCAGCTATAACCCCCACCAAAGCCAGCGTAACTACCAAATCGTTGTACTGATAACCACCTACGATGAGTAAAGGGACATTGATTATATCGTCTCTATATTCAAGATAATCATTCATTTGATTTTTTGAATTTTCAAATAAACTACATTCGTAATAATAGACAAAATTGTCTACATATATATAATTTATATCTTTTATGTAGACAATTTTCTTCTGATGGGTTTCGGTTTTACTATTTTATTTTCCTTTAGTTCATTTATTTCTTGTTTTAATTCAATAATAATACTTCCTTGCCTACCCACTTCTTCTGATAACTGAGAAATAATACCCAACATGTCTTTAAATAAATCTTTATAACTCGAATCGTTTTCCATCATTAGTCCTAAACAAGAGTTGATCAGTATGAAAATATTGACTAGGTTTATCAATGAGTGGGTTTAATATTATTCTATAAACATTTTCATCTTTATATTTATTAAAACCATCTCTTTGATGTTTTATGTTTTTACATCCTATATACATGTTTGTTAAAAATAAATCATGAATATTGGATAGCACATTGGATAATATCATAAAGTAGGTAGATAGACCCAATATGTTATTAGGCAATACTTGATCTTCTATATAAATATTAGATTGCATGGCAAATCTGGTACGTCTTTTTTTTAGATTAACCAATCCTTGTTTACTTTTTAATATTAGATTTTTTTCTATCAAATATTTATCTATGATACTTTCTTTTATTTCAGCTAAACTACCGTAGGGATGTTCGGTAAAGTACTTAGTTATTTGTAGGTCTACAGGACTTCTCTTGCTGTACATTATCCTGGTAGATTCCAAATGTTCTCTTTTAAAGACATTTATGTTAAAAGCAATTTTTCTTTTAAATAATTGATAAGGTAAATCAAATGAAAAATCATCAGAATAAAATTGCTTATTTTTTTTCAGACTTGAGATATAATAACCGATAGTATTAGATATATCGGCAAATTCTTTTCTATAAAAATGATTCAAATCCTGTTCTAATCTAATACATATGGATTTTAAATCGTCATTATTTTTAACATATGGCTCAGCATAAAAAAATCTATCAAAAGAAACGGGAAAAGACATACTGAAAGATTTTTCTTTTCTTTCTAATATGTTATTTATTTTTTCAACGTACATATCGTTATTTCCGTTTAAATTCCCCAAATGGAAAATATTCAATCTTATTTTCCAAATTAAAATTATCTATATATCCATATTCTACATTTAACAAATTTATTGTAAACGTATTAAGGTATAAACCATTCTTTTTTGCTATTAAATGACATATTGATTCATATAAAGCCATATAGTAAAATAAGTAATTATTAAGTATAATAGAATCCAGTGTTAGTTCTACATCTAATACTACTTTATTTATTACCTTAAGACTACTATATAAATCTCCATAATCGTCTTTACCCATCATTTTCTTATTTATCAATTCTTTTTCAATAACGTAATCTAAGACATGCTGTAAATTAGAATCTGGATAATTATTTAAATATGATTTTATAATAACGGTTATGTTTTTAGAATAATGCAATTTAATGCTATTATTTTTATCAAGGGTTGATAATGAAAATTTTAACTGGTGTTCTGATATATCTATATTCTCAAGAACTTGTTCTGGATAAATAAAAGATTGGGAATATGTTTTAAATTTCTTTTTGCTTTTATTGGATTTAATTTCTTTTACATCGTTTAGAATGGTTTTATAGTAATCTGTTGTAGTAATTTCTTTTACATCTGAAATCAAATAATCAAATTCGTCTTTTACATTGTGTAATAAATTTAATCTATCAAAACTGACGTTGGTTAAAAGACTAAAAGACGTTGGTTCATCTTTCAACACTTTCTCTATTTGTTTTGTTATGTAGTTTTTGTATATCATAATTTTAAAATTAAGTATGTTATTAAAACAATTATATCGTAATGGGATTGATCCCATTACGATATAATCAAAACGTAGTTCTTAAAATGTTTTGTAATGTTTCGATCTCTATCTTATATAATTTCTTTGAATAAATAAAATTATTTCTTTCTGTATCTTTAGTCAATAACTTTTGTACAATAGCATGTTTCTCATCTTCACTTTTGACTTTAGTTGAAGAATCTCTTAAACCAATTAGGTCTTTAGAAACTTCCTCAATTTCATTATCCAAAGAAAATAATTTTCTCTGTAAATCTTCGATATGAATAGAGAGTTCTTTACGCAATTTACTTAGTTTATCAGAATCGTTTTTCATCTCAATATCATTTTCGTTTAAACATATATCGGTAACATCATCCACAAAAGTTTCTCCGTTTTTAACAAGTACGATGGTGGTTTATAGGCAGGTTTCAATTTATTTCCTATTTATTTTATTAAAGTAAGATCAATGGTGTTTGCTTTAAAATCCGTCAAAACATTAAAATCATCTTTAAATTTTAATTTATATAGAGGACTTTTTAATCTGTTTTGATCATAATCACTACCACCATATGTTTTATCTATAATTCTTAATTCATGATGATTTACATGGACGTTGTTTACTTTACATAGAATAATAAAAAACAAGTTTATTATATTTATTAAATTACAACCACTACCAGCCTCTAACTTATTTTCAATTTTAGTTAATAACGATACTTTATATTTGTATTTATTTTCTTTATAAAGTCTTTGATTTAAAGTAATTTTAAAACGGTTTATGTATAATTTACCATTTTTTTTGAATATGTAATCTTTTTCCATTAAATAAGGATCTATTACCAATTTATTTATGTCTGAACCAGTGCTGTATCCATTTTTTATAAATAAAGAATGTATTTCATCTTTAACTACATTGTCGTCGCTAACTAATAATCTTATAGATTCCAATTCCGTATTTCTTGATATAAAAAATCTTAGATTTAAAGGTGTCGTTCCTGATAGGTATTTTATTAGATGATGTGTTGTTGGAATATCTTTATAAAAATATAAATCATTGCTCATATCCATGTAGTCTATCATACCGGATATAAGAGCGCTTAGACTATTGAAGGTACCTAATTTAATAAGACCTTCTAATAAATGTATAGTATTATAATGGCTATTTACACCATATTCTAAAACAATCCATTTATCAAAACTAAAATTAAATGGAATTAAATACTCAACTTTTCTTTGTTCTTTTATATCCTGAAATAATTTAGAGTAATTCATTATAAGTCCAAATAAACATAAGGTCATTCTAACTAGGTGGGTTTAAACCCACCTAGTTAGAATTACATAAAACTAGTGAACCATCAACAAGGGAGTTAGTAGAAACATTACAAATACTCCGACCAATATAAAAGCTTGAGTATAGATATTCATTATTAACCCTCTGAACTATCTTGGGTTCCTAACAAATTCATAACTTTGTTACAATCCTGTTTTAGATATTGAATACCAATCCATTCTGGTAAAGACAACCGGCGTTCTTCTGAATCAGTTTTACCTTCATAATAATTAATGTACTCTTCAGATAAAATTCCAGATGTAAGAGCTTGAATGGCCAAATGTTTATGTTCGTCATCGTTAATCCATTTAACCACTACATCCAAGTAAGCATTTTTATCATCGTCCGTTAAAGTAGAAAAAGTTTCTTTATCTAAAACTAATACTTCTTTATTGATTTCATCAATTATAGCAGTCAAATGCTTTTGAAGTTCGTTTTTAATGTCATCATTTGTTTTATGATTCTTATTTTTTTTCTTAGAATCTTTATGACCATACTTTTCTTCTAATTCTTCTAAAGTATGATGAACGACATCATCTTCATCCTTAATACCAATCTCTACTTTAGGATTATGAGCTAAAGCCGGTAAATTGTTTCTTAATCTACCAGCAATCAACTTTTCTAAACTAGAAGAATCAATATGATCTTCCAATTTAAAAGAAGGACTGCCAATAGCAAATTGAAAAGGTTGACCTTTATCATCGTAATCATTTAGCCAGACCTTGCCTTTAATACCTTTAGGGTTAAAGGGTGGTTTAAATCCTTTATATGCATTAAAAACAATATCATTGGCTAAATTAAATCTGAGAGTCTCAGTCAGATTTTTGGTTTTATGATTAACCGATGATGTATATTCAACTTTACTGGTATTGATTTCCAGAATGTCTTTAAATTTAAAATTCATAATGCGCTGATTGATATTACCAATTACTTCATTGGTGCCATAATGAGCACCAAATTCTTTAGATTGGATAATATTCATAAAGGCTTCGGCTAAAGCCATGCATAATTCTTTATTTCCATTTTTGAGTTTCTTTAGAGACGAAACATCTTTATCCAGTCTCCAATACGCTACTTCCGAATTGGCTAATTTTAATGATCCAGTAGGAGAATCAATAAAAACGTTAGTAAAGATTTTCGGAATAACCACAAAACGAATTGTGTGACCATCTACTTTTTTAGATAATTTAAACATGAGACTCTCTTTTGAGGTTTTAATTTAAAAACAAACAATTTAGTTTTATTTGTAGAATATCTCTACATACAATATAATTTTTATTTAAAAGGAATTTTTAATACGGCAAATCTGGCTGATTTTAAAATAGCTATGGAAAAGTTATCTGCCAGAGTTCACGATAATAAACCTAGTTATAATTATCATTGAGAACCACGGTTTAACAAAAACCGTGGTTTGGTAGAAACATGTGGGTTAATCCACATTACTATATTTTATCTTTATAACAAATATAAATAATGGTTCTTCTTTTCGTTTTTTCCGGTATAGCGCAATGAATTAAATAAGGTTCGTGTTTTATAAAACAAACATCAAATTTATTTAATTTTATCGTATAAATTAATTCATCTATTATATTTTCATCAAAATTTTCTTCGACATAAGGATGAATTAAAAGATAACCGCTATCATCAAAATAAACTACTATACTAAATATTTCATCCATGTTTTCTCTATTTTGTACTTTAAAATAATCATTATGCCAATCTTGTACCTCGGGTTGAATTTCATCCGATGTAAAATAAATTTTGACATTATATTTTTTTAAAAATGGTATTTTTTCATGTAACCTTTTATATACTAAATTTACTACGTGTTTTTCTTCACCACTTAATAAATGATCCCATGAAACTTTAACGTAATATTTATTTTCTACCTGCAATTCTTTATTAAAGTCACATTTACTTACATCAATGTCTTCTAGTATATCAGAAGCTTTGAAGTGATATGCACCAAAATCGTTAGTTTTTTTATAAAACTGCTCTTCAGAAAATTCTTCCGATTCCATCGCCTTAGAAAAGATTTCGTTATTCATAAAAAAACCTATATTCAATAACCCTTCTTCTATTTTTAGATCTCTGTACTTTATGTACGTAATTATTTCCTTGATTGAAGATAATGATCGTATGTTTTTTTGGATAAACAGTACTTATGTTATTTGAAGGTTTATTCAATATCGTAAATAAACCTCCAACTTCTTCACAACAATCATCAAAGAAACAATTAACGGTTAATTGTTTATCTCCATATTTACTAAATTCATATGCATCATTATGCCAATCGGTTATTACGTCTTCTATATACTCATCATATCCAATTGGTTTAAATTCTTTACAAAAATCATGTAAATAGTTATTTAAAATGTATTTTCCTAAATTTTCTATAACATTCTTTTTTACATCATCGTATGTTTCAAAAGACTGAGCTTCTTGCTCTGTTTTAAATTCAAATGAGTCTATGTCTATATTTTTAAGATACGGCGATTTAAATGAATAGACTCCAATACTAAGTATGTCATTTAAAAATAAATCCTTGAAAAATTCATTATTAATATCTATAAACATATAATACCTAAAAATTAAAAATCTTTAAATTTAACGAAATAAAACAGTATTCTTCTTCTAAATTCAGTAGGTTGTACTTTATGAATGAAATCTAATGTATGATTAAATATAATACAATCGAATTTATTAATATAAGTACTAACTGTACCCGGGTCTGAATCTAACCAATTTTTTTTCCATTCGTTTCTATCTGGTATTGTTCTATGATACAGTAGCTTTCCACCCGTTTTGCTGTTTACATCGTCAAAATAACAATTTATTACTGATACGTGACCTTGGAATTCTGGCAAATCTAAAAGGTCAATTAAATCATTATGCCATTCGTTACTGTTTCCCTCCGCCTTATCTAATGCAGAATAAAAATCCAACTCTACATTTAGGTCGTAAAAATAAGCCTCCCTTAATCGTTCTCTTAAATCGATAAGCATGGTTTGTCTTTCTACGTCAAAACCCTTTAAACCATCTCCCGCATAATACTTATCTTCCTGTAAAACATCCGGGAATTTACCAAATTTTTCAATATCAAAATTTTCAAGTACTTCTCTAGCATCAAATCGATAAAACCCATTTGTATAATATTCAGTTAGGAAATTTTCTTTATTGAATTTCTCGGCTTGTTGTGCCTTAATAACCTCATTAGTCATTTAACTACTCCACATTCTTCCATTATTAGGGACATTAAATATTCATCACTATTTAAATAATAGGTCAGTTTATTAATATTATTATTATTTATTGATAGACCAAACGCATGATATGATTTGTTTTCTAAAACGTGATTTTCAATTTCTTTAGGTAATACTGTTTTTTTGTTATAAAAATTAATTGTATCAAAATAATTATTGCTTATAAAATAACATCCAACGGTATCGCTGTAATCGGAAAATCCAAAACCCATACTTGTTATCAAGATACTATTTTTATGATTTACGAACTTTTTGAAATCATAAATATAATCTTTTGTAAACATTTTTTTAATTTTTTTATTTGTTTTAAGAAAACATTTTAAATCATAACGATGCATTATATTTCTATCTTTTAACTCATCATCGTCCATAACGATATTTATAACAAAAGAATCATCGTCATAAACATTACCATCTTTTAGTTGAAAACCAAAACCTGTAATTTTATGTATTGGTATGTTTTTAAATAAAGAGTTTTTGAGTGCATTAAAAGCATTGAGATAATCATCGTTTAACGTATCATCTAATTCAAAAAACATCTCTTCATAATTTCCATTGGAAAAAGATATTTCTTTAGCATGATTATTAGTATAAATCATATTTTTTTTAAAAAAAGAAACAGCATTACACACGTCCATGTTTAATTCCATAAATAATTTATTAGATTGGTGCCGCTTGGCACCAATCTAATAAATATGCTTTCCATGTAAATCTATTGTTTTGTTAAAAAATGTTTTTATAAAACATTCGTCCATTTTTTCTAGATGTACCCAATCGTGCTGAACAAAACATCTAAACATGCATTTATTAAACCACTCGCATCCTAAACAACCACTTCTTTGCATATGACTATTTATTATAGAAACGTTGGAATTTAAATCCATTTTGGTATGGAAATCTTCTTGATCATACCTGAGCATCCTACAAGTCACCTCACTACCATCTGGACGTTTTGTTATCTTGTTTAGTGATGGGCAAGTTAATTCATTATGATCATTTTCGATCATATTTCTAATAGGTGATATTTTTGGATAGTTTCTTGCTATAAATAAAAACGCATCCAACATTTCCTGTTCGGAAGGAAGATATTTAGCGTTCTTATGCTCAGGAACATAATAATCGAAAAATAAATCAAAATTAGGGTATAGTACTTCTTTAAAATATTTATCTTTATCAGCCATTAGTTTTCTTATGGAAGCTCTTGTCATAACAAAACCAACAACCCTTATTCTATCTTTAAAAGTTATTAAATTTTGTTTAAATAACAGACTATTATTTATATCCAATCCTCTACCAGCAAAATCGTAAGATGTGCTAATAAAAACATTGTCTTTAGGTAGTAAATCCATAAGAGACTTTACTGCACCAATATTCTTTCTAAATATTAAATTAGTGACAAAGTTTAATTGAAATTTTACACCTAAATCATCGCAACCTTCTTTTAATATTAAATAATACTTATAATAATCATCGAAGGTTTCATCGTTTATGATGTCACTAAATAATTCTCCTCCCATTAAATTAACGGTGTTTTCTTTCATTCCTGTTTTCTTTATAAACTCCAATGTTTCATTTGCTTTATCTACAATAGAATCTAATCCTACATCAGAGTCATGATCCTGACCACAGAACGAACAATTTAGATTACATTTTTCAAAAAAATGAATAGTCGCTTCAGATGCTTTTGGTATTTTATTATCCAATAAACCCCTCAAAACCTTTTCTTCAATCATCATTCTTTTTATACCAATTTATTAATTTATAAAACCCATTACAATCATCTTTGGTGTTATCAACTACCCTTAAATGCTCACTAAGACATTTACCTAAATATTCACAAGAACCACAATGTACATTTGATCTTACTTTATACTTTTCATTTTGTTGCCATTGTAGGTAATCGTCAAATGAATCTAATGATAAAAAATACTCATTGTTCTTATCGTCAAACTCCAAAACTTTAAACTTTCCATCTGGAGCTATGTATATATGGTCATCTGAATAAGAATTCCCCCTTCCATTTATCACGTTTTGTAAATCGTATTCGTTGATAAATTCAAAATTCTTATTTTCATATTCTATTATTTTTCTTACGAAATTTCCATAATCGTCATTAGGAACCATTAACTGATTGTCTTGATTCGTACTATATGGTTTTATTTCCCACGAAGAACATTTTTTTAGTAAATTTATTTTAGTAATTAATTCTATATGATTTTTTTTAAATATGTTTGGTAGCCCTAGAGTAAGAATTCCATAATTTCTAGGTATCTTTAGCATATTTAACCAAACGTGTTCGTTTACTTGCCGTTCATCAAAATCGTAACTAATAAATAAAGATAAATCTTCATCATTAATTATGTTTTCATCGTAAATAGACATGTTTGTAATGATATTTATTGTATTACATTTATGTTTATTACAAACATGTCTTATTTCCTTTATATACTCATGTCCTAATAGAAATGGTTCTCCTCCGTATATATCTACCGTATCTATTTTAATCCCATGCTCCATGATTTCATTGAATAATAAATCAATCTTTTCTATACTTAAAGTTTTTTTATCAGACAATTCGTTTTTTGTTAAATAACAAAAATAACATCTGAAATTACAATAATAACTAGGATTTAAAGATACGGTAAACATATTTATTTTTTATCACTAAGTCTTTCTTTTAGATCAGGATTATAATAAGAACTATTTTTATTAAAAACCCCGATATTTGTAATAGGATTTATATTAACGTCACTGGTATTTACGCTATTTATAAAGTCATCAATAGAAAGAGAAATGGTACTTAAAGGACCTCCCAAGAAACCAAATAAATTCGATCCAGAATAAATATAATCTTCAAACTGATGTTTCATATATTGAAAATTAAAATCGTTTTCTAGATCCGAATCTGAATTTAAATAAATTAATAAGAAATGCGGCAGTTTTGTTAAATAATATACGTTTAGGCTAATATAGTGTTTATCTTCTATAACCGGAAATACTTCGTCCGGTTTAGTAATTTCTTTTAATTTTGTATTTAGTGTTAAACTAAATACATGTAATGAATCTATTGCAGTTCTAGCTTTTTTAATTAAATCTTCATTTTTCTTAATATATTCGATAGTAATAAACTTATCAAATATTTTATACAGGGGCGAATAAGTCAAGAAGTAATCGATCTTGTTATCTTTAGCAAATTCGTTAACGTCTCCATTATTTTCAATAGTTTCTGAAGATTTAATGAAATTTTTGTTATTAATATGATATTTATGCCATATTAACATAAAACCTAATTGACAAATTAAAATAGGTATTTCAATTAGGGCTGTAGTTTCTAAATATGCATTAAAAAGTTCTTCATATTCTTCATAATTAAGTTTTTCACTAAAATATAAATCTGCATTAATATTTAAGTTAGAAAGATATATGATTAATTTTTTACCCTTTAGTTTAGAATTACAATAATCTACTCTAACTATAACTTCTTCTTTATTTTCTTTATGCTTAAACAACGTTTTCATTGTTTCAATATCAAACGGTGCTGTTGTGTTTATAACAATAATATCGTCTGTTAGAGTAGTTTTCATGACTTCTTGGTTCATACCTAAATCCTTTTTATCCGTTAAATAGATTCGTTAATATAATTAGTAACACTCAATTCATTAGACATTTTATTAATTTTTATTATTTTATCTGCCAATGTTTTCATTTTAACACAGTGTTTTTCAACCAATCCCGTTTTCTTTAGATCGTGTATAGTCTTTTTACATCCATTGCATATCTTAAACATAGGACATTCAAAACAAGCCATTTTTAATGACATAAGCTCTGGAACGGTTGATAACGGTCTTTCTTTTATTGAATTGTGGTTTAATACTTCCTTATTAAAATCTATTGGGTATAAATCATCGTCCCCAAATGACCCACAACTGTAGTATTTATCTCCTGGTTGTAAACATCTTATACTTTCATCGCAGTTTATGTTTTGTGGACATATATCAATGCTATCTAGACCTAGTCTAGATAGCATTGATTTTGTATTATGCTCCCATGGTGCTAATCCATGTTCATATATTTCTATATATTTGGAATACATATCTGATAGTAAATAAGTAGAATCTTGATTACCTATTCTAATACCTTTAAAATAGGTAATTGTGCCACTGGCCACGGCGTGATTCACTTTACATTCAACATCCATTTTCTTTGCCAATTCAACTGTTTTTAATACGTAGTTTTCGTTTTCCTTAGTTGTCACACTAATGAAGTCAGGTCTATATCCAATTTTATCTAAAAACATGTCTGATATAGACCAAAATTCTTGTTCAGTAAAAGGCGATAAATCGCCTTTTAATCTAGAATTTCCATATTGAAATGATGTCACCACATTAACGTTAGGATGCCTAAATATATCCTCCCACATTTTAGGTTTTTTATAAAAAGCCCATAAATTACTAGTAAACGATATTATTGTATTTGGAGAAAATTCTGAAACAATTTCTAATAAATCAAAATAATACTTGGGCTTCATCATTAATGGGTCTCCACCATTTACAATAATGGTTGGAGTATTAGGATATCTTTTTAGATACATTTTTATGGATTCCAACCCTAAATTCTCAGATTCTTTCTGTATATCAGTACTAGAACAAAAGGTGCATTTAAAATTACACAATTCCGTTGGTTTTATAATAAGAGATGGATCCATAATTAAATTACCTTACTACAGAGTAATCGAAATTTACATTACTTTTTCCTTCTTTGATGTTATAAATAAAATAAAGTAACGGAACATTTATTTTGTTAAACATCAAGGATTCTTTTACAATATTTAGTAAAACATGGAGTTCGTATTCTAATAAAAAGGTTATAAAAGAATAATTATCATCTTTTTCAATTTGATTTAATTTTAATTTAGCATTCTTTAAATTAAATAGTGCTCCATTATCGTAACTTAATTCATTTTCTAGCGTAGCTATGATTTCGTGATAATAAGAAGGATTATTTAATTTATTTATCAATTTCTTTTTATTCACCTTGTGTTTTAGTAAATCATCTATCGTAGAAAAACCTAAATCGGGTTCTCTAATTTCTACATAGTAATCGATTACGGCGGCCGTTAATCGATTGGAAATTCTTTCTAAAACAATTGTTTTTAATTTATTGGATAAAACATCGTGATTTTCTTTTTTATTTTTATCTAAAATAAAATCCAATAATAAAAACTCCAAAGATATTTTATTTAAATCAATTTTATTTAGTTTTTTATTATTATATATATTTTTTATTTCGACATAAACATCATTAAAAGTTTCTTCACTTAATACATTTTTATATTCGTTTACAATATTTTCTAAAACCTCAGGAGATCTATATTCCAAATCAGTTTTAACTAAATTGTAAAATTTATAACAATTAAAGTGTTTATATAATTCAAAAAAATTCTCTTTTTCTTTAGATTTAAATATATTAAACCATGTATATAGTAATATCTTTAAACCATTAATACTATTAGAATGTATTAACAGTTTTTCCTCGTTATTCAAGACATTGGTTTTCCAGAAGTTTTCTATACCACCATATGTACCTAAACATTTAGAAAAATTATCATGTCTTTCTTTTATATTAAAAACCAAATCCGATGATATTGTACCGTGCCTTAACGATTCATTTTGTATATCGTTGTTATCAGTAATTAGAAGTTTAACATCCGTTTTTCTTTTAGCTGTATTTCCAAACGTTAAATAAGTTTTATTATATAAATGTATCATATTTTTTCCTATCTTCTTCCACGTCCGCTTCTGTGACATGACGAATGACATGACGAATGACAAACTGTTATATTAACAGGATTATTATTTTGATTGTATAAATTACTGTTAATTAACGTTATAATAGAATTTAAAACAGTTATATAAGTAGACAATGTAGTTGTTCCATTCAATTTATTTAATTCAACGTTTATTCTACTTAATAACGAATTTTCTGAATAATAGTTATTGTTTGTTATATTAATGTAATTAACATAATAAACATAAGGATACCCATATGAATCATACCAGTCTCCGGAACCACTGGTTCCCCACCTTGTATAGTGATAACCATAAAAAGAATACCTAACTCTAGCTAATTTTTTTACGATATCCAAAATTTTTTGTTTTACTATACTGGCATCTACTTTTCCATCTACTAAATTGTTATAAACTACATCAAAGGGATTATAATCGAATTGTTGTGAAGCATGATTTGCGTTAGGAATATATTGCATATCCCTATTTCTTCTTGGTTCAGTATAAAAATTAACAGCAAATTTAGCAATTAATTCAGAATTTATATATGAGTAATATTGATATGATCCTAAATTCATGAGTTTTAACCTTTTACCATAAAAATAACTTTAGGGGATTTCTTTTTAATTATAGTAAAATCCTTCCCACTTAATTTCAACATTAAAGTTTTTGGAGCAGGACAATGCGTGTCGTTCCAATTTAATTTATGACAATCCGAACCACACACATCGAATACAGGACAATGGTAACACCTTTCATCACGCATTCTTTCTTTAGATATTATATCTAATCTATCATTGTTATTTAATAAATCTATAAAAGATGAATCTAGATCGGCATAGGAGGATGTTGGAGCGCTATTTGGGCATCCAGCAATAGTTCCATTCGCATTTATGGTAAATAAATTCTCTTCACATTTTCTATAGAATGTAGAACTATCTGTTATTCCTTGTTCGAATTTAGCGTACACACTTTCCAATAATGTGTTTTCAAACCAGTGTCGAGCTCCCATTTTTTCACTTACTTCATGTAAATCATAAATCCATAAATCTATTTCTTCGTTTGTTGGAATAAAACTTCTATTTTTATCGGCATTACCATCAAATGTTATTCTTTCAAACAAAACCTTATCGCATCCAGTGTTTTTTATAAACAACAATAGTTTTTCTATATCCATACTGATTGTTGATTTAGATAAACTAATGCTTAGCGTAATTGATTTTCCTTTATCTATTAATCTTTTTAAATTCTTACTCCATAAGTCTTCTTGCTTTTTATTTGCAAATCTTATATCAACATCCCAACTCGTACCAATTGAATCTAATTCATTTATGATGAATTCTTCCAATTCATCGTTCAACTTATATGTTAAATTGGTAAAAGCTCCTATAGTGAATAAATTTTTATCATGTTCTTTGATTTTATTTGTTATTTTTTTTATTTTAAATAAAGGAACATTAAAAGGCTCACCGCCATGAAAATCAAAATGAGTAAATTCTTGATTAAAATGTTTAAAGTATTTATCTATCCAATTATTAACTTTATCCACATCTATTTCTTCTCTACTGCTTCCAGATCCACCCGTAAAGCAGTGACTACAACTTAAATTGCATGATTCCGTTGTTTTTATATAAACTACTCTACTCATATTAAGATCTCTTACTAATGTATTAGTGAGTTTTATTGCCATTGAGGCGGCCAGACGTATCTCCAAATACCATTGCTATAGATAAAAATATCATCTCCAACTACTTTTATCGACGTATTTTCATCCTTATTTTTTCTAACAAAATTTAACAAATTATTATTAATTGCCGTTATCTTATCATCGATTTCAGCTTTGGTATATAAATTCAAATGAATATGAGAGGTTTCGTGTGGATTGTTTTTATCATTAATATGGTTATTTAAGTTATTTTGTACCGTATTAATTTTACTCAATAAATCTGGTACTACTGTATTATCTACATAATTTTTTAGATTATCAATCTTAACGCTTAACTGGTTTACTTCTGTATCTATTCTACCATTTATAGTATTTGCCGTATTATCAATTTTGGTGTTTAATATATTATTTTGTTGATCAACATAAGTTTTTAAATTAGCAACATCGGTATTAATTTTATTTTCTAAATTATCTTTAGTATTGTTTATTAATGTTGTTAAGTCAGGTACTATGATATTATCAACATAATCTTTTAAATTATTTATAGTAATATTTATGTTTGTAACAGCATCATTAATTGTATCATTAATTGCATGTACATTGTTATCTATAATTTTAAATATTTCATCATGAGATGCATTATCGCCCATCAGTACTGCGTTTTTCAATCTATCTAATGCAGCTACGAAATATTCAGCACCGTATAAATCACCAATATCTTGTAAATGATGAGATGGTTTATAGTGATCTGGTTTACCTAATATGTTAGGCCATGATACAGGTCTATTGTCATTATTGATTTGATTGAATAAATCAATAATGTATTCGTTACTGACCCCATATGGACCGCCGACGCATTGATAGTCTATATATACTGGGGATTGTACAGTTGAGTCTAAAACTATAACAGCAGCAGCTACGGTTTTACCAGTTTTTTCTGTAATGAGTTCGTTAAATAAACCAAAATGGTATTTATCCTGAGATACAATATTACCTAAGGCATCCCTCATTAAAAAACTATCTGTATAGAAGCTACCGAATTTAGCTACTAATCCCCTAATTACATAATTAGGTAATACTCTTTCTTCATTGGTAATTTTGTTTTCTGGCAATAAGCCAGTTTCATCAAATGCATGTGAGGTAGGTGGCATTGCCATAAAAGTTACCTTAATAATTATAAATTATTACGAAAGTTTCATAGTATCGATTGCTGCAAAATATTTATTTATATACCTAGGTGACATAAAGTCACCTAGGTATATAAATTACCATAATTTAAAAGCAATATCGTAATAGCCATCAATCTAGTCTTCTACGCTAGTTAATCCTGTTGTTGAGTATTTATTTAATCTATGTAAATCTTTATCGTTTTTAAAAGTTACAGAATCTATTTCAAAACTACATTGTTTAAGTTTAACAGGAACATAAAGATCGTTAGATTGATTTATAAAATAATAAAAAGGCATTAAAATCGACAACAGTTTTCATATAAAAACATTTATTTATATCTTTAATTTGACTATTATATATTGTTTTTATTGTGAATTAGTAACTAATGTTTTCATCATAAAACTCCCCCATAAGACTTCATTTATCTTATTATTTTGTTATATATATATAACATGTTTTATTTCAATTAGAATAATTTAGACGATCAAATAATTTGGTTATGATTTAATATTATTATTAAAGGGATTTATTATGAGTATTCATACAATCTTGGGGGGGGGGGAGGTATTAACACCACCATTTAAAACAATAGCAATAAATAATAGTAGTAACAGTAATTATATAAATGGTAAAAATATAAATTACGTTTATGTTAAAAATAATAATAGCCTAAATCGTTCATTTTCTAAACAAAAGATTTTATATAAGTATCCAGATCATTTTGACGACGATATTCTACATTTATACTTAAACACAGGTGGCCTCGATATAATTTCAATTAGAACCAAAAAAATTAATAGCAACTTTTCTTATTTTTGGTTAAATGATAAAAGATCATTAAATCTTTATTTAAAAACACATGTCCCCAATCAAAACTATATTTTATCTGGATTTACGATCGGCCATAAACCCAATTGGAATAATAAATATAATTTTTTATCAAAAGAAACTTTTTTTAACTACGTAATTATAACATTTAGAATTCAGTATTTTTTTGATCATAATTTTATTATAATTTATCCTTTTAGTCATATAAATAATTTACGTAGTGTTTATGATTTTATTGGATCAAAATCATATTCTAATTATACCGAGGATATTTTTAATCAAAATATTTCAGTTTATTATCAACTACTTATATCGTTAGATTTACATATTAACCAAAGAAAAATAACTAAATTGGAAATTCTATTCACAAACGATTATTCTGACGTAACAAATGCATTAAATATTTAATGATTCTATTAGATTCCATGGGGTAATCCCATGGAATCTAATAGAAAGATACTATGAAATAGTTCGCTTAACACAAAATGGATATTTAACATGGCCAATGAATATAATTTTGATCCTACTGGTACATTAGCTGCCAACAGGATTAATAATGAACAAATAATTGTTTTAGCCCCCGGCGATAGAAAGTTTCATTTTACAATGCCTAGATGGGCACCTTTCTTTGAACAGGGTCTAGATGTAAAAATAAAAGATATAAATAATGTCACAAAACCATTAGTAATGGGAATAGATTATTATTTATCTCATAAGTATGCCGATGCATCTTTAGCTACAATGCATCCCGTATGGGGCAGCATTACATTTTTAGATAGAACTATAGTAGGTACTGTTACGGTGTCTTATAACACTCTAGGAGGTCCTTGGACTCTGGAGGCTACGGATATAGCTACTATATTACTAAATACCGCAGTAAATCCTAGAATCACTACCTGGGAACAAGTTACCAATAGACCCATAGACTTTCCCGTCATCAATCATCCGTGGAATTTGGATGACATGGTGGGTCAAAAAGAAATTCTAGATGCATTAACGCAATTTCATAACGATTGGTTAACAACCATCGATATAAATAGCGGTGGCATGGCGGTACTAAATAATCATATTAATGATAAAAACAATCCTCACGAAACCACCGCTGCTCAAGTAGGAGCATATAGTAAAGTAGAGATAGATAATAAATTAAACGATTATGTTGGTGTTAACGGAACTGCCGCTAATACATTAAAGTTCAATAATAAAACATATACTCAGGTGTTTACTGATGTAGTAAATACTAAAGTCAATAGTGCATTTCATGCCGATAATGCCGATAGTTCTACACAAGCTGATAACAGCAATAAACTAAACAATAAAACACTAAATCAGATAATGATTGACGTATCTAATTCTAGTGTAGCAAATGCCACGACATTTGATAATAAAACATATCAGGAAACGATGGTCGAATGCATTTGATTCTGATAAATTACAGGGTAAAACATTAGCAGAAATAATGGTAGATGTAGTAAATACTACTGTAAATAATGCTACTAATTTTAATGGTTATAGCTATAATCAAGTATATACAAATATATTAAGCGGAACAGCAAATAACGCCACTCATTTTGGCGGGTATACAGTTACAGAAATAGTTAATATGGTAAATGCTGCCGCTAGTACAAATGCTATAACATTACAAGGTAAAACATTAGCAGAAATAATGGTAGATGTAGTAAATACTAAAGTCAATAGTGCATTTCATGCCGATAATGCCGAATGCATTTGATTCTGATAAATTACAGGGTAAAACATTAGCAGAAATAATGGTAGATGTAGTAAATACTACTGTAAATAATGCTACTAATTTTAATGGTACAAGTTACGACGATTTTATTATTGACATTAATAATAAATTAAAATTAAAAGAATTTTTATATTTCGATGAAATGACTGTAGTAGATAGTTCTAATGGAGGAACCAACGATCCGAACTATTATTACTTGGATATAGGTCATTTAGAATATAAAATCGAGAACAATACCTTGAGTTTAGATAATTATTTTGGATCATTAAATATAGAAGTTGCTGGATCATCTGAAAATCAAACTAAAAACGATTTAGTTCAGTTTTCTTTATTTTTAAAACCCGGTATAAATCAAGATGTAGTAAACGGAAGTTTATACAAATACAATGATGAATCGGAAATATTCTTAGGATTTAAAAATATTCCAGAAAATATTGGAGGTAATGATTATAATAAATATCATGTTTTTATAAAAGTTAATAAAAACTACTATTCGTCGTTATCTATAAATTTTAAATTTATAGATAACTTTTTCTTGGAAGATCCAGAAACATTGCCTTTGTATGATCATACTGAAGTAAAATTTAATGGGGCTGTTTGGTATGACGATTCTCATGCTAATACATATTTAATACAAAGTACTAAAAATTTTACTCCTAGTAATTATTATACAAAAACTCAAGTAGATAATTTATTACAACAATTGGTCGATGATATGACTACCATTATCAATAATTTATAATGAGTTTATAATCATGGCTGCTAATACAACTGCTTTGCAAACGGCATTTCAGAATTTAAACAACAAGATTAATTCTAAAGCTAATTCTTCGTCTATTTATACCAAAGTTGAATCAGATGCAAAATTTGCTAAAAAGGCTATAGTTACAACTACTATACCAACTGACGCTTCTCAGTATCAAGAAGGCGATACAATCTATGTTGTAGAACCATAAAACATAATATAACGGATGGGGCATCCCATCCGTTATATTATTATTCACCTTTTTAAATTTATCACTATGCCTATATACCACAAACACAATGGATTATTAAAACCAGTCAACCCCCCCATTCAGGTGGGGGGGGGGATAATACATGATACAAAAGAAGTACATCATAGAGAATTACAATTAAAAAGAATATGGAGAGACGATCCGCTTTCTTCTGGCTATTTAGAAATTAATGAAACAGTAACTATAAACAGTTCTTTTGAATGGGATCCTGGTGGAGGAGGAGACGATATATACGAAAAACAAACAAAATATTTTACATTTAGTTCTGGCAGTATAATAAATATGACATTTAATTATTTTTATGAATATTCAGGTTATCCGGGAAACGATACAGAAACTGAATATACCACATTTGATCTTATATATAAAACACCTGTGAATCCCAATATAACAAGTAATTGTAGATGTGAAATTTATGATATATTTTCTAATACTATTATTATATATTTAAATAGTAATAACTACAATCCGTCTACACAACGACTAACGCTTAATTTTCATAAAAATGGAAGATTTTATTATGAAGACACTGACTTTGATAAAACTCAAGCTTATAATACCCAAGGCTCTACTACCAAACTTGTTAAAATAAAAATTTATCTTTGATAATGAACAATATAAACAAATATACAAAAATGGATATGGATGGGAAATTTCCCATCCATATCCATTTTGATTTTATTTTGTATCAGAAACGTCGTCATCAACTGGTTCGCTAGAACCAGCTTCATGTTCGGTTTCATTTATATCAGAACTCTCTTCGTAATCATTTTCTTCTTCCGATTGATTTGATTCTGAAATTTCTTCGTTTTTACCATTTATAACCAAAAAGATTTCATTATATAATTTTTCTACTAATTCTTTTTGTTCTCCTTCTAATGAATTACCGTTTTCCTCAACAGGATCTCTTAATTCCATTGGAGTTTTAGGCAGTTCCTGTTCACTTGGCCAATCTTTAATACTTAATCTGATTACATTGGAATATAATTCACCTTTGTTTTCTGAAGCAAAACAATCTACTTTCCACCGTAGTTCAGAGTTATCTAAATCAAAGAAATAAGAATCCCTTAACATTCCTTTAGTAGCTAGAGACTTAAATGCTGCAAATTCTTCATTTCCTATACTAATTTCTTTTTCCAACCTAATAACACCATCTTCGATATTAGGTTTTAGTACCAATCCGTATTGTACGTTCTTACTGGTATCTTGTAAATCAATAATTTTACAAATACCAACTTGACCACTATCTGTTTCTATATACCAATACTCATGCTTTTGAGCGCCTTTAGCATTACTCAAGAAATCAAAGCTATCAACTGTACCATATAGATATCTGCGATTACTAACAACTCTATTAGACTCTAATGAAATGAAATTATTTAAAAACATAATTAATCCTCGATATTTAAATTTTTTAATTCAGTTTGTATGGTTTCAGACCATTTAATTAAAGCTTCTTTATCTTTACGGTCTTTAGATATTACGTTTAATAATTCAAAAATATAATTCACCAATTGTTCTTCTTTTAGATCAAAAGGTTGTTCACTGTATTCATTTGATGTAACAGGTGGTATTGGTACATTATAAACAATCAATAACGATTGAGGTGGATATACAGGAGTATTCTTTGTTCTATACTCTACTTTAGCAGTACCAGCACATCCTACCAACCATATTGTTGACATCAGCAAAATGGATTTATATATAGTATTCATGGCTTCTCACATATATCTATACTACAATATAAATCCCATATTGCATCCATTCTGGCTTTAGATAAGTTTTTATTATAATCTCCTACTACCTCTATTGTAGGTAATTGGGTTACATTGCCTTTGATGGATTGTATTTGTTTTTCTAAATTCGTCTTGATTTTTCTAACAGATTGATCTTGTTCTTCTTTTGACTTTATTACATCAGTGATGATCTCGTTAGTAACATTTTGAGTAATATGAACCGTTTTTATTTCATTTTCCATCACCCTTAATTGTTCAGCTAACGTAGCAATATGTTTTTGATTCTCATCGTTTTTGATGTAATAATGCCTTAATGCCAAACCCATTATCCCTAATACAATAATTAAACCTAGAGATAATAACATTTTAGGGGATTTGAATAATCCCAATATAAACGGCATAACTAATACTCCTTCACATGTAGTTCCCTCTTTAGAGCGCAATATGCTATTGCAATAGCATCTACTGCATTATTATTCATTTTCTCTATATCTGTATTTAAATTATCTACTATTTCAGGTATTTTGGATATAGCTATACTCATGGAGTTTTTATCTTTGCTATTTCCTTTTACGCCAACAGAATTTTTGATTGTAGATGGATCTATGAACGTAGTATCCAATAAAGGATTATAATCAAATACAGCCATCTGTATGGTCATAAAACATTGAGCTAGTGGTATGACAGCGCCCGGCATTCTGGGGTTCATGTAAGGATGTTCAGCAGCCACCAATACTGGTTTATCTACTTTAAAAATATCCAATAGATATTCCTTTAATTTAATCAATTTTAAAAACCTATATGGCTGATAATCCACATATTCACTATTTTTAGTAATCCTATCCAAATTCAAACATATTGAAGATATATAAATTATCTCTTTATATTCCGTATCATAGCTAATGGTGCAGACACCCGGGAACATGGTCCCAGGGTCTATACCAATTATTTTAACTATGCCAGAACCTGTATCTGGTATGTTTAACATGTCAATTAGGGATTGATGCCTTCGAATTTAAATAATGGCTCACTAATACCAAGTTCTAACTGGTTAACGATATCGTTGTTAATAAAGTCAAGAGGATAAAGAGCTTGAATAAAAGTAGCTACCTGCATGGCTATAGCTTCATTAAAAGAAAATGAGCCTCCCTGAGTAGGAGCCTGAATTACTTTAGACGAACCGGTACATAATGCTACTTCGCTAATTAACGCCCTATCTGTTTCACCAGTTTCTATAATAGAAGCATTTCTGATTTCAGCTATATCAAAAGAGTCCAAATGTAAGCCGATAATGGTAGAAGCCATGACCGATTGACCGGCTAATAAATTAGTACCAGGATTGGATAAGTCCTGATGCACCGGATTTAAATTAGATGCATCTGGTATATAATCATTTATGGTAGCATTACCGCCTACAACTTGTTTTAAATACAATTTGGTTACTGCTGTAGTGAAATCCACCCTTTTGGCATAATAAGCCCAATAAGTAACAGAATTTATAGTAACCTGTTTACGTAAAGCATAATCGTTTCTTTTAGCTGGCGGTAGATCGTCGTTTAGCTGCCTTAATACAAAAGGCATGTGTTCAAATAAAGCGGCGTCGGTAGAGGCATGTTGTTGGATAACGGGATAGTGTTTACCATCGCCACCGATCTCCATTTTCAATGCACCCCTACCTATACACATATAAGATAAGATAGGATATACTCCACCACCAGGCGTTTCGTTAGGTTGAATGGAAAATTTTTGATTTAATGTAGTATTTGATTTAATAGAATACGGCGCACCCCTGACCATGCACGATTGTAAATCAGAGAACCATAGCGTTCTGGTAATATGTTCCATTTATATAAAACCCATTAATAAAGTTATAAGAATTTAATTGTTACATCGACTTTAGACGAAATATCTCTTGGTTTTAAAAAAATAAAATTTGAATTTATTAAATTTTCAACTAATATTGAGTTATGTTTATTATAGTTGAAGTCATTGATTTGCCCAGCATCATCATATTTTTTATATATACCACCAGGATTATATAGATTAAAATTATTAAAAGTATAATCGATATTTAATTCTGGAATACTTATATTCATTAAATTTAAATCAGGTAATAAATGATCAGTTCTTTTTTGTATAAGAAACAAATAAGTTCCATACCCCAATAATATTAATCCATTGTTACTATATGATTCGACAGATGAAAAAATTAAATAATAATCCAATCCATTTACTTTTATATCGAAAACAATTTGCCCGTTATATGGTGTATTAACGCCATCTAAATTCCTGTATTCATTATTAAGAGAATAAAATCTTATATATGTAGTATTATTGATAGCTGTAATATCTAAATTATTAAAATTAAACCACAAATTATTTTTATAAACGGCTGGAAGTTCTAAGGATTTATATGATGGGGGGGGGGTGTGTAGCTTTATCGTAAATTTTATCTTTATCGTTCTGATTTAAACCCAACCATAAATCCATTCCCATCAAATTTTGTAATGGTTGTGGGTAATTAGATACATTTGGTTTATTAACTAATCCTAAACCAACAGGTTTGATGGGTACCTGGTGTTGAAACATCAAATTACCTGTTACAGCCTGAGGACCATTATTAATAGATACGTAATTTTTCATATTAACATTGATTTCCTGATTATATATATCATCATCCTGAATCCATATACCAACAGATTCTTCTAATATAGCATTTTGTTTTTGACTAAAAACATCAAAAGGTGTTACTCTAACATGACCCGTATTCTCTCCATCCAATAATTGATCTCCGACCCTAATGGATGGTAGATCTGTTATTTTAACAGATTCATCTGAAATACTATTACTAAACTGTACAGAATAACTGGTCAAAGATTTCAGTGTAGCCGTCATGGCCTTTTGTACGTTACGCAGCGATGGTGTTGTATTTATCGTAGTTCCTATAGCAGCATTTACTATCGTGTTAAATAGTTCTTCATAATTAAACCTACTAAAACCATTGAAGTTTAAATTATTAGCAAATAACCAACTTCCATATGTAGTATTATCGGGAACCAGTTTTATATAAACGTCGGCTGTAAATCTGTTTATTAGTTTATAAACCTCGTTCCTACTATGCATATTTTCTTGCATAGCTACCAAATCCCTATGAAAATTCATTATATCAAAAACTTCTTTACACCTTAAGTAAAAAGAATCTATTGATATTAATGGAGCTACTTCAGTTACTTTACTATATGCCGTATTGAAAACCCAATCATTTACATATTTTTTATCAATAATAGATAATAAATCAGTATGGGTAGGTACTGGTGTTCTTAATACTCTTTGAGCACCAAACATTGGTATATAGACAGGATCAAAATTCAATGATTTCAATAAAGCATAACTAGCTAATATATAAGCTTTTGTAGTATCTAATACAATCAATTCGGTAGTAATGGGATTAACGATGTTTACTACCGAAGTATAAATACCTTTGTTTGCGTAATATAACCAGTGAGCTATTTGAATATCTTCTAATTTATAAGTAGTAGTCTCACCTAAATCAATCATGGTCGAATCTAATAACTTTATTTCAACTTTATCAGAAGGCGAATCTTTTAAGAATCGATCGATTCTATCTCTATTGTAACTGATTTCTTCTCTATTCATAAAAGCGTCTTTTTCTTCTTTTTCCAATATGTGATTTAGTGTATGTATTTCATTTATTACGTTGGAATTAATTGTAGAAATATGATTTAATCTGAACTTGTTTGTCGGATATATCTCACTAGTTTGTTCTTTAACATCGTGAAACATTTCATACTCAGCACTAGGAATTGCTCTTTTAGTCATCAGTTCTTCTATTAACTTATAAAATGTTTCATTTTTACCAGGATGTCTTTGATGGTATTTTATATTCTTATAAAAATATAAAGCTTGAGGTAAAGTCATGAAATCATGATAATTACCTAATCCTGAATTAGAAGCTAAATATTGTTTTATATAAAAAGAATGAGCTTCAATAGTTTTATGTCTTTTAGCTCTTTCTGTTAATATAAACATGATCATGTTCATATAGTACATAGATAAACTAGTACCGTAATATAAATCATCAGATATCGTATATTGATCGTTATAATATCTTTTAAAATAGATTTTAGTAAATCTATTCATATCTTCCATTAATGTGTATTCATTAGGTTCTATTAAACCAGGTAATACTTGTATTATGGAATGATCATCGGCTTTAATGGCATAATCAATATCTATTGGATATAATACTCCGTGTATTATATCTTCTTGATCCGGATAACTTTTTAAAAGCTCTTCATATTGCCTGGTACCAAAAGCATAATCTCTACTGGTTTTTTTATGTACATATAAATTCGGTGAATTAAATTCTATCGTAGATAAATCGTCGCTACTTTTTACATACATTTTAGTATCAGTAGGATGATATTGACCAGATAAGTTTAAATAATACTTCCATGAATATGGGTCGTATTGATCCACATTAAAACCCTTAAAATCTCTTAATTTATCATTAATTCTTTTGGCTGTATATTCACTCTTGATAGTCATAGTCTGAACCATTTTTATCACGTTGTTCAGATAGACTTCGAATACGTTATCATTCATTGTGTATAGGCTCTCTATGGCTACAGATAATAAGATTGTTAAAAATATTCAAACAATTACCAATTCAAAACAATTACCGGTTTTAGAATTCGTCAGAAAAAATACTAAATTAGCAGCGGTTTTATCTAAAACCACACCAGGTGAAACAAAAGTACATAAAGATCAATTTGGCAATAGAAAATTATCTGCCATAGATAATATCTCTTCTATTAGTATTCATAAAAATAACAGTAGAAAAGTCAAAGATGCTAAAATAACCTTACAAATGCTACCTGATTTAAAATTAGCTGCTGAGATGGTGGTATCTTTAATAATATCACCTAAAGATGTTTTTACGGATGATATATTGATTTTATCCGATTCTTCTGATATATTGCCATCATCTATTTTAGGTTCATTATTACAGGTTACTACCAATTATTATAGAAAGAATCATGATTTATCGGAATTCATTCAAAGAATGCTCTTTGAGTCTTTGGTAGTCCAAGGGGCTTTACCTGTAGTAATTATTCCAGAAAATGCATTGGACGATTTAATAAATAATTACAATGCTAATTTAAGTATAGAGAACTTTAAAGCTGAATTCGATATACATAAAAATATCCCACATCCATTGGGATTATTAGGGGTGCCAGACTATCAGAAAAAGCATAATGATAAAAAATATAATTCTTTTTCTACTAAAATCAATTTCAATTTAGAAAGTTTCGAGAGAACTAGAAGCATTGATGTAAATAGACCTAGTGTTGATAATGCTAATATATTATTTTCAAAATTAAATAAAGAATATGAAAAAATAAACTTCGATAACTTGGTAACTGTAACAGATAACTTTACTCTTTTAAAATTACCTGAATACAGACAGCGATCGTTGGAATCCAGGGTATCTCAGGTATTAAGAAAAAAAGGTTATAGTAAAGTAGTATCCAGTCTGGAATCGATATCGGAGAAAGCTAAATTAAAATACAAGAATATGTTAACTATTGGATATAAAAAAGCAAAAACTTTAAGTGACGATGAAGTAGAATCACTGTTATTTAAAAATCGTAGATTTGCTAATACTCCAGTAGCATCCATTAGAAACACTACCAGTTTAAAAAGAAATTCTGTTGGTGAACCCATGATAAAGGAACTGGATTGTGCTTGTTTCATACCGGTTTCTGTAGATGGTGATCCAAAAAGAAAATTGGGTGGGTTTATCATGCTGGATGAAAACGGCAATCCACTTACTAATTATGAATTCAAAGATGAAGAAATATTGGACATGTCTAGTCATGTATCTGGACATGGTAATTTTATTTCATCAATGAATGAAAGAGCCAATAGGGTATTTAATGGTAATCAATCCAACTTAATGGATGTAAAACAAATTAATGATTTTAATTATAAGACTTTTTCTGAATTGGTAGAAAAGGATTTGATTGATAGAGTAAAAAATGGTCAATATGACAACGGTGTCGAAATAGCCAAGAATGAAGATTTTTATTGGTTGATGTTAACCAGATGCTTAAAAGGCCAAAGAACGAATTTATTATGGATTCCTGAAGAGTTTTTGGTTTATTTTGCTCTAGATTATGATGAATTGGGATTTGGTAAATCTTTACTGGATGATATTAGTAATATTACCAGTATGAGAATTATGCTGATGGTCTCTGGTATAGAAGCATCGCTTAGAAATTCTATCGGTAGAACCAAAGTAACAATTAAATTGGATGAAGAAGACCCAGATGCTCAAAAATCCATTGAAGATATAAAAGATGAGATATTAAAATCCAGAATGAATCCAATACCATTTGGGATTAATAACGTAGCTGATATATCCAAATATTTACAAAGAGCTTGTTACGAATTTGAGATTTCGGGTTCTACTGCACTACCTGATATGCAAATCAATTTCGATCAACATCAATCGTCTTATCCTAAACCGGACGAAGACTTACAGGATATGTTAAAAGATTTATCCATACATCATTTTGGTTTAACTAAAGATATGATAGATGCTGCTGAAGGAGTAGAATTCGCCGTTCAGGCAGCAACAAATAATCTCATGACTATGAAAAGAATTCAGAAATGGCAAAGAAAAGTCATTCCATTGGGTTCGGAATACATCAGAAAGATTACCCAGAATTCTGAATTTCAAATTGAGTCTTATAGAGATATACTAAAAAACAATTTTGATCAATTACAAATTCCTAAGTTACAGAAGTATTTTAATATAGAAGATGCATCTGTATTTGAAGATGAAGATTTCAAGAATCTGGTAATTGAACATTGTTTAAATCAATACATCAGAAATCTTTATATTGAATTACCATCTCCTGCATCCTCTACATTAGAAGCTCAAAAAGAGCATTTTGAAGATGCTGCTGATTTTTATGAAAAAGCAATCGATTATGTAATAAGCGAAGCTTTCTTTGATGCCACGGTACAAGGAGAAGGTTTATCTGATAAAGTAGATATGATAAAGAAAATCATACTCTCCTATTACATGAGAAGATATATGGCTGAAAATGGTATACTACCAGAATTAGCCGAATTAACTACCATTGGTGAAGATGGTAAAACTGCCATGAACATCATGGATGATTTAGTGAAGCATATTAAAGCATTGGGAATGACTACGGAAAACTTCTTTACTAAAATGAAAAAATTTGCTGACATACAAACCGATCTCATGAGCGAGGTAGGAGAATCAGACGAAGATTCCCATTCATCCGATTCGGGCTCAGGTAACGAATCATCGGATGAAGGTGATGATGATTTCGACTTTGATGATGTGAATCTGGATGATGAAGGTAGTGACGATGAATCAAACGAAGAAACTGAAGATGTTGATAAAGAAATTGATTCTTCTGATGAAGAATAATAAAATAACTCAATATTTAGATAGAAGAAATTTTAAAGAAAAAAATATAATTAGATAACTGTGTAAACTAAAGAATACACTACCGGATACCTATAGGTATCCGGTAGTGTATAATCGTTTTATGAAAGAAGTGATTGTAAGGTCTGTTTTCTAGACCGCTTAAGTAAAAGAACGTATTTCGTGCTAGGAGAATCACCCTGTCTTTTTTCATGCTCCGAAATATATTCCAGCTTTAATTCGATACTATCAATCACATCTTTTTCATGGACATTAATTTTTTTGTATCGACAAACTGAAAGTGTTACGTCGTTGTTATCAAAAATGTCTGCCAGGTCTAAAACAGATAAATTTATTATTTTTTGCTCTAGAATACTATGTTTTACATCCGTGTCATTTTTATGAAAAATAGCAACTCCAATACAAAGAACAAAGGATTTATACACGTTAGATTTTGTAGTCACATATAAAGTCATAGTAACATCACAACCATAATAAATGGCTGGGATCAACGACGTTACTTCGTTTTGAATTGACACAATGTTTTTGATACTTTCATAACCTAAATCGTAGATGGAAATCTTTTCGCCGATATTCATTTTAAAAGTTACGGCAGTAATATCCAACTTTTTTATTAAAATATCCTGACACGAAGATTGGTTTTGTTCGATTACGTTTCCATCTAACCGGTCGTTTTTTACAAGAACGAGTTTCCTAGGTCTCCCTCTAGATTTCTTCTTATTGCCCTCTACCATCGAAGTCATTTCAACATCTCCATTAAAAAAATAATGGTTTAGGGATATATCCCTAAACCATTAAGATCTCTAGTTCAGAGTATTTGTACTGACGTCAGAATCATCATCGACCTGTTCGCTCGTAAAGTCGATAACGAGCACCTCACCATTTCTCATGGTGGTTATTTTTGGATTTTAGACTATGTTTGGGATTAATGCTTTAACTTAGGCTAACGTTGATACTTTAGCCAAATGCATCTTACTAAATTTGCCTTCATATTCTAGTACGGCACCGATTTTCACATCGACATAGTAGTTGTCTTTTGGGATGTATCTGACAACAAGATAGTTTTGTTGGTGAGAAACATTGGAAGTTAGTTTAGAAGTTTCTACGCCATCTTTGCCAGCCGACATGATAAAATGCGGATTGGTAAGATCTAGTCCGATCTTATTGCTTACAGCGGTGGATAATGGTACAACAAATCCCATTCCAATAACTTTTTTCATTTTTCATTCCTTTTTGAAATAAAAGCAAAACGACATTGCAATGCTTTCAATTTTATAATATATTACTAATTTTGTTTTATAAATCTAAATCAAACTCTACGCCATCGTCATCTTTAGTTAATGCATTTACCATGTAACTAGTAGGAGGAGCTTCTTGAGGAGATGCTTGAGTGCTACTTAAGTTTACCCTCTTATCCATGTAGGGTAATGGATTTTTTCCTACCATAGGAAATGAAATTTCTTTTTCAATTCCTAAAAACGATGCTACATCAGTTGCACAAAAATAATTAAAAGCCTTCAACGACGTTGGTGGAGCACCTACCAATTCATGTCCATCTTCATGCATAACATCCACCCATTTATCTTCACCTTTAACTACCTCGTTTAACATTTCAATAATTAATGAACGATTGTTTTTAAAAGCTTCTAACCCTCTTTGAGTTTGTAGCATACATTCTATGTTAGCTTTACCGTATGGAACATGTATTTCTATTTCATCCTGAGCTATTCTCTGTACAGCATCCCCAATTGGTTGGAACATATTGAGTTCACATATACCAAAAGTAACCGCAAATGACGGCATAAATTGTACTCTTTCCATAATAAGTAATGCTACTACATATAAAAAGATTTTATCGTAGGTATCATATATCTCTTTATCTGTTAATGCATAGACTTTAGGATTAAATTGATATAATGCCCACTTATGGGCTGTTACAAACGCCTCGCTAAATACCTCACCAACTAACTGCAACCTAGCATGAGCATCGTCATCGGATTTAAATTTCTCTAAAGCAGATATGGGATCATCAAAACTCTGTCTAACAATTTCAGCATATGTTCTAGCATGAATTTGTTCATTGTCACTGATTCGTTGGTACCCTCCCCATATTTCAGTAGAAGAACATACGCATGACATAATTCCCGCTATGGTAGAAGATGCTACAGAATCAGTTTCCCATTGCCACGCTAATGTTTTAATCATGTCATTAGCGATAATGGGATCTACTGTTTTAAATTCTACTTTGCATTTCTCAAACACAAATTCTTTTTCAGTCCAATCTTGACCTCTTAATTTTTCATACAACTCGTTTTGTTTTATATACTGCCGATTAATAGTATCGACCAATCCCCTGGGTTGTCCTAAAAACATTGGGGTTTTTTCATAATCGTTTTTGGTAGTATTGAATATAACGGAATTTAACATTAAAACACCATAATTGTTTATATAGGAGATTGGAATATTCCAATCTCCTATAAGGTTACATTATAACGTGCAAGATTCGCATTTTTCTTCAGACTCTTCTACTGAAGAATTATTAATTATAGATTTAGATATCTTCATGGAGTCTTCTGATGCTGGCATTAAGGTATTAATATAATACCTGGTTTTAATTCCCTTTTTGATTCTATCGATTTCAGCTCCTAATAATTCTTTAGAACCTATTTGAGTGCGATGAGTAAAATCGATAAACCAATCGGCACTAATCGACTGATCAGTAAATTTTTGAGCTATTGCATAAATATTATTTTGTTCAGTTAATGTTAAATCCCACATTGACTGATAATGATACTCAGGATCATCGGAATAAGGCGCGGCCCATCTGATTACATGTCCAGCATCGGTTTTAATCAATATGGGCTTACGTATACCATAAATAGAGTTGGTAGCCCCTAGAGCCTTGGAGGACGATTCTCCTGGCATATAGGTCACCAAGCACGAATGAGCTATACCGCCATTTTCTATTATTTCATTTGATAATTCATTCCAATTATAATTATATTTAAAATCGGATATTTTATCAACGTCTTTTCGGTATGTTTGGATTGGAGTCCAACCATACTTCCATTTGGTTCTATTGATCCATTTGGCGTTTCCTCTTTCTTTAGATATTTGCAAACTAGCTTTAATGGCATAATACATATGTCTTTCAAATACCCTATGCATTTCCTGATATCCTTCAGGTGAATTTAACGCATATTTCTTTCTGGCTAAATGAGTAGCTAAACCCATCATGCCTAAACCAGCATTCATTCTGGCTTTAGCCGTTACGCCCATATGTGGTAAAATATATTCATTTTCCAATATACAATAATCTATCATTTTGTATGCATAATAGCATACGTCTTGATATTCTTTGTCGCTCATGGGTTCGGTTATATTAATGGCAGCCAGAGAACACAAAGCTACTTCCGGTTCTCTTTTAACGGAAATAACATTGGTAACTTCATATCCACCACCATCCTGATGCCAGAATTTCTTTCCTATTTGAACATCCTGAGCTGACCAACTCAAACCACCTATTTGACCAAAAACATCAGATGCTTTAACCATAAATTCTTTTTCTATACCAGAATAAGACTTGGCTATAAAATGGGCATGACCAACTTCTTCTGAAGAATACAAATCCTTCATGGCATCTTTGCCATCATAACCTTCAGTAGGTTCAGATATCTCCAAACACTGACCAGTTAATATACCATTAAAAACAGCCCTATGTTCTTTAGGTTCGTTTACACAATAAGTAGCACCGTGTATATTGTTATCAGAAATACTGCGAATAAAATATTTCTTTGTTTCTAATTCTTCAGGTAACTTGAAATCAATAATTTCATCATTTAAACATAATTGGTGAGTTCTCTTCTCTAATATTTTACTTGGACTAATGGGATCTTTTATATACCACTTATGATATTCCGTGCATAACAAAAACCTTTTATCTTGTCCGATTTCGTTCGTTAATTCTACTTTTATTAATTTACTGGATTCAGAGGTTTTCTTTACGATTACCTTAGACCATTCTTTACCATTCCAAATTTCTACCTCATCATTTTCCAAGTTAACTATTGGAATATTTCCTTTCTTTGTTAATATGGCAGTACTACCTGCCACGCATAGATTGCTGGACCTGATGGGATCGATAAAAGGAGTATTATAATTCATTTCATCTATGCTACTGGCATATATGGTACCGGTAGATACGCCCTGGTTTAATGCAAATAAATATAAATCCCTGGCATTAAACCAGTGTTTTTCGAATTTATTGTCTTTCTCATATTTTTCATATATTTCGGAAAACTTCTTTATATCGCCGCTATAAAAAGCTTTTGTTAAATCTGGTGCACTGTATACATTAAAATCAAAAACTTCTTCATTCTTGGCCGCTTTGGTAGCAAAAAAACGATTTGTTAGAAATGCATAATGAGCATCTCTGTTTCTAGCTGAATCAACTGCCCTGGTGTCCCTTAATCCCAATACCATTTTAGCTTCAGGATCAAACAAGCTAACATACATGGTACCAGCACCACCTCTACCGCCTTGTAGGTTGGCTTTAATATTCTTACCAAATGCATCGATATATGGTTTTTTACCACGGTGCAAAAACCTTCCCTTTTGTACAGAATCAGCTATTGATCTGGTTTGAATATTGTATCCAATTCCAGCAGATTGGGTAGTCATCATGTAAGTAATATGGTCTCCTACAGCTAAAGACCATCTAGAATCGTTGGCAGCTACAATGCAGCATGATGCATAACCTTTATGATTGGTACCCAGGTTAGTATAGTTGGGTGTAGGAGCCGATAGCCTCTTATTACTAAAATGTTGATAGATTCTAACTACATGTTCAATTCTGGTTCTATCTTTAGGATCATTGTGGTAAAATCCATTTCCATCATCAGCTTTTACGTGATTTTCAAATAAAGACATGGCCATTCTCATATACACAAACTGACATGTCTCATATTCTTGACCATTGGAATGATTTTTTAAAGAATATTTGTTTCTGATTTGCTCTAAAGCATAATGAGGATATGTCAGATCTTTAGAATGATCGATGGTTTCTTCGATGATTTTCCATTCTTCGTCACCGTAATTAAGTCTACGCATTAAACCAGCTTCATACAACCTATTTTGTACTTCTCTAACAGTAGGGATATCTTTACTACCAAACACTTCAATTCTTATCAAAACAGCTAATAGTTTACCAGCAATCAAGTAATGAGACCATGTGTCTCTGGCTAATAACGTGTTTATAAGACTCTTGGTGAGTTCTTGTACATTGACTACCTCCGGTAGTTCTTTAACAGCTTCCAGGGCTATTTGAGACCATTCTGACTCATCTATGGTAGTAACTGTTTTCTTAATCCAATTATTTAATTTCTTTGGATCGAATTTCTCTTCACGACCATCTAACTTAATTACACGTTTTATCATTTCATACCCATCGCAAAAGTAGAGACCTTATCGATAATGGTTTTATTATAACCACTATCCCAGTTTTCTCCATATTTTATAACCGGTAGTGATCTAAACCCCATTTCTTTTAAATCATCAATGTATTCAGGTGATTCATTTAAATTTATTTCTTCGAAATTAATGCCATATCTAACTAAATCGTTTTTTAATATATAGCAATTATTGCAATTATCTTTACTATATATGGTAATCATATATGAACCTCTTTTAGGGTGTTTTAAAATTTTAAGGAACATAGGTTCTATAGTCCAAGACGATAATTTAACCGTCTTGGAGAGCCTTGAAAATGGTCTTCTACCACAGCATATATAGAGGTTTATAAAATCATATTTTAATTAATATATATCTTATTAGGCGATCTATTTTTATATAAAAAAGAAAATATATCAGTGATTTTGCCAGAGGTTGTTATGTAACAACCTCTGAAATCTAGTCCCTTTTATTCGATATAACTATTATCGAAATCCGTTAATTTTACTTCTTCTATTAATTTTTTATTGTTCATATCAAATGTTATGAACTCAATTAGAGTTTACGTTAGGCTGGTATCCAATATTTATTTGATGAATATTGATAACAATACCATTTCTAACGATTGCTAATAATATTGCGGATAACACTATTATTAGCCAAACACACTTTTTCATATTGTCATCAATTACCTCAAGTTAAGTGTGTGTTAGGATATAGGGGCGCTCTAACGCCCCTATATCCACTCTGCATATACTATATTTCATATATACATCATGTTAGTTATATATGTATGGAATTTGTTTTAAAATGAATTATCTATACTCCTGTAGGCTTCAAGCCTACAGGAGTATAGATTCTATTTTGTAAAGAATTTCTTCCAATCATAATCATCTAACGTAGCTTCTGTTTGTATAGATAAAGTAATCGATAAATGTAGACTATTGTTTCTAATTTTTTCATTAAAATGATTAACTTTTATATTTATTTCATTTGTTCTTATTTTATCATAATAATGAACTTTATGACCAAATGTCTGATAAAAAATATGTCGTAATACATTTAATTCATTTACTACATATTCGTTATAATTTACGCCATTTAGATAAATTTCAGTTCTTATCAAAAACGAACCATATATCAGTGCATGTTTTTTTATTAAATCTCTTTTTTCATCTACAGCTTTTATAATTTTCAATAAAATATTTCTAGCTAATTTACATCTGTTTAAACCTTTTTTATTTATTTCATAAACTACTTCTTCTACACGTTTTCTATGTTCTTTACCATTGAAGGTTAAATCTAATATTTCTTTCATTATTCTGTTTCTATACATAACAGAACCTATAATAAACAAAAGAAATAAACCTATACAAATAAAAAATATATTCATTTTTAAATGAAAAAAGAAACAGTACTAGGGTGGTTAGGAATATTCCTAACCACCCTAGTACCTGGGCTAGTACTTTTATCCTTAACAAAAACTTGCCTTATACAGAGTCTTGATTAAGGACTCGTAGGAGGACAGCATCTTTGTAGAGATACGAACGAGATGCTTCGATGATCTTCAAATCCTCTGTCTGGATGTAGAATCGAGCGTATTTATCCTCATCTTCAAAAAGGACATTGGTAATTACATCGAAGAGCTTATGACGAGATGGTAGCAATAAACTGGAAACATCCTTCATCATATCAATGTCCAATGTACCAATATCTTCAGCAATCCTCATCGCTTTGATGGAATTAGACATGACGAATGGTTTTACTGGATCATTTTCCCTGATGAGATTTGATAGTACATAAATCTCTGAGGATGCATCTAACTTAAAGAGATTATTGATTTCATCTTCTTGATGAATTTCAATAGCCTCCTTGTAGTTCCTACCATATTCTTTTTCCAGATATTGCAGTAAGTCCTGATAATCCTCCAGAAATGTTTCAATTGCCAATTGTGGAATCGAGAGATTGTGTCTGATGATCCTATTGATACTCTTGGTGAGGTACTTATCCAATTGTACCAAGATCTGAGTCCTGATAGAATCAACATTACTTAGGATATGAATTCGAATATCTTCGAAAGATTTCATGTCTCGAATTTTGTTGATGATTTCGAACTCATCTTCAGACAACAACAAAGGGGTAATCAAAGCGCATGCAGCAATAGTTGCATTTACTTTATCATATCCTTTGTCTTTGGACTGTTCCATTTCTCGCTTCAATACATCATGGTCGATTTTATTGAAAATCTCTTGCATGGAATATGCTCTATTGACTACGGACGTCAAATCGAGCTTACGCAATACCATGTTAGGATTTTCCAAATCAGATGCTTGAGCGTTTTCTTTTAGCGAAGCAATTAGATCTTCGTGAACAACCTCTAGGTGAGCATTTTCATATCGACCTATGTAACTCGGAATCTTGGAGTAAGCAATGGGTTCATGTTTACTATAATCCATATTTTCCTTTTGAGCCAGTTTAGGAGCAATAGTACCTTTTTCAGGATTAACCGAAAAGAAGAGATCCGTTTTGGAATCAAAGGTAAACGGGTGTGGGTTTCCTGGGTTAGGGATCCACACGTGTGGTTTATCACGAGCCGGTACTACGATTCTATCGAATTGTTGCATGTCGGGTTCCTTATTTTGAAGCGACTCACCATTTCTTCTGGCTAAAACCTTTTTAGCTATCTCTTTATGTTTCTGAGTTAGTTCTTTATAGGCTTTTCGATTACCTTCCGTAACGGATCGTCTGTTGGGTGTATGGGTAGTAGTTACTCTACCGACTTCATCGCGCTTTTTAACCGTATGACCATCTTTATTGAATGTGTGTTCTTCAATGATAGCTAAATCGCGCAATTCTTTAGGCAATGGATCGTGATCTTCTTGCCTGTTTTCCGCTATAACTTTTTCTACGAAGGCTCTATATTCATCGGCGTCCTTAAAATCGTCAATATTTACATGGTAGCTCTTTCCTTTGGAATTACTGGTTTGTGCAGAATGGTTAGTTGTTACTCTATCGTGAATTGCATCGGACACAGGATCAAATCCGCGTATCGGACCTTCCTTTCTCCAATCACGATCAGCTTCTTCAGCCATGGCCTCTATTCTAGCTTCCTCACGGCGAGCCTCTAGTGCTTCTTCAGATGCTGGTTGATTTCTCCATTTATCGCTTTGCAAACGATGCTCGGGTAGACACACTTCGTCTCTACGATCGTATAAGAACTTCTGCACTTGAGATAATTCTTCAGGCGCTTCTTTCCTATAACGCTCTAAGTGTTCGGGTTTTTTATCCCAAACACTACCAGTATTATTGCGCCGCTCTCTAGGATGATCAATGCGTTCCTTGTTGCGTTGTTGGTTAGCTGGATTGTATCGATCTTCATAATCATCAAACCTTCTACCGACTTCATCGTTATTAGGTCTACGATAATCACGATCTCTACCATCATTTCTATTACCTTTTTCTCGCAATCGTTTCATGTCCTCCAAACGTTTACGATTGAGATCCTCACGTTCAGTCATCAACTTTTCAACGGCAGACAATCTGGTCGTTTGATTACCATAACCAAACAGAGCCGCATCGCGACGAGGGTCGATGGGACGATCGTCGCGATTTGCGTAGATATTGGTATTACCATATCTACCACCCCTATCATACCTATCATTACGATGTGATTCACGTCGTTCATAACGATCTCTTTCATACCGACGATCATATCTATCATCTCGGTCTCTATAGTCTCTATTGCGACTATATCGATCGTCATAATTTCTAATGCGACGATTTTCCTCATGACGATCTGAATAGCGATCATCGCGATCGTACCTACGATGCGATTCCTCTCTATAACGACGCTCAAACTTATCAATCGCTTCTACTACACGACGATACGTTCCGATGCCTTCTTCGATAGCCCGATGAACCCTATTGTCCATGTAATCCCATAATTCAGGAAAAGTATGGCATTGATACCCAATATGCGCCATCAGAATCAATTCGACAGATTCGTCGATTAGATCCAATACATGACCACGGAATCGATCGTCACTTAACTTGATGGAAATGAAGTCACCAATTACTTCAATAATGTCATAAAAATCCCTATTATCAAAGAGATTGTCACTCATCAAGTTAAAGTAAAAGATTCTTAATTCATTGTGATCTGCTTCCTTTTGAATGTAATCTATAGCACTGGATACAATTTCATCCATGTATCTGTCGATATCAGGATTTTTATGTGCTGGCACACGAGGCAAGCGATCTCTGCGAGTATTGAGAAAATCACCTACTATCTTTCTGGGCGTAAATGGTAATGATGGCATAAATCACCTTCTTTTGATTTTGTCCTGAGTTCGTTCAATTAGATCCTTGAACTTATCACTGGGTTTAGTTACATAATCACTGGTTATGCTGGCATACACATTCAAGCGGGTTCTACCTGAAGGTGCTTTCTTTTGTACGTTCATAAAACCTCCTATTTCAGCAATAGAAGCATCCAATAGTTTATTTGACGATTGACTACCGGCGTCCCTTCTACCAGCTCTTTTGCTAGCATCTTTTCCTTTTATGGCACTGTTTTGTGGTACCAACAATGATGTTAGTTTGAAGGCCATGTTATCACCTGGTACTGAAAACGATGATACGCCTGAGCATTCGCTAGTTATTTTAAATACAGGACCAGGTTTGAGGTTTTTCTTAAACGTCTCTTCTATTGTCTTGATTGATAACGGTCTATTCGGATCATTGATAAATCTCCTACTGGCAGTTTGCAATGCAAAATTAGTGGCTACGATGGAATGTGTGATTAGATACAGTAAATCGTTTAATACCATCAACTCCTTACCATACATGGTACTGGTTTTATCGTGGTCTCTTAAAATCCAGTTATTGACATTTCTGATAACATGCATAAAAAAGTCATATGTATCATTGACATGTATATCAATGTCAGCCAGCTTTTTCTGCGATATGCTATCCAAATACTGATCAATCGATTTGAAGTGATCGCATATTTTATCATGCAATAAACCTTCGTTATAATTACCAGACCACAAAATGTGACCCATCAGTACTTTCCATAACCACACGTTATCGATATCTTTCAATACCAAGCGTTTAGGAAAATGATCCAGCAGATAAAAGAGTGCTCCTACCAAACTCTCTACATGTTGATCTACCTGATTTCTCCTGATTGCTATTTTGATTTTCGGTTTTACGTAATCCAATGAAACATTCCTGGATGGTTTAATTCCTCTGGATTCGCATATTACCCAATCGTCAATAGGATAATTACTGACATTAATATCATCGGTACCTAAGACATGGTCTACTCCAAGATATTTGTCGAAGGTACCTCTGACACCAAATCTGCAAAATAGATAATGAGCCAGACATGTTACCATAGAAACCGTTTTATCATTTTCCTGTTCTTTCATATAGTAAATGCTGGACCACACTACTCTCACGACTTTGTTTTTGTTATCCTGATTGTACGTATAATCCAATCGCTTGAATGTGAATTTCGTACATAGCAATCTAGCAAAAACAGACGTGTCATCTGGAGATATGATAATGTCGTGTAATATGGGACTGACTGCAAATCTACTACCAGCGATATAAATCAGTCCTCCCCTACTGACAAATGGCATGTATAGATATTTAGGTGTTAAATCTTCTCCTTTATATCTGAAGAAGTATTTAACCAAGTAAACATCACTCCTAGCCAAATCAAAATACAGCTTAGGGGTTTTTTTCAGCTTGGTATCTAACCTTCTGGAGTTTCTACTCAAAAGGATTTTTCTAGCTCCTTCTTTGTATTCTTCAGTCGGTAAACATCTCTCAAAGCCCAAATAGACCAAACCTTCAGGAAATTCCCTGGATACAGATTTCCAAACCTGATCTATATACGATAGTGCGTTTTTCATCTGCGCCATAGCTACACCATCGGCTATAGTCCGGTTAAACTTTGGAATTACCTTTTCTCTTAGAGCAATAAAGGTTGGATCCATATTTTCTCCAAATATTTTAAAATAAAGACTAACCAATAATCAAAAGAATTTAAGGAATTTAACTGGTTTAAGAATCGATAAAGCAAATTTAACTAAAGCAAAACCAGCGGTAACCACCCCTATTGCCGATGTAATTAGCGTACCGATACCTTTAAACCTCTCATTTTTATTCTTTTGATTATATAATTGGAGATCTCCTTTATTTTTTATATTAGCCAATTCGGCATCCTGTTCTTTCATTTTGGCATCCATTAGTTTAATCTCCAACTCTTTTTCCTTAATAATAAACCTCATTTGCTCTTTTTCTTTTTCAGCCTCTAGTTTATATTGCTTGAAATCTCTTTCGGCTTGATTTTCGATATGAGCTAGAGATTCTTCTACAAATGGAGAATTCAGAGCCTCTACCATGTTTCGATGCAACCACTTCAGCTCGTCAAGTTGATCCGGCTTATAATAATCCGTTTTCTCTTCGACGATCTCATTGTTTCTCAGATTTATATAACCTGCTTTTTCAATATATAGACCATCTTTTTTATTTGGATTATTACTGGTGGTAGCACGAACCTCAAAAACGCTCTCTCCGATTCTCATGTAACGGTTACCTATGCTATTGGAATTATCAATGATATACACCATAATACCATTGATATTCTTATACAATTCATTGCGTACGAATGAATTGTTGCGCATATTGGGATGAACCTCAGGTTTTACATCAGGATTGGTAGAGACTACAATATCCAGGGATTTAATGTAAACAGTACCTCCCAATTTCTTTATATCGTCCAATTTAATACTATCTGTCCAAAACAGATAAAAATTATCAGGATCTACATATTCATATGTTCTCAGCCTGGCTACAATTTCTTTCTTGTCTCTATGGAAATCATAGTTACTCCTTTCGTAACGACTATATTCATATCTGGTATAATTGTTTCTAGGTCTAACATCAGCCAGATATAAATCTTCTTTTTGTCGTTCAGTCAGTTTGGCAGTTGAAGAATGATATTCTTTTTTGAGTTTGAAAAACTGTTTTCTAGGATTTATTGTACAATAATAAAGAAAATGATGCTGAATCACATCTAAACTATCAACAAAATCTCCACTTTCATAGTTGTAGTGATATTCCTTAAAAATACCAGTTAGATAATCATAATTTTTACGAGAATTATGATGAGTAAAATATACTTTTTTCTTTATAGTCAAAATGTTATCTATCGGAACTTCCTTTGGAGCCAGATAAATTACATTACCATCCCTTTGTACTACAAATAAATCACAATAACATTTGTTTTCAAATGCTATTTTATCAATATAATCGTCCCTATAAAAATCACTATTATCGACTTTATCCATTGAATAGTCATAATTGTAAATTCTGCCAACTACATCAATGGTAGGGATACCTTGCATTGTTTGTTCTTGTTCCATAATGAATATACCTCAAATATGTTTCTCGTTAATTAATAACGAAATTAGGTTCATATATGTAATATATTCTTATTCATTTTTTAGACATAATAAAATTTAGACATAATAAATGTTATACCACATGGGCTTTTGGCCCATGTGGTATAACATGATTTTTATCTATATTTATATAAACAAAAACTTTATTTAAATAACAGAGACTTTAAAGACATTGCTATCGGCCAGTGCGGCATCCAGGTTCGTCACATTCACCACACCCAAAACTGGGCAAAGCGGAATATGTTTGAACGACGGGTGAACAATCAGTTCGCGCGAATGGCTGTTACGCGACAGGTTCAGTGCGGCAACGACTTCAGGTTTGTTAAGCATCATTCCGTGATCAAGCGGGTGGGGTACACCAGCAGCGGTATTGGGATAACCAAAGCCGATGAAAATCTTACCACGCACACGAACGTCGGGAGTCCATGCTTTTTCATATGTAAAGTCAGGACCGGCAGTACGAGTATCACCTTCGCACATGACGTATTGCGAAAGCACCATATCAGTACCGATCTTAACAACCGGCGGTTGAGCTTCAGCGCCTTCTAAAAGGTTAGCGGCAGCTTGCCAGTTCGATTGTTGCCACATACGATAAGCAACGATACGAATTGTATCGGTGATCATCGAAGTGATGTCTTTATGACGTTGATGTTGGGCACTGGTAGTAACGCCGGTCATGAGGTCAAGATTGACTTCAATTAAAGTGGGTTTAACCAGATAACTCGAAATACCCATGATTTCGGGTTGACGACCAACAATATCGTTTCTCTTGCTATATTGTTTTAAGGTATCAATTTCGGAAAGCAATTGTTCAACCGCTTTATTCGATTGACGAACCTTGCACATATAACTCAAAGCGGCGGCATGTAATGCATCTTGCGAATCGCCATTGGTAATCGGACGTTGAACAGATAACGGCGAACCCAGGCTGATGGCATATGTCTGACGATACGTATAGAAGTCAGCCAACTGACCCAGTTCACGCAGGTTGCTATTGACTTTACGAACATCGGCTTCAAAACCAATGATTTTAGCACTATTCAGTAAAGCGACAACGGCCGTGTTAGCAGGAACAGATAAATCAAGAGTTTGACCAGCGGCGTTTTTCAATGTATTGACGGTAACCGAACCACTGATAACTTCATACGAAGAATCTTGCAGGTTAATATCACCACGGACCGAGAACGTCAACCAAGCCTGATGGGCATTAGCTCCAAGGAAACCAGTTAACAGAGTCGAGGTAGCGCCATTGAAAAGCTGCGGATCTTGACCAATATTAACGCTATCGGTCGTAAACTGCAAGCTCATCAAACGGGTATGACCTTGAGCGCTTTCAACAAACTGGTTGGTCGGCAAGTTTTTGGTATCAATACGAATGATTTCGTTAGTAGTGCCATCGGTCACATGAAGATAAACACCGGTTAACAAAGCACCAGGATCAAGTGCATCGGTTTGATCCAACACACCCTTAGCCAATTGACTATCGGTTTGCGCCAAGCGGAAAAGCGATGCGCGATAGTTGGTTTTTAATACCGATGTATTAAACGTTTCACCTTCTTCATTGGTGACGGCGTAAGGAGCTACCAGTGTGGGATCAACGAAAGCATCGGCGGTTTGAGTACGAACAACCGGAATAACTTTAAGCGAGTCGTTTTTCAGGATGGTCGGATCGATTTCAGCGTTAACGATATTACGACGATTAAAGTCGAGTAATCGTTTTTCCAATTCATGATGCAATTGGTCGTAAACGGAAATCAGGGGGATTTCCATATCGATTGCGTATTGATCGGGCGATAAGTTAATGGTCTTATAGAACATTTCACCGAAACTATTTTGTTGGGCGGTAGCCAACGCAAAAGCAGCGGTAAAGTTTAGGGTTTCATCATTAGGTTTGGTGTCATAGGCTTCCAACGTGGGTTGGGGCAACGTTGCCGGATTAATCCCACTGTGATCCATAATGATGGAGTGCAGCGGACTCGTTTTAGTCAAAGCAGCAGTATTACCGGTACGAGTAATATGTGCCCTGGGGTTCATTGCACTAGCTAAAGCAAACGAAACCGCCTCTGCTTGTTGATGAGTAATGTTTTCCATCGAAACATTGGCGCTTTTGAAAAACGACTCGACCGAAGACGACAGGTTTTCCAACATGTCTGCTGCACGAGCTTCCTCGCCAGAAGAAAACGATTCGTTGGATACAACGATTTTGCCAAGCTCAGCATCAGGAGTCAGAACACCCTCGCGACGCAACGATTGCACCATACTAAATGCATTTTTTGCGACATTAACGTGTTCCGTATCAGCACGCTTGGCGTACTTGGACGTAGAAATAAAAGACATATTTAATACCTCTTTTCCCAGGAAAAGTTAAAATTTAAAAACAAATATTTGTCGGCAGTTATATATAACCAGATTATTTAATTAAATATTTCATTGTAGTTCTTTCGGGTCTGTTTTTGGCAATAATTTTATTTCAGTATTATCAAAGTCCAAGTCAGATTCTTCACAATTACAAAGTAATTCTTGTTCTTTTAAACACCAATAAAACCATGCCGATTTTTTACTAAAACCATTGCCTTTTTCTTTATCTACTTCATCTAAAACGGCATTTAAGATAGATGATCTTAAATAAGATAATTCGTTTTTTCTTTTATCTTTCAACCAGCTACCTAAAATACCTTTTTTGAGGGCCAGAACAAAAAAGTCATTTGGTAAGCTGTATATTTCAAACGGTTTATTTAATTCTATTTCAGAAGTATCTTCTGATTTCAAATATTCAAAAATATTTTCATTAACTATTTCTTCTACATATTTTTTATTTTCAGATAAAGATAAAATATCTCGTCTCAAATTATCATTCTTGCTTTCGTTATTAAGAAACCAAGCTGTCTCTAAACTATCTGTACATCTATATTGAGGATCTGTCTTATCTGACAATCCAATGTTATTATAAAATACTGTTATACCAGTTTTACTAAATTCATATAAAGCTAATAATTGATCAACATTGAATTGATCTTTCATTACAACGAAATCTAGTAAAGACTCAATCTTGACATTTTTATTTAAAGTATCCACTACCCATTGCGGCACCACAATGACGTGAAATCCTGTATTTATAAACATTGGGACGGATTCCTTTTTTATTACACTCAAAAAACGACATTATAATGGATATAAATAAAAATATCCAAAGTATTTACTATGATACACCATAATCACCCATAATTATAGGTAAAACATGAATCAGAGATTATTGTTGATAAAAACAATTACGTTATTATATCTAGAATCTCAGTTATCTGGTACTGAAAATAAATCTATCGATTTAGTAGATAATTTATTAAAAGAAATTAAAATACCAGATTCCGATATAGGTTTAATTAGCAGTGAAGCAGACATCATAGGAGCGTTATTCAAATTATGCATGTCTTTAAAAGATTCGGATAAAGACACCGTAGTAGATAAAGCTGATTTATTACAAAGAGTTAGATTAATATCTTCGACAGACGATGATATTTTCGATGCTTTAAAAGAGGGCTTGGAAATAAATACGGATGAAAAACTATTATTAATTAGAATAAAAAAGATCAGAAATGAATTAAAGGATTGGCTATATTTAGAAAATAACAAAAAAAAGATATTCGAGGTAGCCAATACTCTTAGATTTAAAGAAAATTCAATTGAGGATATAAATGGATACTTAAGGGAATTCATATCCAACTTAGAGTCTTCAGTAGGAAATTCCACTAAAAGAGATAAGGCCATTATATCTGAAATAGATTTGTCAGATAAAGCTTCGGTCGTGAAGATGGCCACGCATGTAAAAGAAGAACAAAGTGGAGATGGTAAATTAAGATTTCATCTACAAGATTTAAATGAAATGTTAAATGGCGGTATTAGAAGAGGTGAATTTATGTGTACCTCTGCATTACCACATCATAATAAAACAGGATTTTCATTAGACATGTTTGCAGGAATCGCCATGTTTAATAAACCCTTTTTATATCATGAAAATAAAAAACCATTATTATTGAGGATTTCATTTGAAGATGATGTAGAATTGAATTTCAACCATTTATATAAACATATATACGAATGGGAGAATAATGAACCAGCTACAATGAAAGATAAGGACCCAGAAGAGATATCTCAATATGTAATTGATAGATTAACTGTAAACGGTTTTGAAGTAAAACTAATTAAAGTAGATCCGTCGTTATGGACTATATTTGATTTATTCAATTATGTCAGGAATTTAGAGTCAGAGGGATATGAACTGGTTTTATGTATGTTAGATTATATGCGAAAAATGCCTACTACAGGATGTATACAAGGTGTAGCTGGTTTTGATGTAAGAGATATGGCTCGTAGATGCAGAAATTATTTCAATAGTCGAAGATGCGCCTTCATCTCTCCCCACCAGGTCAGCACTCAAGCCAAAGAGATCCAACGAAACATACCTAAAGATTTCGTTAAAATGTTACCTGGTGGTGGTTATTATGATGGTTGTAAATCGTTAGATGCTGAAATCGATATTGAATTATTTCAACATATTGAAAAACATAATGGTTTTAGTTATTTAACTTTGCATAGAGGCAAACATAGAGGTGCTCCAATTATTTCGGAAGAAAAGAAGTATTTAGTATATAAATTTCATGATATAGGTGGAATACCACCAGATATAGGTAAAGAAAGAAGTGGATTAAAGAAAGTAGGTGGTAGACCAGGATCTGAATCAGATCAAGATTTTAATTGGTGATATAATCTATAAATATTTACATGTAGGTGGTTTAAACCACCTACATGTAAATTTATTTACTATCTATTATAGATTAACTGAATCGAAGGATTACATAAATGAAAAACATTTTATTTAAAACTGCCTGTACTATTATATCCGTTTCCATTACTTTTGGTTTTGTTTATTTACTAACCAACCATTAAATTCATGAATAATTCGATCGATAAAATTTCAATAGTCGTTACTATTATCTTAACAGTTATTTTGTTTTATTATTTATTTTGGATAATGTTATCATTATCAATTATTGCATCTGTTTTTATTTTATATAAGATTTATAAAATAGTAAACGATGAAGTACAATATCCCAGATGAAATATATGTCTAAAATCAATTTGGTTTATCTAGCAAAACAAATACGGCCTTTATTGATTATTCTATTAACATTAGCATTTTATAATTGTATTTAACTATGGAACAATCTAAATTTCATTTCTGGTCTTTTGGAATAGTAGCAGCAAATAAACCCAGAGGAACCGATATGGTAGAAGTTTTTCCTCAAGAAAAATTTACCATGTCTCATGGAGAAATAACGGATAATATCGAAGAAATAAACACAGAAGGAATTGATTCTAAAGATAGAAAATATGTTGGTAAATTACAATCTAAAGTATCTATTACGTGTAAATGGATTCCTATAGGTGAACCCAATAGAACTACTGCTCCGGATGTTAGGCGCAATGAACAAGTATTGATTTATAAATATGCAGATACCGAATATTATTTTTGGTCTACGGCCATGAATAATGTATTGCGTAAATTGGAAACGGTATCATGGTGGTTTAGTGGCACATCAATAGATGGCGAATCCGCCGATAAAGAAAGAACTCAAGATAATGGATATTTTATAGAAATATCGTCCCACGATAAACATGTAGTATTATCTACATCAAAGCAAAATGGTGAATTATGTAGATATTATTTCCAGTTCGATATGGCCAATGGAATGTGGACCATGGCCGACGATCAAGGTAATGAAATGGAATTAGATTCCATGGCTGGTATATTAACCGTTACTACTACTAACGAAATTATCAGTAATACAAAGAAGTATACGATTAATTGTGACGATATGATAGTCAATGCCAGTAATTCATATACATTAAATACTGTTACCAATACTCAAAATGCTTCAGGTTCCACTAAGTTGGATACTCCTACTACCAACAATACTGGACATATTGTAGTAGGTGGTACAATAAGTGTATCGGGAAGCGGTGGGGGGGGTGGAGCAGCGGCTTCCATTTCCGGTACATTACAGACTACTGGAGGAGATGTCATAGCTGATAATATTTCATTACAAAATCACGTTCACATGGAACAAGGAGATGGTGCTCCTACATCACCACCTTTATAGACATAATAAATTATATCAATATACTCGTAATGGCATATGCCATTACGAGTATATTGATATATGTATGTTTAATTTACTTTAAAGAATTTAGAATAATCTTCACTATAATTTCTAACCAGTTTAAAATTAATAGTACTTAAATGTAGACCATTAACTAATAAACTACCAAAAACTTCATTAATTTCATTAGCAACATTTTTATTTAAATTATTCTTTTCTACATCCCAAAGAGGATTACTGTAATCTAATTTATTACTAAAAAACAACGTGTTAACATTATTTAATAAGTATTGGTATCCAAACGGATAACAAAAAGATGTAAAATAATCATTATTTATAATAAAAGAAATTACTAAATATTTATAACCATAAAAATAATTACCATATAAATAATTCAATGGAATATCTGGAGGCAGTCTATCGTCGTTTAAAGTCACATAACATGTATAAAGTCCACTATCGTTAGACTCTATATAAACTCTGTTCGTGCAGTTAATATTTATACTTACATTAGTATTTGGTATAGTGATTGTACTATTTATGCTATATATATTAACTCCGTACTGATCCTGATTAATTGTATTATAAATACAAATACCAAGACTGTTTGGTAATACATAATTACCATCACTGTTCATGCTATATATTTTTTTAATAAAATACGAACCTGAATTTGTATTAAGTGGAAATAGCAATTCATCGTATCTGGAATAAATATTAGAAAATTCTTGATCTATTTTATTAAGTATTTTATAACACTTATTAAGTCTATTATTTATGGCAACATAATGAATATCATAAGGGGTATATACCCCCCCCCCTCAATCGAATGAATGCTCATAATAAATCCTATTTATAAATTAGCTATTTTATCATCGATATAAGCCGATAACATATTCAATTGTTCTTTAAGTCTTATCGGTGTAATGATTCTATTAGAAGAAGTGCCTGCCGTAGTTTCGTCAGTCGTCGCCCGTCGTCTTTTGTTTTCAATTGCATTAATTACTCTTAACGGTGTGGTATAAGCAGAATTAGATGCATCGGCTAAAGTGGTTTGCATTTGCTCCTGTGTAGCAATACCATAATTCTCTACATTACCTAAACCTACTGTACTTTTAGTTGCAGCCGGTAAATCTATTCTTACTAATTCATTTCCACTTTTAGTATATAGAGCCATGATGAAAATCCTTTATATATATATATATATATATATATATAGAAATCTCAAGGATTTTCTATAAAGAAAAAAATATCACCTTCCTCACACAAAGA